GAGATTTTTCATAATGAAAAATGTTTTCGATAACGCTAGGGTCTTTGGTAATGCTAAGGTCTCTGGGGACGCTAGCGTCTTTGATAATGCTTGGGTCTTTGATAATGCTTGGGTCTTTGATAATGCTAGGGTCTCTGGTAATGCTTGGGTCTTTGATAATGCTAGGGTCTCTGGTAATGCTAGGGTCTTTGATAATGCTTGGGTATGTGGTAATGCTAGGGTCTCTGGTAATGCTAGGGTCTTTGATAATGCTTGGGTATGTGGTAATGCTGACATTCAATCGAATGACGATTGGTTCTCTTTCATCTATAACGACAAAAATTTAACTGGATATCGCAGTCTCAATAAAGCGGGTTACGAATTAAATATTGATGGTAGAAATATTGCTATCGAAGATCTTGAATATGGTTTTGATGATGTTGTTCGCAATCTAATCAATAAGTTTACTCCATTTGAAAGCAAAGAGAAAGATGATTTGAAGTCTATTATTAATGATCTTGAAAAGCAGTTGGAAGAAGCTAAAAATCGTTTGAAGGAGATTTGAGTTAATGAACACACGAATCAAACTACCTGCTCAAGAGTGGTTAGGGTATGATCCTGAGAAGGGTGATATACATGGCTACACCTTTGAACAGATGCGAGAGTTCGCCGAGTTGATTGTTCAGGAATGTGCGCAGTTTATATTTGTTCTTGATAGTGAACCCGTATCGCATAAAAGTTCAGCAAGAATGTTAATGGATCATTTCGGAATAAATAATGGAAAAATCTGATATTGAAAGACTGTATATGTACGAACGCTTTATTAGGCGGCTTTTGGATCCCGAAGCATTTGGCTTTGCCGTATCCGCTGAGGTTCGTGATGAGGCTAGACACTGCCTTGGTATGCAAAAAGTAGAAACGACATCATATGCTAAACAACCGTATCACTAACCTTATTTTAGACCGATCTCTTTATGTTAATGATGATGATCCTCGTCTAGACTTTTCATCTGAGCGGATTGGTATTCCGGAATTGACTGGATATAATGATTGGGTAACGCCAGATACAAAAGAACGATTTGATAATCTTGCCAATGTCTGGGAAGACTATAACCCGGACCATCGTAGGTTTTGGCTAGCCAATCCGTTTGAGTATTACTACAACAAATACGGCTTCAGAACAAGCGAGTTTGACGCCCTTGATCCAGAAAAAGACACGGCAATATTTCTCGGTTGCTCATTGACCGTTGGTATTGGTGTAGCAAAAGAGGTCACATGGACAAATATTGTTGCTAACAGACTAAACTTAAATGAAGTCAATCTTGGTATTTCCGGCGGATCTTTAGAATCCGCATTTAGAGTATATAATGCATGGGGAACAGAGATTCCACATTCATATGTATTTCTGATGCCATCTCCTGGCATAAGATATGAATCATTTGGAGTAGCGCACGGTAGCAAATTTGTTCAGATGGGAAGCTGGAGTCATGTAGAAGAATCCTATACAAAAGATGTTCATGAATATCAGATTATGCACGGAAATCTTAATCCTCAAATTGCCAGACAAAATCTGTTGAAAAATCTTTTTGCGCTTGACTATCTTACTCAAAAAAATGGTGCTAAACTTGTTATAACCGACTTTAAAGGAAATGCCAATTCCCATACCTGGAATATATTGGGATTTGATTCGAAACTATATCCTATGCAAGCTAGAGACTATCTGCATCCAGGGATACCTTGGCACAGATATAAGGCAGAAGAAGTTTTAAAAATGTTGCAGGATGGAGATCATTGATTGCTTTTACTAACTGGTCATGATGGGTTTATTGGCAGATCGCTACTACAAAGCTACCCAGATCAACCATGGATTACATTTCCTTCCGATCTTGATGTTTCAACATTGGAATTTCAGCATAAAGTTTCGGAGTTAGAAGGATTAACCGGAGTAATTCATTGTGCTGGAAATTCCATAGTATCTGAATGTGAACTGTCTCCTCGGGATGCCTTTAAGAATAACACAATGACTGTTGCTTCTGTTTTGGAATCTTTCCGTAACAGAAATATTCCTGTTGTTATCTTAGAATCTGATAAGGTTTATGGGATTCAGCAGACAAAAATTGCAGACGAAACCTCACCTCTTCTCGGCTTTTCTCCATATGAAATGTCTAAAGTATTGGCTGCGGAACTGTGTGACTTCTACCGTGACTATTATGGTATGAATGTGATATCTTTAAGACTTACCAACACATATGGTCCTCTTGACAACAATTTGTCTAGACTTATCCCAGGAACAATTAATCGTTTGAGCCGTGGCGATCCGCCAATGATTTGGAAGGGATCTGAAACCCACAGAAGGGATTACATGTACATAACCGATCTATGTGATATCATTATGCAGTTTGTGAAGGCGCACAATCTTACTGGCGCATATAATGTAACAAGTGATGATAATTATTCTACGCAAGAGGTAATTGAAATAATCCAAGAAGAGATGGGCACAAATTTCCCAATCCTATATACTGAGAAGGAATTTTCTGAGATACCTTATCAGCGAATGGATGGAAGTAAGTTAAATGCCGACTTGGGCTATACGAGATATGTCAGATTGCGAGATGGTATTCGAAAAATTCTTGACTTTAAAGCAAAACACTGATATACTAGTGAAAATTTAGGAGTGAATATGTCAGTTAAAGAATCCGCCGCATACGAAAACTACCTAGATCAAACTTCTAGGCTCAATGACGAGTATCGTATGACCTTGGAGCAGGCGCTTGGTGAGGTAATTGATACTCCTCTTGCCGACAATTCTGGGAAAAAGAAAGTTGATCCAGAAGTTTGGAAGGTAATATATGTTCATTTTCGGAATGCCGAAGATATTGTAGACTTTAGCAAGAAAATTGGAGCTATTGTGAGTTACAATATCAAGGATATGTTTTATCCGCTTATTGATCAGTCGGCATCCTTGTTTCCAGAAGAACAAAAGTCTTTGGAAAATGTAGACATTAACCTTGTCACACCACGAAAAGTTAAGTCGGAAGAATCCCTAGACATCCCAATTGAAGATGTTGATGAGAAGGAATGGAAAAAGCACTGGGTTGGCATGCCTTCGTATGAATATATTGAAGATAATGGACCCTATCGTAGTGTCAACTTCAAGTTCCGCAACGAAAAGGATTATCTAGAATTCTCTAAGAGAATTGATCAGCCACTGTCCGATAAAACCAAAGCTATTTGGCATCCTAAACTAGAACGTACTCCTAACTATCTGCTTCGTTGGATTGAAGAATGAAGATATTGATGCCTGTCATCCAGCATGAGGGCAAGAACGTCTCTTTAGATAGCGACACCATTTTAGGTGGAGTTGAGATGTTTCAGAAGCTGGTTTACAAAAACATTGACAATGTGATACCAGTTTATATTTCCTATGAAGATAGGATGAATAGAAACGTGTCTTCTGTTATGCAGAGGGCAGTAAATGAGCATAATCCAGACATCATCTTTACAAATCACTTCAACGCAACATATACCGTAGGATTTCAGAAGTATGATTTGCCGGTTATTTGGCTAAATCACTCGCCTGGCATCAGATCCATCTATAATGTTGAGTCTGTTAAAGCTATGAAAGAGTTTACAGACAACCAAGGATCAATTTATTTTGTTTCCGAAGATCAAAAATCGAAATTTGATGCTATTTCCGAGAGAATTCTTGGTCATAAAGTCGAAAAAGTTCGAGGATATGTCAATTCTTGCTTTTCCGACGGCTTGGAAGAAGTTTCCAACAACAAAAGATATGATGCAATCACTGTTGGACGCTCGGATCCGACTAAAAATCCGTTTTTTCTTCACAAAAAGGTCAACGGAAGCGATTTGACAACGTGCGTGTTGACTTCCGACCCACTTTTTCAGTCTATCCAGCAGTTGGAGTATGCAAGATGCAACGAAAAATGGGGATGTCCGCGATTTACCGTAAAAAATTCAGACCATAAGACTACCATGTCGATGTTAGCGACTGGAAAGGTCTATGTTTCAACGTGTCCAGTCGAATCCTGGGGTATTACCGCGCTGGAAGCACTAACTAGAGGGCTTCCACTGATATTGGTAACGGATTCGACTGGAACTCATGGTAGTCAGTGTATTGCTGACAGGGAAACTGACTATAGAATGGTTTCAACGTCGGTTTCCACCGAAGAACTGTGTTCGGTAATTAATGAATTAAAAGACTTGACTTATGAGCAAAGGTGTGATATAAGTTATAGAACTAAACAAAAGCATTCTAAGGACAACTGGGTTGCGAACCTAAATAAGATGTTCGCCGACAGTTATTCTCGGTATTCATCAAATTCCTTGAGTGGTTTATTTTAATGACAAATCCTAAGTATCCAGTTTACATTGTTTCTAAAGGTCGTGCTGACACTATGATTACCTCGCGGTCACTGACTCGCATGAAGGTGCCACATTACATCATTATTGAGCCTCAAGATGAACAGCCGTACAAGGATGCTCTGGTAAACTTTGGTCTTTCCGACTATGTTACCCTCCTAGTTGCGCCGTTCAGCAATCATGGTGATGGTCCAGGTCGTGCCAGAAACTGGGCTTGGGATCACTCAATCGCAACTGGTCATGATGCACATTGGGTAATGGATGACAATCTTTCAGACTTTTACCGACTGCATAGGAATGAAAGAATCCGTGTTGAGTCTGGTGTGATGTTTAAGATCATGGAAGACTTCTTTGATCGCTATGAGAACCTGTATATCGCTGGTCCTCAGTATCGGTTCTTCATTGCACCCAATCAGAAGTATCCGCCGTATGTGGCAAATACTCGCATTTACTCATGTTTGCTTATTCGCAACGATTGTCCGCACCGCTGGCGTGGACGCTACAATGAAGACACCGATATCTGCCTCCGTGTATTGAAGGACGGTAACTGCACTGTACAGTTTAATGCTTTTCTACAAGGCAAGGTTGCCACCCAGACAATCAAGGGTGGCAATACCGACGAGTTTTACCACAAAGAGTTCCTCGAAGATGGTGAGGAAATCGAAGGTAAGAGATACCATGAGAAGGGTACCATCAACAAGTCTCAAATGCTTGTTGATATGCACCCGGACGTGGCTAGGGTTGTCTGGAAGTACGGTCGGTGGCATCACTTTGTTGACTATACCCCATTCAAGAAGAACAAGCTGAGGCTCAAGCCTGGTGTAGTTCTACCTACCGGTACCAATGACTATGGACTGTCCTTGGTACAACTTCCTGATGATGCCAAGTATAGTATGGGTATGGAAATAAAGAATTTTACAAAAATCTCTTGACTTTCCTATATAGCCTTGCTATTATAGTAAATGTAAGTTAGCACTTATTGAAAAACACTTTATAATTCTTTTTTGGAGATTTAATATGGTAACCACTACTGTAAATAAGACTGATCGTGTACTTTCTGCTTTCGAAGCAGGTGAAACTCTGACCGCAGCCCAGATCAAGGCTCGTTTTGGTATTGCTAATCCTCGTGCGCTTGTTTCAAGCCTGCGTATGAAGGGCTATGCAGTTTATGGCAATGCTCGCACTAATAGCAAGGGCGAAACCCGCACCTTCTATCGTCTGGGCACACCCAGTCGTTCAGTAGTAGCGGCTGGCTACAAGGCTCTCGCTTCACAGGGCGTTAGCTTCTAAGTAACCTAACCGCTAACTTACAATGGAAAAGAGGGGCTTCGGCTCCTCTTTTTTATTTTATTTCGTTTACTTTTTTGTTTAACTCTTCAAGTTCTTTATCTTTAAGAGTTTCTCTAAAAATCTTTTGTGCTTCCCTGTACTCTAACACAACATTAACTTTCTGTTGAAGTCGGATCATATCTTGATCAAGCATACGAGTCTTATCGATAACACGAACTAGAGCTATCTGCATTTCGTTTAATGCTGGACCAAGATGCTCATTTATGAATGTCCATATGAAATAGATAAAATATGCTATAGCTACCATAGCTACTATTGGGAAACCAAACTGGCTAATTAACTCTGCTATACCTTCCATCAATCTCTCCTTGCGTCTACTTTACCGTCTTCTATAAAGTTTTCGGCTCTGGAAATACGATCGGTATCTGGTCTAAGGTCTAATGCGCTACTGACAAGCAAGTCGATTTTTATCATTTCGTTGCTCATTGTAGTCGCACGATTTTCCAAAGACTTGCAGAACATGGTTAGCGTTTTAACCTGCTCTACTATACCCACTAGAAGTTGTTTGATTGCGAGGAAAATGAAAAACCCCATTGCCAAAGAGCTGGCAATAGGTGTACCTACGTCTGCTATAAGTTTAAAAATTTCGTCCACGTTACTCGGCAAGCTCCGTAAAAATTATAGCAAATTCAACGGTTTACAGCCGAAATAAAGGTCCAAAAAAGTCTTGTGTTTGGCGGGCAGGTATGCTACTATAGTATAGTATTTATAAGGACAAGCTAAAAATGCCCCATAAATCCATAAAGATTACTAAAGCTAAACTTGCCAAGTGGGAAGCAGAGCATAAAGATTACAATAAGCTAATGAAGCGGTGTAGGCTGCAGCCGCTTACGCTAGATCAATATATAGATAAGATACACGGAAAACTTAAAGTAAAGCAAGAGTTCAAACCTTACGTTAGGGAAGAAACTGTGTTTGATCGATTGTCTAGGGAACACCGAGAAAAGTATCCGAGCGTATTCAGCATGGGTGGATCAACTGCGAAGAAAGAGACCATGCAGTATACGGGCACGTTGATTAAGGGTATAGCCACGATGCATAAATCTAATGCTGTTCCTATCATCAACGAAGAGCAAGCAAAAGAAATCTCACAAATGAGAAGAAATTAATGAAAACCTTATTCTGGCGATTTCGATTTGCCAAAAAGATGATGTCCATGGGTATGTTTAACTCCAGTCGATTAACTAACTTTCACGTTGGATGGATTATATCTTCGGAAGCACTTGATCGATTCGGTGTAGACTATCCGCCACATAATGCATGTTCAATTCTTATTAACGAGTGGTTTAAAAGATAATGGCTATTATTGAATTCATATTCGTCACCTTTGTTTATGGTGTTGTTGGAGCATCCGTATTTTTTGCTCTTATTTCCTCATGGAAATTTTTGCAAGACATTGGATTTTTTAAAAAGAAGACTAAGTGACTAATAAAATTCCAGTTAAGAATGTATTGAATGATGTTGGTCCAGGATTCTGTCCACAAAAATGGCGTTGGTTGGCATTATATCTACAGACTGGACACAAGCATAGTTGCCATCATCCACCACCTCTCCATATCCCACTAAACGAGATAGCAGAGAATCCTGCCGCACTTCATAACACTTCTCACGAAAAACAAATGCGCAAGATGATGCTTGAGGGTGGTCGCCCTCAGGAATGTTCATATTGCTGGAACATTGAAGATATGGGCAATGTTTCAGATCGTTATGTTAAAAATATCGATAACGTCAATCAACTGTTTGATGTTAATGAAGAAACAGAAGTTCTACGCAATTTGCCGTGGGACGTTGATGTAAATCCGTATAACATGGAAATTAGTTTTAGTAACGCTTGCAACTTCAAGTGCGGCTACTGTTGTCCATCGTTTTCATCACTGTGGGAAGATGAAATAAAGCAATATGGTCCGTATGACATTAAAGATGGTCAATATAATCTTTGGGATGGAATATATTCTGATAAAGAGTATAATCCATACGTTGAAGCGTTTTGGAAATGGTGGCCATCCTTAAAGAAAGACTTAAAGATATTTCGTATCACTGGCGGTGAACCGTTAATCTCTAGACATACATCAAAGCTAATTGATATGCTAGAGGAAGAAGGAAACAGCAATCTGTTTCTCCAGATTAATACAAACATGGGAGTCACAAATCGCCGGGTTACAGAATTTGTAACTAGGGTTCAAGGTTTAATTGAAACCAAGCATATCAAAAATATTAGATTGTTTACCAGCCTAGAATGCACCGGCAAGCAAGCTGAGTATATGCGTAGGGGATTAAACTATGAGTTGTTTTTAGAAAATATTAATACATTCTTGGAAACAGTTCCTACTGGCTATTTGAGCTTTATGACCACATATAATGTTCTTACTGTGCCATATTTCAAAGACTTCTTAAAGCTGGTTGTGCAGTTGCGTGAAAAATGGGGAGATAGAATTACTCTAGACATTGCACACCTTAAAGAGCCGCCGCATTGGACAATGAACATCTTGCCTAAGGACTTTGGAACGTATATTATCGATTGTGTAGACTTTATGCGGTCGCATAAATACTTTTCAGAAATTGAAATTAATAAGATGGAAAGAGTGCGAGACTATTTTTATAATGATTCCCACGCCATTTCCGAAGAATATCGTACTAATGCCAGGAAAGACTTTGGTAAGTTTTTCCCGGAGTACGATAGACGCAGTAATTTAAATTTTAACGAGACCTTTCCTGAGTTATCAAACTTTTTACAAGAATGTGTGAGAGAAGCCAATGAGTGATGACGTAAATCGTATCCGAGATATTATCAAAATTACAGATGAGGTAAGCCCTACATTTTGTCTAGCAAAATGGCACCACACTTCAATCTACATGTATTCTGGGCAGACGCATAGTTGCTATCATCCAAGACCCCATGATATTTCTGTAGAAGAAATCAAGATAAATCCTGCCGCACTGCATAATACAAGCACTAAGAAAAAAGAACGTGCTGAGATGCTTGTGGGCGCAAAGCCTAAGGGTTGTCAATATTGCTGGAACGTTGAGGGTATGGGATCAGACCACATTTCAGATCGTATGATCAGAAATACCTCAATTTACACACCAGAGCGGATGAAAGAAATTGTCGATGCTCCTTGGGATATGAATATCAATCCAGAGTATATCGAAATGGCATTCAGCAATGAATGTAACTTTAAGTGTGGTTACTGTCACCCAGCCGTAAGTAGTAGTTTTTATGCGGAAATCAAAAAGCATGGTCCTTTCCATATGGTAAAAAACCATGCTCTTGATATCGACTACATCAAGAAGATGGAAGAAGACGAAAACCCATATATTGATGCTTGGTTCCGTTGGTGGCCAGAAATGTCCAAAACTTTGAGTATTCTACGCATTACTGGCGGCGAACCGCTTCTCCACAAATCAACATGGAGAACTTTTGATGAATTGAAGGCAGATTCAAAACCCCATCTAGAAATTAATTTAAACAGCAACCTTGGCGTTAAAAATTCTTTGGTTCAAAAATTAGGCGAAGAAGTCAACGTGCTTGTTGGCAAAGGTCACATTAAAAAGTTCAAACTCTTTAGTTCTATGGACACTTGGGGTGACAGAGCAGAGTATTTGCGCACAGGGTTAAAATTGCCTCTTTGGGAAGAAAATTTGGATACCTTTGTTCGCACCGCAAAAACTCATGTTACGTTTATGTGCACCTTCAATATTCTTTCTGTAACTTCATTTATTTCTTTCCTGGAAAAGGTTTTGGAATGGAGACAGAAGTATGATGATGTTATTCCTGTTTTTGATCCTAAATATCCAGAAACAAGAAAAATTCGATTTGATACTCCTTATTTGAAGGAACCACTTCAATATGATATGCACATTTTGCCAAAAGAAGAATATCTTCCGTATTTTGATAAGATTTTGCAGTTTATTGATGATAACAGAGACGAGAGCGATTGTAAGAAATTCTCAAATCTAGAATATGAGCGTTTCCGTCGAGTTCGTGATTATTTTGCAAATCACAACTACGAACAAGACAAGGTAATGGAAGGCAGAAAAGATTTTTATCGATGGTTTACTGAACTAGATCGCCGAAGAAATACGAACTTCTTAGAGACGTTTCCAGACATGGAAAAATTCTGGAATGAGTGTAAGTCACTAAGCGATAACATTATTGCAACGGATAGAGGTTAATACATGAAAGTTTTAGTTACTGGCGCGGCTGGCTTTTTGGGTAGTCACCTATGCGAAAGACTTTTGTCGGAAGGACATGAGGTTGTTGGTAATGACAATCTTATGGGAGGTGAACTTGCGAATGTTCCCTGTAATGTGGACTTCCAATTTGCCGATTGTTGTGATTTTGACACCATGAAAGAATTGATGCATGGCGTAGATGTTGTTTTTCATGCTGCCGCAACTGCGCATGAGGGATTAAGTATATTTTCTCCATCATTTATCACAACTAACATCTATCAGGCATCAGTCTCAACAATTAGCGCCGCAATATCTGCCGGTGTTAAGCGTTTTGTCTTCTGTAGCAGTATGGCAAGATATGGCAACAATCCAGCTCCATTTACAGAAGACATGCCACCGGCTCCGGTTGATCCATATGCAATTTCGAAAGTTGCAGTGGAAGATACACTAAAAGTCTTGTCAGCGGTTCATGGTATGGAGTATAATATTGTTATACCACATAACATTGTTGGACCAAGACAATGCTATACAGATCCGTATCGTAATGTAATGAGCATTATGATCAATAGAACACTTCAAGGATTACCTATATACATTTATGGTGATGGTGAGCAAATTCGTTGCTTTTCATATGTAGATGAATGTATTGATTGTATCATGCCAGTATTGTTTGACAAGTCTATTGTTGGTGAAACAATTAATATTGGACCAGATGCTGGCGAAGTAACTATTAATCAACTGGCTTCTTTAATTCTAAAAGAAATGAATTGCGATATTGAACCAATTCATATTCCTGCAAGACCACAAGAAGTTAGACATGCAAATTGTAGTGCAGACAAGGCACGAAAGTTGTTGGCTTATAATCCAAGCGCAACACTAATTGAATCAATACAGAAAACTGTAAGTTGGATTAAGCAAGAAGGCGCAAAGCCATTTAATCATTTTGTAAATTTAGAGATCGTAAACGAGAAAACGCCAAAAACTTGGTCTGAGAAGAAAATGTAATATGAATATTGAATTTGCGTTTGAGGCACAGCATAGAGAACTAAACTTCATTAGCTGTACCGATGAGAATAGATTTATTCCTTGCCCCTTCACAACAAGAGTGTTGAGGCATGCAAGTCTTAGGCAATACTTTACAAACATTGATATTTCTAACTATAAAAAATGTAATTTTGAGGATGCTCAGGGTAAGTATGTTATTGGTGTAGGAGTTGCTCAAAGCCCAGAAGAATGGTGTGGTGCACCATATCTGAGTCAACGACAAATTAAACGTGAGTGTCTATTCTCCTTTCTAAATGAACGATATCTAGAAGACATGAAGACTGGCAAAGCAATTCTTGTCATAGATCAGTCTCATGAAGGGTATCAGAGTGAGTGGCTTTGGGACTGGTTTCACCAAGCTATGTCTAAATTTTCTTTGCCTAGTGGCTCAGTTATATACGTTACAGGTAATCTTTTAGCGAACAATCAATATCAGACTTGGTGTAAAACTCTAGGTGTCGTTAGTAAGGTTAAAGTTATACCTCACACACATTTTGAGCATATGATATTTGAGACTGGATTTAATAGAAGAAGATTTGAAAATAATCCTTTACCAACGTTAGAAGATCAGTTAAAGTACAAAACTGATAATCTTGGAAAAATAAAAGACTATAACTTTCTACAGAAACGATTGCGCAGTCATCGTATGTGGGGGTTTAAGCAGTTCCATGATTCTGGTGTTTTAGGATTTGGCTTAATTAACATGAATCCTTTCAATCATATTAATACTTGGATGGAAGGAACCTGCATATCTGAAAGTCATGTTGAAGTTTTGAACAGACATCTTCCTATGTTTGTTAATGAGCCGAACAATGTTAAAGATGATGGTTATTATATAACAAGATTTACAGATGATATCATGCTTGACAGTTGGATATCTGTTGTCAGTGAGGCATCTTTTGCCGATGGAGACAATACTTGTTTTATTAGCGAAAAGACCTTTAAACCAATCATGTGCTATCATCCATTTATGATATGGGGTAATAAAAACTCTCTACACTACATACGAGAGATGGGTTATAAAACTTTTCATCCTTTTATAGACGAAACGTATGACACACTAAATACTTGGGAAAGAATGGTAGCAATTACCGATTCGTTACACAAGTTCCATAAAGTAGAAGATAAACTTGAATGGTATAAGTCGGTATCGGATATTTTAGAACACAATAGAGAAGTGCTTAGAAAAAATTCTAGAGATATTCTTCCTGAGGCATATCTCACGTTTGAGAAACATGTAGGAGACTATTTCAATGCTTGAGTGTCAAGTACAAGAGACCGTTGACAGTTTAAAGCGGACAAAAAAAGCAATTATTACCTTGGGCTGTTCATTTGTTCAAGGACAAGGATCTATGGATCAGGAAATTGTTGACAAATATCCGTTTAAATTAAACAAGTCAAATACCATGTGTTTTGCCGGAGATTCACGGTGTCTTGAAGATGTTTTAAAGAAATATCCAAGACTTGCTAAAACGCCAAGTGAAGAAAATCCCATTGACTTCACTAAAATGGAATTTGATAATGCGTTTACTAATGTTCTGTGTAGCAAATACTTAAAAAACAAATATACTCCCATAAATTTTGGTATGAAGGGAAATGGAAATAAAGCGAGTATAATGAACTTGTTTAGATTTTCCGAGTTTGATTATTCCAGTTTGGAAGATATTATTGTCATGTTTTTTCCTACAGGAATTGACAGATACGACATGGCAGCACCACATGTATCGGAACATTTCTCACACAAAACTATATGGCCACATTTCGGCACAGGAGTAACGGGCGTTGAAGGTGATCTTTGGAAAGCCTATGCTATGGCTGCATGGAGTGAAACTCATGTCATACAGGAATACTATCATGCAGTAGAAATTCTAAGACTTTGGTGTAAAACATACAATGCAAAATTGTTTATTATGCCAGCATTTGACAATTTCTATGAAAAAGATGGATTTATGTATAGACATATTCCAAAAGAACTTCCAACCGAAGGAATTACAAATCAGGAACAAGTTCTCAATCATAAAAGAAGTAATGAAAATAGCAAGAGACTTCGACTGATGTATGAACAGCATCCTTGGGATAAATATATCGTTATTGATGGTTGCAAAACAATTTCGGAAATAGTCGAAACAGTTGAGACAGGCGCACCACCGGAAAAAGATTTTCAATATTTTCAAAAATATATAAAAACTGGTAGTCCTAATAAGTATTGGTCAAAGTGTTCCCATCCATCAGAATATGGTCATACAGCAATTGCAATGTCTTTGTATGAATTTTTGCTGAAGGAAAAACATTTGTGTCTCTGACAAAAGACATCCTGTCTCAGTATATTTCCAATCTGGTCATATATTCGTCTGCTCCTGCAGAGAAAATGGATTATTCTCCGACCCCAAAAGATGAGACTGTTGCTGGCTTCTTTGAGCCAGGATTCCATTATCCAATATATCTAGCGTATCACAGAAAAAATAAGTTTGAATTTAACAGGTCTTTACTATATAGGACCGAAATGGGTGCGATAGATAGCAGATATTGTCAGACTGATGGACCAAATGAACATGCTAAACACAAGGAACAGTTTGGCAAAACTTGGGAATATTATGATAAAGAGATTTCATACAACATAAATTCTATGGGATACAGGACTGTGGAGTTCGACTCAATAACTGAGTGGAACAAGACTATTCCATTTTTTGGTTGCTCTAGTGTTTTTGGTGTAGGATTAAATGAAGAAGATGTAGTTACATCTTTAGTTGCAACTAAGGCACAAGCCGTTCCTATAAACTTTGGATATCCGTCAGGTTCTAATGATACTATTTTGAAGAACGTTGTTGCTCTAATTGAAACTGTTCATCCAGCAGATTTTCCAAAATATGTTGTTATTGGTTGGACATGTGTTGATAGAGCAACATACTTTAGAAACAGTGACGCATTAAATCTAGGTGCATGGAGTTTTGGTCATTTCAACACAAAAAATTTTGGCAAAAACACCGATGATCAAAATTTTTTATACTTTTACAACAGCAATAAATATCATGCACATGTGCAAACTCAGTATACTGCCAGAACTGTTAGGGCATTGCTAAAAGGCAAAACAAAATTGATAGAGTTTAGTTTTTATCCAGATGCCGCAAAAATTGTAAATTGTCACTTGCCAGTTGCACTTGATCCAGTGGGGACAAGAACAGACAGGGCAAGAGATATGGTTCATCATGGTAAACTTTCACACAAACTTGCCGCACAGTACATTATAGGACAAATGAAATGAAAAAATTAGTACAAAAGATTCGAGATTGGTTTGAGCGCAGAAAGCGTGAAAAACAGATTAAGAAAAGACTTGAAGAGTTGAGAAAGCAAGACCCCTTTATTTACGATTAATTAATTGGATATATTATGAGCATATATGATGATGCCGCGACTAAAGCCGAAAATCAATTAAGACGCATTTCTAGTAGCATGTGTTATGCTAAATGGTCACAGGTGTCTATGCACTTGACCAATGGCATGACACACAGTTGCTACCATCCACCAACACACAAGATTGATGTTCTTGAGTTGAAGGATAATCCTTCAGCACTACACAACACAAAACAAAAGAAAGAAGAGCGTAAGCAGATGCTTTCTGGTGAGCGTCCAGCTGGTTGCTCCTACTGTTGGAAAATTGAGGATGCTGGAGCCAGAAGTGATAGAATATATCGCTCAGGAGAAGATTGGGCACAAAACTCCAGAAGCGATATTATTGAAGCCCTTGATGTAGGCAATATGACGCCACGATATGTGGAAGTCAACTTTAACCAGGCTTGTAACTTTAAATGTATGTATTGTTCGCCTCATCTAAGTACCACTTGGGAAGATGAGATCAAAGAGCATGGTCCGTTGCAGATAGAGAATGCGTCTGGTCAAATTGAGGGTCACAATGACATGGGATATCTTGCTAGACAGGGGCTTATGCCTTTGAAAGTCAAGCAAGCAGATAATCCATATCTGACTGCATTTTGGCGGTGGTGGCCAGAGTTATACAAGAAACTAGAAGTGTTCCGTATGACTGGTGGTGAGCCGCTAATGGACAGCAATACATATAAGGTTTTGGACTATATCTATGAGCATCCTAATGCTTGGCTAGAGGTTTCTGTAACTAGCAATATGAGTCCTCCTAAGCCAGAGCTTATGGACAAGTTTGTCGATAAACTTCAGAAGCTAGAAGAGATCCAAATCTGGAAAGACGAGGAACGATTCAATCCTGGTTCCGGCAATCATTGGTATGTTAATATGGCATTAAAAAATGTTGCCGTATATGTGAGTTTAGATAGCGTAGGTGAACAAGCAGAATATATTAGAACTGGTCTGAATTATTCTTACATGCAAGAAAATGTTGAGAGAATTTTATCTGAGACCTGCAACACATCAATATATTTTATTAACACATTTAATACCTTGTCTTTGTTTGGTATCAAAAAATATCTTGAATATATTTTGGAACTTAGAACAAAATACAGTCACGAAAAGCAGGGTGTAAAATATATTCCTATTTTTGATCCTAACCATAAACATCCAGATTTTGAGGTTCATCCAAGACAGCGTGTTTGGTTTGATATTCCATTATTGAGATATCCAGATTGGATGGCAATAAACTCTTTGCCCGAACAATTTGAAAAGTATCTAGAAGAAGCTATTGAGTTTATGGAAGCAAATCCAGAAAACGGCTTTATTGGATTTTATGATTTTGAGGTTAATAAATTAAAGCGCAATCTGGAATGGATGAAAGAACATCGTGTTACTGATCCTAGACACAAGAGAAACTTACTAAGTCACTTTGACCAACATGATAAGAGACGTGGTACAGATTGGAAAAATACCTTTCCGCAACTAGAGGAATACTTTAATGATTGAGTGGGGAATTTCTGCTGGCGCCCATGATGCATCGCTTACCGTGGTTAGCGGGAGTAAGATTTTGTTTGCATCTCATTCCGAAAGATATAGTGGAAAGAAAAATGATAAGGACCTGTGTCCCTCTCTAATTTCTGCCGCGCTTCAATTTGGTAAGCCCGATGTAATTCATTGGTATGAAAATTCTTGGATGAGAATGCTTCGTAGATTTGTTTGTGGCATGGGATATGTCTATTTTCATCCTAAAGACTATCTTGCAAAATATGGAATTACCGGTGTGAAGATTAAGATGGCTGACCATCATGAGTCACACGCGGCCGCGGGTTATTTTACTTCAGGAATGGTATCAGCAACAACTCTTGTTATTGATGCTATTGGTGAGTTTGATACTGCATCCATATGGCACTGTCATGCAAACAAACTCAAAAAAGTTTGGAGAATGAAATATCCAAAATCACTAGGTCTTTTTTATTCAGCAATTACCGACAGAGTATCTTTGAAGCCGAACGAAGATGAGTATATTCTTATGGGAATGGTTGCGTATGGTGATCCAGATAGATTTTATGCGGAAACTCGGGAATTATACGACACACAAAATCTTCATCGGGGCTGTAGATGGTGGAATCCTAAAGGTGATTCTGAACCACATCCATATGATCTTGCCGCTGCCGCCCAAAAGGTGTATGAAGAAGAGTTTGAGAAACTTCTGAAACGAGCAAAGGATAGTGATCCAAATCAGGAAAACCTTGTTCTTATGGGAGGTTGTGCTTTAAACTGTAGTGCAAATCATATTGCCACAAAATACTTTAAGAACATCTGGATTATGCCTAATCCTAGTGACGCTGGAAGTTCTCTAGGTGCAATTGCGGCAAATAACAAGGAACATCTGGATTGGAATGGTCCGTATTTAGGAGAAAATATTGGTGGAGCATATCCAGTCAAAGAATTGATGCACGAACTGGTAACAAACGGAATGGTTGGTGTTGCCAATGGTAGAGCAGAATTTGGTCCTAGAGCTTTAGGAAATAGATCACTACTTGCAGATCCCACACGATCAGACATGAAGGATAGAGTAAATGAAATTAAGCGTAGACAGAAATTTAGACCATTTGCGCCGGTTATCATGGAAGAACTTGCAGAACGATATTTTGAGATGCCAGTTAAGGAATCCCCTTATATGCAGTTTACTGCAAGATGCAAATTTCCTGACCAGTATCCTGCTATTGTTCATGGTGACGGAACAAGCCGTGTACAAACTGTAAACTTTGATCAGCATCCAGGACTGTATACATTACTCAGAAAAATGTATGAGAATTATGGTTGTCCAATGTTACTTAATACTAGCTTGAATATTAAGGGACAACCTATGGTAAATAACAGAAGAGATGCTCAAGACTTTGAGCAATTTTATGGTGTGAAAGTTGTGACATGAGAATATTGTTAGCCGTATATGGATCATATGGTCACGTGGCTCTTTATATTAGGCTTGCCCAAGAGTTAACTAGTTTGGGTCATGAAGTATTGTTTATAACTGAATCTTCGTTTTTGAACGAAATTACAAAATACGGATTTAAAGCAGTATCAACACATCACACCAAAACATATGATGATTATGATGTTGGCAAGATTTTATGTGATTATCATTTATTTAATTTAACTGCATATCATCAATTCTTTGATTTTGCTGATTCTTTTGCCCCAGAATTAATAATTAGAGATCCGATTACAATGCCTCTTGCCGCATTGTATTCGGACTTTACCAAAATTCCTAGAGTTGAGTTTGGCGGGTCCTTAGCATACTTTATTTCAGACGAAGGTAAAAAGAGATTTCAAGAGGTCACAATAGGACCATGGAACAGAATACGAGAAGAGATTGGTTTGCCTCCAGAAGAGACCACATCCATGGATGTATTCTCTAGATCAAATCCAATATTTTTGGATATACCAAAATTTTATGTTGACAAAATTAAAAACTCAGATATAATTGACAAGATCAATTTTACTAACTTCTTTTTTCTTCTTCAAAAAGATGAGTTGCAAGAAAGTGTTGAGTCCTTTCTAAGAAAAAGACCAGTCGTATTTTCTATGGGAACAGGAGCAAAAAATACTTTGTTTCCCAACAATCTATACGAAATTGCAAAGCAGATATCTGAAACTTATCCTGTTTTAGTATTAGGACCGTGTTCCATCAAAGAATCCGAAAACTTTAAAGTTATTCGTAAAGTTGTTCCTCATCATAAAATTTTCAACAAAGCAAAAGCTGTTGTACACCATGGTGGGGTGGGAACTGTGGGTAAATGTTTTTGGACAAACGCGGCACAAATTGCAATTCCTCAAACCGGAGAAAACGCAATTAGTTCACAGCTAGTTTCAGATTATATAGAGATAGTGTCTCCAGAGAAAGTTTCACATGAAACTCTTATAGATGCAATAAACTCTGCCAATAAGTTTGACAAGTATTCACACTATAACTTTTTGTGCCATAATAGTGGTCCAAAAATGATGTTGAATAAACTGTTGGCAGATAAATACTTGCATGAATAACGTAGTCAAGTTTCCTAATAAGTACACAACGGAACGCCGACACTATAGGATTCCGCTATATAGCCAGGCAGACGTTGATCTGGTGCTTTTTTGCTTAAATGCCTTTGGAAACACCGAGGAAAGACTAAATTCTCACGATTTGGGCGTTTTGGACCCAATTTATGTCATGAAATGTCTTGACATTGCGTACCAATCTGATATACTATCTAATAGTGCAAAATCGCATGTTAAAGCAATTCGAGATTCCGTTGAAGAGGTTGACATATAGTGAATATATTTTATTTGGACCGTGATGTTGCCAAATGTGCTGAATATCACAATGACAAGCATGTTGTTAAAATGATCCTGGAGTATGCGCAACTACTATCTACCGCGCATCGTGTTATTGATGGAATTGAATACACGGATAAAACTGCCAACGGTAGATCAATCAGGCGTTGGCGATTAGAGGATAGTACACTTGATAGAGAACTCTATAAGGCCACACACATCAATCATCCGAGTGCTGTGTGGGTTCGTCAATCTAACAATAATTATAATTGGCTTATGTGTTTATTCCAGTCCCTCCTTGCAGAGTACACTTATCGATACGGTAAGATACATTCTACCGAACGCCTAGTGTATTGGTTGCGTAAGCCACCCAAAAATATTCCGGTAAGTCATTTGACTCAGCCTACACCTGCGATGCCAGATCAATATAAAGTTCCTGGCGACTCATTGCAGTCATATCGCAACTATTATATTGGTGCAAAAAATAATATGGCAAAATGGAAAAATCGTGAAGTTCCTAGCTGGTATGGAGTCTCATAATCATAAATAAAGTTATGCATAGAAGAAGACATAGAAAGTTTCATGCCGCATCGTAGGCATTCACGGGCGACACCGCGTAAGCAGTGTCGCCTTTATCATAACTCCAACCGCAAAAGGGCATTTATGTCGAGAAAAAAGAATAACCTTCATGTTATCCACCCGACAGACGAGCAAATTACTATAGAGAAAAGTAAGCTATGCAAAGTAAAATATTCAGACTTAAAAAGGATGTCACCAAAAAACTTGAATCAAAAACTATTTTGGGACATGTTCGACAAAGACTCCAGAGCTATACTCTTACACGGTGTAGCAGGAACAGGGAAAACATATATTGCCCTCTATAAAGCCCTAGATGAAGTTCTATATGGCTCAACATACGGAAAAGTAATTATTGTGCGATCGGCTGTGCCATCTAGAGAAATTGGTCATTTGCCTGGAGACGAGAAAGAAAAGACCGAAGTTTATATGCAACCTTACATTGAAATCTGTAATGAGTTGTTCAATCACATTCAGCCATTTCAAAGATTGCAGGAACAAAAATCTATAGATTTTATGGTTACCTCTTATGTTAGAGGTATCACATTAGATCATGCAATTGTAATTGTCGATGAATGTCAAAATATGACAGATATGGAACTAAATTCCATTATGACTAGAATTGGAAATAATTCAAAAATTATTTTCTGTGGTGACTTTAGACAGACCGACTTATACAAAAGACATGATATGTCTGGATTGCACAAGTTCATGCATATTGCAGAGTTGATGCCGTCCTTCAAAACTGTGGAATTTACGGCAGACGATATTGTACGGTCGGCTTTGGTAAAAGAGTATATCTTGGCCAGAATGGAGTACGAAGAAAGACACTGTTAAAAACCTCTTGACAAATGGGTAGATTTGTGTTATGATTACATCATGAAAACATTTACTCATTTGGCTTTACCTAAACTACCGACCCTGACCAGAAAAAACATAGATGGATCAAGGGTTTATGAGACTGAAAGTGGTGACAGATATCCGTCTGTCACCACTGTTCTCTCTGTTCGTGGCAAGAAAGCCATCTATGAGTGGCGCCAAAGAGTCGGCTCAGAGGTAGCAGATCAGATATCCAAAAAGGCTACCGTTCGTGGTACCAAGGTCCACGCTTGTTGTGAGAGTTATCTGAAGAATGAACCTTTGCCGGAACTCAATTTGATTGAAAAAGAGATGTGGACAAAGTTTGCTCCTGTCTTGGATCGAATTGACAACATTCACTATATCGAAGCATTTCTATACAGCGATCATCTAGGCATCGCAGGTCAAGTTGACTGTATTGCCGAGTTTGATGGTAGACTGTCTGTTATCGACTTCAAAACATCCAAGCGTGTCAAAAGACATGAGGACATTCCTGGATATTTTGCCCAATGTGCCGCGTATGCTATCATGTATGAAGAACGTACGGGCACTCCCATCAATCGTAGCGTCATTCTTATGGCTGTGGATGATGAAGAACCGCTTGTCTTTATTGATAGACGAGATCCTTATGTTCCTTATCTCTTGGAGTCAAAAAGAATGTACGAAAACGGTCAATATGATTAAAAACCTCTTGACAATATCTAAAAACTCAGATATACTAAATATCTAATCAGTTGTTGACGTAGACTGAAAGATTGTAGGACGCGGGTGCGACTCCCGCCACCTCCACCATAGATACATGGCTATGCATGTTGTTTACACCATGTTAATCCAGAACGGCTGCTACGGTGGCTGCCATGTATCTATGATGGGGGTGAACCAGGATCGACTGCGATTGTATAGGACAAACCGAGACTGATTCGCTGACCGAGTGGTCATTTTATAACTGCCAACGATAACGAAGGCTATGCTCTAGCCGCTTGAGGCTAGAACGGGGTTCGGGTGCACCTGGCAACAGAAGCACTCATTTTTTATTTAACCTGTGGAGATATAATTATGTCGGTGAATGTTTACGTTCAGGAAATTTTGTCGGGTGAAGGAGAATACTCTGGAGTTTCGGCAAACATTAATGTTGAAATTGAAACAAAAGACGAAAAGAAGCGGGCAAAAATCGTAAAGGCGATGAAACGTGCATATTCTAAGTTGTCTGATGAACTCACCAAGATTCAAAACGAGGTTGAGGAATAAATAAACTTACGGTGTGAGGAACCACCGTTAAATAACTCCTAAGTTCAACAATATAGAGGTAATCTGAATGGGAATACCAGTAAAGATTATATCCTTATTAGCGATTAGTATAGTACCAAGTAGCGTTTTATTTAAAAATATAGACAATGGATCATTTTTCGAGGCTGCACCTACACCAACTGTGCAGCCTTCTCCATTGATTGAAAGTGTCGATTCGAAAGAACTATTTTGTCTTGCTCAGAATGTATATTTTGAGGCTAGAAACGAATCGGTCGAAGGCTGGAAAGCCGTTGCTCACGTTACGCTAAATAGGAAAAATAGCGAACGATTTCCAGATACAATCTGTGATGTCGTTTATCAATCGAAACAAGATAGACATGGAAATCCATTGAGAAATAGATGCCAGTTCAGCTGGTACTGTGATGGTAAACCAGACGGTATTAAAAACCCGACAAAATTTGATGAAATTGTAACAGTATCTCGGGATGTACTGTTGGGGAATGAAACCGACAATACTAGAGGTGCTACATATTATCACGCAATATATGTTAATCCTGGATGGTCTGGTCTTCGTAGAGTTAGACAAATTGGATTACATATTTTTTATAAAGAAGTGTAAATTTTTCTTGACACAATGATTGACTTAGTGTATTATTTGTTTAACGCATTAAACACTTAAAAGGTATATTATGACAACGACAGAATTTATGGTAGAGGATGTACCAATGTCTGAAAAGGTTAGCTCACAATTCCTAATTACGAAGGAATTTAATACCGCTACCGAGTTTTCGCAATACATTGAAAAACAGGCATATTTGGCAGGCTTGTCTTGCATGGATATACTAGTTGATTATTGTGTCAAGAAAGAACTGGAAATGGAATCGGTTTCGTCATTACTGACAACTTCCTTAAAAGAGAAGATTCGTGCTGAGGCAGAAGACCTCAACATGTTGAAACGAAAGAAAGACGGGAAGTTGCCACTCTGATGGAACCCTTTGATGTTTATCGACTTTACATGTCGTTAAAACTTCACTTTACCTCAGATCAATACGATATAACAAAAACAAAAAGCGCGGTAAAGTGTAAGCCTGAAACTTTTATGAAGCGTAAAGATATTCTGTTGTTTCGTAAATTAGCAAAAAAGTACGAAAAGAAAGACCTCATAAATTTTTTCGTTTCAAACTTTGTAAATGGCCACAACGGAGTTTTTGATTCCGAATCTGTAGAAGTTTATGAAAACTGGAAAACTCTACAGGGCAGACTCTCATATCAATTTAAACAAGATGCTGGAACCATAATGGAATGGGCTGAGGCAACGGGTCAAGATCCGCTGGTCTCGTATTCTGGTCAGCATCCTATAGTCCTAAAGCTGTTCTTAGGTAAAAAAATTACATTGGAATCGGTAATTGTTCTTGACAAGCTATTCGATTTCGTGTATAGTAATGATACTTCAATGCAAAACGACTTTATCTGGAAAGACTTTGCTCGTCTTGTAAAGAAGTATCGTATCTTTATCAAGTTTGATAAGGATAAATTCTTTTCAATCTGGACCAAGGAGAAAGACCAAAAGGTCTAACAACAATGAGCAAATCACACCGAGATCGTAGATGGTATGATGAACCTCGCATGAAAGAAGTTCGTAAAGGTGCAAATAAATTTGAAAAGCACCGTAAGAACATGTATAAATATTCTAGCGATCAGCAAATTGATGATGATGAAGAATTTGAAGATGATGATCGTGATGATTATTATGATACATATCGCCAAAACTAAACATACAACGTAATACGGAGACAATACTATGTCGTTTAATTCCCTATCAGACCTCCGCAAAAATCGCGGAAATTTCGATACACTTCTCAAGCAAGTAGAAGCAATCTCTACCGGCGGACAAAAGTCAAACGAAGAAGATAAGTTCTGGAAGCCAACAGTCGATAAGGCTGGCAACGGACAGGCTATCATTCGTTTCTTGCCTGCACCTAAGGGTGAGGAGTTTCCATGGGTACGAGTTTGGGATCATGGATTCCAAGGCCCGACTGGCAAGTGGTACATCGAAAACTCTCTTACTACCCTAAACAAGCCCGATCCTGTTGGTGAACTCAACAGCGAATTGTGGAATTCGGGTATCGAGGCAAACAAGGAAATTGCCCGTAAGCAGAAGCGTAGGCTTTCTTACTTCTCTAACATTCTTGTTATCAAGGATCCTGCTAATCCGGCAAACGAAGGTCAGGTATTTCTTTACAAGTATGGTAAGAAAATCTTTGATAAGATCAAGGATGTAATGCAGCCTACTTTTGAAGACGAAAATCCGATCAATCCGTTTGACTTTGATGAGGGAGTGAACTTCAAACTCCGCATTCGTCAGGTTGAAGGTTATCGCAACTACGATAAGTCTGAGTTTGATACAACTCCGACTCCAGTTGCGGAAAGTGATGAGGCGCTCAATGCCATCTGGGAAAAGCAACATTCACTAAATGCTTTCCTTGATCCTTCAAACTTCAAGTCATATGACGAACTGAAGAAGAAGTTGGATATGGTTCTTGCCAATACTGGTGTTCGTGCCACTACTGTTGAGAGCGTACAGCCAACTGATGCCGAAGATGAGTTGTTTATTGAAACTCGTATGAAGGCTAAGACTGCGCCTAAGGTTGAGTCTAAGACCGATAATACTCCGCCTTGGAGTGATGATGACGATGCAGATAACATGAGTTATTTTGCAAGTCTAGCAGACGATGATTAATATATTTTAATCATTAAAAAGGGGAGCTTCGGCTCCCCTTTCTTTTACATGCGTGTCATTCTTCCATCTTCATGTGCTAGATAAGCCTCAAATGAAATATCTGGATAATCATGTTTGAGCATTTTAAACATATTTAAATTGGAAATAGCATCATCAAAAAGTCTTGCTCTACCATATTTACCAGTATCAAGATATTGTTTTATAACAATTCTTTTTGCTTGTGCTGATGGCATTGTGCCTAGATTACCAGCCCTATGAACATAGATATCATCAATATCGATACCTTGGCTACGAAACGTGTCTAAGAAAACATCCCGATCATCAAAGTCTGATCTAGCAGTAACAATAATCATTTTACTGCCTTTGGCTTTGACATTTTTGTGTATTGCAATTAGCTTGCGAATTGCTCGAACGATAGGTTCGCTAGTGTCTCTGAAATGTCGTGCATTCTTGAATTCACTAAAGTCAAAAGATTCCCCTGGTTGCAAGTGATAGGTATTATATTGTTTGTTACCCAAACGCTTGACAACCTTACCATCTTTCATGATATTGACCCTAGCAGATGTTCTGAATAGAGTTTCGTCAATGTCCCAGATGGTCAACCCAGCCAGTTCTTTTGATTCAGATAAAAATTCTTTAAAAGTTATCATATTGCCATAGTCCGTTTATCTGCAAATCTCATCCAACTTGACTCATCATTTCTTACTCTCATTGGAGTCATTGGCATTTGTGGACCAGCTGGTGCACCTTCTCCTTTTCCGCCTTGCTGAATAACTGTTGGTGGAGGCACGTTAACACTCATTTCGTCTCTAGCGTCATCAGAGCCAGATTCAAGAATATCGCCATCTGGATTTTCTCCATCGCCAGTTAACCAATCCCAGGCACCGCCTATTGCACCAGCCGCGCCTAAGCCTGGCACAACACTTGCTAACATTGGATGTTCTTTAGCAAAATTTGAAATGCCGCTGAATGCACCACTAGCAACACTTCCTATACCACTTGCTACATTCCCTAGAGTTTCACCTACAGCGTCTTTGTTATTCCATAGTGCCATACCACCAGCAGCCAGGGGTCCACCGAGAGCCATAGCGGCAGCATATTTGGTACCAGTAGCAAGCGAACTTCTTCCAGATTCGGTAGAAGTATTTTCGCTAGAAGCACTCTCAGGGGCAGTGCCAGTAGACGCCCCGGCGGCGCCAGTAGATGCACTCTCAAGGGCAGCGCCAGTAGATGCACCCGTGCCAGTTGTTGTCGAAACTGGAGATGGACTATTTTGAAGCTGGTTAAGTCTTTCTTGGACTGCCGCTTTGTCTTCATCGCTAAGATCATCATCATTTAGAATTGCATTTAATTGGGCAACATCTGTTGTTTGTGCCAGCTTTTCCTTATCAATTTCTGAATTGCCTAGCCAGTTTGAATTGTATAATCCACTGTCTTCCGCATCAGACATTGCTTGCTCTTCTGTGTCGGTTGACATCCAGTCGCCTATTGTGTTGCCGATGGCATCACCACCAAAATAGCCTATACCAGCACCAACAAGCCCACCTATTGCTGTGCCAACAATAGGTACAGCAGAACCAATCATAGCACCAGCAGCCGCGCCTGCTAATGCACCTGATGCGCCACCTACACCTCTTCCAACTGCTTCAGACTTTCTAGCGTCCTCGTCGGCTTGCGTATAGGCTATTCCTGTTCTTTCGTTTATTCCACCAGACTCTACAAGTTGATCTGCTTCATTGTAATCGTTGTATGCATTATATGCGGCATAACCAGCCATGCCGATGCCTGCCGCGCCGGCAACTAATGTTCCGCCCATGCCTCCCAACAAAGATGTGCCAGCTCTTTTTCCTATAAAATTGCTTCCTACGTCAATGATGCTGTCAAGAATTCCACCACCTTCTTCTTGTGGTTGCGCAGGCTGTTGTTCTTCATTCCCGTTACCACCAGTTCCGCCTTTTTCGTTTAGAAGTTTTAGTTGATTTACAACCTCATCTAATTTTGCGTTTGCTTCTTCTTGAAGTTTTATTCTTGGATCTTGTGCTAGTCCTGCCGCTTCTTCTGCACCAGAACTTAGAGATTCCCCGGTGGCTGTCTCAGCAGACAATACTTCAGAGAGTTTACCAACAGCCGCTGTACCTTGTTCTCTTGGAGTTTTTCCTTGAGCCTGCTCTGCTTCATCTATTGCACGTTTTTGCGCATCGGTCAAATCGTCAGGCTGTCTATCCCACTCTAAAACATCAGGAATAATTGGCGTCTTGAGTCCTTCTAGGAAAGCGGAGCCCATGCTTTTTGCTCCACCCCAAGCAACCTTTGCTGTTCGTTCTGCAAACCCCCTAGCAGTTGTAGCATTAACTTCTTTTACATGCTCTCGTAGTTCATCTTTTGTTAACGACTTGTCGATGGTCTTAACTTGGCTTGCTTCTTTCCAACCCTCATCGCCGTATCTAAGTTCATTTCCTTTTTCGTCAAGTTTGACGGCATATCCTTTGTCATCGATCTCATCGAAGCGTTCAACGTAATTAAAACCTTTTTTAAATACGTTTCTTTTTTCTAGCGCCTTATCTTGCCACGCTTTAGCCTCACGCTTTTCTCTTTTTACTACGTTGCCTTCAGCATCAAGTTTTTTACGCTTTGATTTTTCTCCAGTGTATGGATCAACGTATGTTTCTTCAACATCCTCTTCGACCAATTTGGTCGACATATCAACATCGTTTCCAAATAACTTTCTTGCTAGTCTATTGCCCTTATTATCATCTGCTCCATGGTAATTCATTCCCATGTTTTTTTCACGTTCAGCAATTGCAGACTTTAAAGTATCTTCTCCAACTTTCTGCATTTTCTTATCGCCACTGGCTTTTCCAGTTTCGGCAACTTGCTTTGAAAGTCTAATTACTTCATCTAAAGTTTTCTTGTGTTTTTCGGCATTAGCAGTCAATAGACCACCAATTTGCTTGACCATATCCTTTACGAGGAGCTGGTTTTCTTCGCTCATTTCCTTTATGAAGTCTGAACCAACTTCCTTGATGGAAAGAGAAACATCTTGTGCAATTTTAAGACCAGATTTCTCATCTGTCAAACCAACAGAGCCAACGTTGGCAGCAAACCTGACTTCCTCCAGGCTTTGTACCTGTCTTTGTGGGTCTTGCTTTTCGCCAAAAGGATTTACCTTTTTGATTAGTTTACCCAAATTTGATTTGACATCGTTTGCCATTTAGTTTACCTATTTTTTCTTTTTCTTGGCTTCTGCTCGTTTTTTCAAATGTTGCATCAATAATCCTATGTAAACTTCCCTTTCCCATGGCATCATATCTTCAAGTTCCGATAAACTATATTTGTGTTCTTGCATTAATATAAAATTCGTTTTATAATAGTTCATCAAATTGTCATGAGAAAGGGTTATCCGAAAAAATTTTGTACGCCATCTATAACTACAACATTTTCCTTTTCACATGTCTTGCACTTGTAGTTTATGACTTTCTGTATTTTTGGCACAGTTTTAAAGAAGACCGAAAAGAGTTCAAATTGGTCGTTTGTTAATCCTTCAACAAATTTAACAACTTCTTCTCTACCTTCCTCTTTGGCATCATAGACTTCGTTTTGATCGAAAATTTTATCGATGCAATCTACAACCAAATCAAAAGCTGGCTTTTCTAGGTCTGCCAAAATTTCTGCGCTTGGATACTTCATCATTACTCCAACTTCTGGAGTTAGCATAATCTTTTTGTTATTGTTAGGATCAATCTGGAGTTCTATCTGATTCAAATCCAGTTTTGATGGAGTATGTGTATTACATTCTCCGCAAACCAGTTTAAATTCTGTAATCGCACCAACAGACTGAATCCTCAACTGGATAAAGACATGTTGTAGGTCAAAAAATGGCAATTTCTTGCCATCTAGCTTACCGTCTGAGCATCTAGTCACACAATCTTGCATAGCATGGATCATTTCCTTTGGATCCTCGGATTGCTGTGCAATTAAGAGTAACTTTGCTTCTTTGACCAAAAACGGTCTTAGTTGATATTCTTTGTTATCTTCAGAATATACTTTCACTTTAAATTTTGGTGTATTCAATGTTGGTAGCGCCATGGTATTTTTATCCTCTATTAATACTCTTTAGTCCACTTTCGATATGTAAACGTCACAGGTAATCTAACTACTTGGGTATTGCCGTAAGACAAAGCCGCCGGAGCAACCGATCTTGGAAATGCGTCCCAAAGTTTCCAACCAGCTTTTGGCTCATTTGACTGATCTAATGCATCTATATAAATTTCAGAATAATAGTCAGCTGGATAAGAAACTTCTCTTGATATTGGATCAACAATTTTTTCCATCCAAGATGTAAATAGGTCTTTTACTCTCCAGTCATCTTCCACTAAAAAGGTTACTGTGATCGAGTCACCCATATAATCAATGCCAGTGGCTCTTTGATAGTTTTGATTGTTCAACCTTAGTGGTGATGTTCCAACAAGTGTACCTGGAATAGTCGCATCTTCTGTGTATAACGACATTTCTGCAAAATCGCTTCCTCTATCTGTTACACCAGAAAGACTTCTGGGAGGAGTAAAGCGAAATTGATATCTATGCGAACGTGCCAAATCTTTTGGTCTTACTGCCGCAAGAAAATTTTCGATGTTATACCCGTAGGTCATTTAATTTTGCTCCTGGTATTTCTGAATACCACATCTTTAGATGCTCCGATAAAGCCTTCTACAGGTAAAAATATTGTTGCTTTCCAATCTTTAGGATTAATTTTCATAAAACTTGATCGAACGTGAGTTGTTAAGTATCTCTTAACACACGGCATAAGTTCGTTTGTGCTTGCCAGACCTTGTAAAAATCCATATGACATTTTTATCTTACTTGTCTCTGTCAGATTTTGGTCCGTATAGTTCAATAGCTCACCTAAAACTTTGGCTCTCAGCATATATGGTAAGTAATGTAGATTGATGCCATAGAAACCGCCTGGTGCTGGCTTAAAGGGAAACACTAAAGGAAAGGTGTCGTAAAACGGCAACTTGTCTTTTGTTTTTGGATCATAAAAATACAGGTACATCGATCCAATTTCGATCTTGGTTTCTAGTCTTCCAATTTCCGATTTCATAACGGCATTTGAGGTTACATTATTGCCAACCAATGCTTTCACATTTTTCATGTACCATTGGATAGACCTGTCCTGGTCACCAGCCTTGGCATGAAGATTTGAAAAAATGTTGTTGTTCTTAGTAGCCATATAATCCTCTAACGCATTCTATATTTATGCGTTTATTCCAAGTTCTTTTTCGGTTAATACAAGAAATTTCCAACCATTGTCTTTACAAAATTCATCAGCAAATTTCCATTTTGCCTGATTTACCGCATAGGTTGCAACTTCTTGGAGGAATCGTTTTGATTGTCGTTTTGGCTGTTTTGGTGGGAGAGTAAAACGATATGGCTTAATCTCAACTAAATATTTGCTGATATTTCCAGATCCGTCTTTAACACTAATGTAGAAGTCTACAAAATATCTGTGTATTTTCTTGTCGATTGGCGACACGTATGGTATTGATAACTCCTCAGAACCCCACTGTATGATATTCGGGTTTGAGTCACACCATTTCATGAACTTCAGTTCCCAGCTAGATCGAAATATAACATTATCTGGATTTCCGACATACTTCTTTGGATTTATAACTTTATATAAACCCCTTAAAGTATCGTTAGCATATGTCATATAAATAGTCCGAAGCACACAAGCATACCCTCAATAGGTTATTTATTCTCATGTCAGATACAGAAAATACATCAAGATTTAGTAGGGACACAAACCGAGTGACTGAGGATGACATTCTCAGTCAAAATTCCTCGTCAACTTACAGATATCCTGAAGAATTGTCTACAGAAGAGTTTCCTTCTTGGGTAACTTTTTATCCTCTTGTCCGTAAGGGTGCTATTACTGCAACCGGAGGATCATTCTCTGCTTTCTCTGGCGCAAACAGAGAATTTGATCAAAGCGGTCAAATGAGAATGGATCCAGCAAATACGACAGCCGCTCTCGCTGCCGGTGGAGTAGAGCAAGCGGCAACTGCCGCAATAGGAAGCATAGGTGCTTCAGGTTTAAAAGACATTTTAACAAATTCTGGTGGTAAAGGAATTGGTGGTAAAATTACAGGCGCACTGACTGGACTTGCGAGAGCCACAGGTCAAGTTGTAGGTACTGCGGCTGCCGGTGGTGCTGCCGGTGCAGGACTAGCACTTTTAGTAAATGAAGATAACAAGCTAATGTTTGGAGCAAAATCTGTTAGTCTTGGAATTCACAACTCTATAAGTCAGCGTTACTCATCAAACTGGGATACAGCCGATATCGGTGCTATTATGGGCGCAGTCGGTACAGGTCAAGCAAATATATCTGGAGTTATGGATTTCTTCAGTGAAGCTGGCGATGTCGGTCAATATGCGCTAAGAAAAGTTGGAGCGTCTTTAGGTGGTCCTAAAATGAAGGCGGCAATGGAAGCTGGCACCAAAAAAGTAGAGAATCCATATAAAGAGCAATTGTTTAAAAATATGGACTTCAGAACATTTGACTTTGAATATAGATTTATGCCAAAAAATTTAGCTGAGGCTAGGGCAATATTTGGAGATGGCACGGAACCAGGAATAATAAAAACTTTTATTCAGCACATGCATCCTACGTCTTCTGATCATGGACTATTTTTGGTATATCCGTCAGAATTTTTAATTATGTTTTTTTACAATGGTAAAGAAAATAAAAAGCTAAGAAAGATTTCAAACTGTGCATTAAACTCCATAGACATACAGTATGGCGGTGAAGGTCTAGTATATTTTCAAGGCTCCGAGGGATATCCTTCAGAATGTACAATCAAACTGAAGTTTACTGAACTAGAGACATTAACATCTCAGAGAGTTGAGGCTGGATTCTAATGTTATTCAAAAATTTTCCTAAAACGTTAGCAACAATAAACGGCGAGTTTGTAACCGTAACCGATATATTTCGGCGTGTTGCAGCCAAGGCTGGTATAGATGATTATACCATTCTTGAGTCATTTACTGTTCCTAGTGGTTGGACTCCAGAAATTGTGGCAAGCAGATATTATGGAAATCCTTATTATCACTGGGTAATATTAATTACAAATAATATTGTAGATGTTCGTGAAGAATGGCCAAAATCTCAATCAGATTTGGTAAAATACTGCATTAAAAAATATAATGGAATAGAAAACATTTACGATGTTCATCATTATGAGACAGACGACGGATTAATTGTAGATGCCGACTATGCGGATGGCTATAAAACTGCAATTCAAAATTTTCAATATGAAGAGATGTTGAACGACAAAAAGAGCGAAATAAAATTGTTAGACAAGAGGTATTTGTCTGAGTTCTTAACAGACTATAACTCACTAATTAGAAAATAATTTAATATGGCAACCGAAACGGCAAATGATACAAATACTTCCCGTGATGCGGTTATTGAGCCTGGTGACGTTAGGATTAATAGTGTAGTCCTAAAAACGGAGGCTCAGGAACTTGACATCACAAATTATGTTCTTGAAGTTAATGTATATGAAGATATTTTTTCTAACGTATTAACTGGCACAATTGCAGTAAGAGACACGATCAATTTAATTGACTTGTTACCTATTGTTGGAAATGAGCTTGTTAGTATTGATATTAATACTCCTGCGGCTGAAGTTTCGCCAGGGGATGTGAATTCTTTGGCAAAAATCCAGAAGTCTTTTGCTGTATATGCCATTAAGAACAGAATTCTTACAAATCAAGATAAGGAACAAATGTATCTCCTGCATTTTATATCTCTTGAGGGTGCAGTAGATAACATTACATATTTGTCTCAAAAGTTTGATGGAAAAACAGATGAACTTGTTGAGAAAATATTTGATGAGCATATTAAGATGCCAAGATATCTTCCGTTGGGTGAAAACTCAACAGATGATGAAGAAAATAAGTCGGCACTTATTATTGGCGATACACCACACTCATCTTCAGTTTCGTTTGTTGCTCCGTTTTGGACTCCTTTTCAGTGTCTAAATTATATTGCACAAAGAAGTGTCGGTGCTAACAATAAAGCACCAACTTTTTTGTTTTTTGAAACACTACACGGGTTTTATTTTACATCTTTAGAAAATCTAATTGATGCGCAGTTTACTGCTGGTTCATTTGGTGGATCATATATTTACATGGATCAAACAGCAACAGAAAGAAATACGGCAGCGGGATTAATTAAAAAATACGGTAAAGTGGAAGAAGTTAAATTTCTAACAAATCTTGACATGCTTCAAGGACAAGATACAGGTCACTATACGAGCAGTACCTTTGTGTATGACATGGTTAAAAAAGAAGTTAAGCAAACAATATACGATCATGGCATTCAAGCTGATCTATATGCACACTTAGAAGACTACGTTAAAGGTGAAGACGGAAAATATACTAGAGACAAAGAAGGAACTACATCTAGAGGATATCAAAATACAATTTTCCCAGCAACTATTATGAGATCATATAATAGTAAAATGTTCATTAAAACTATTCATCCAGGCGTAACCGATAATGACGATGGAGAACTTATGAATTTGCGCCCGGATGAGTTTACTGCAAACAGGAATAGTTTGTTTCTTGATGTCAATACTTTAAAATTGAGCATTAAGGTTCCCGGGCAAACACACATGCATGTTGGTAAAATTATTGAATTTAAATATCCTTCTGTTAGACCAAAATCTACGTCTATGACAATAGAAGAATTTTATGATAAGCACGTTAGCGGATTCTATTTGGTTACCGCAATTCATCATCAAATAACTACAAAGCGACACACTATGATTATGGAAATTGCTAAGGATTCATTTGTTTCACCCACAGTTGCACCATCACCGGTTGGTGAAAATACTCAACCTCAACAGTCCGGTGGAGAATAATTAATTATGCCAATGGATAATAGAACAAGCGACAACAATCCACAATTTTATTGGTGGTTTGGTGTTGTTGAAGATCGTGATGATCCCCTTAGAATGGGACGCTGTAAGGTTCGGATTATTGGATATCATGTTGATGATAAGTCAATCTTACCAACAGAAGACTTACCGTGGGCAATGCCAATTATGCCAGCAAATTCGGCAAGCACCGGTGGCGTTGGTTGGTCACCAACCGGGGCAGTGACCGGAACTTGGGTTGTTGGATTTTTTGCCGATGGATCAGATGGACAACATCCGATGTTTTTTGGCACAGTCGGAGCAGTTCCTGGTGGACTAGCTGGTGACGGATGTGCACCAATGCCTGGCTCAGTATCAGACGGTAATGGTGGACTAGGCGCAGGCGGCACAATTACACCAGTGGATTCTGGTGCACCAGATCAAGTATTCTGGACGCTAGTTGCAATGTGCGCATGTGAGGCTGGTATTAATGATGCACAAGGTCAGTGTGACGTAGCACAAGCAATATACAATAGAGCGGCAGTAGGAAGTGCTGTTGGGTATAAAAATGGTGGACTTTTAGGCAATATGCTAGGCGAAAAACAATTTGAATCTGCTTGGAGATTTCCTACACGCGGGTTAAGTCCAGAGAATATTCCTAATAGATATTGGAGAAACATCTCAGACGCAAATTCTGCCGCCGCCGCCGCTGGTAGAGGAATAACTCCACAACAAATGTTGCGGGTTGCGGAAAATCTTAGAAATCCAACACTTCAGGCAAATGCAAGAAGTTTTGTTGGTCCAAGAACGGACTTTTTCGGTGCAGATCAGCCAGCCGAAACAATGACCAACAACGGCAGCAAAGTACAAAGAAATTCATCTTCTAACAAGTTTGGATTTTCCTGGAATTATAGAGGGACCAGAGTTGCATCTGTTCCGTCAAGTGTCCAATCGACAGCAACAGCGTAATTGCGGAGCAAATTTGAATGTCGTTACTACAGTCTAGATCGCTAATTACAACTGCGATAAGTGCATATAAAAATAAAAAGGCACCAGATTTACAAACTGTTGTCAATGTTGCCGCGCAGGTTGGTGTCATTAATCGTGGGCAAGCAAGTGCTGTTAAAAGCGGATTAAGAATTGCAGATTCTTTAATTAAAGGTAAAACACCAGACATTGGTGATGCACTTTCAGCAATAACCAGATCTGGCGTTTTAAGTCGAAATGATAGCAGAAATTTATCTAGGGCTGTTGCTATTGGTTTGGGTGGACTAGCTCCAACACAAACAACGCAGAGAACAATCGCTCAGTTGAGAGCAGTTGGTGCTATCACAAACAGTCAAGCCAGTCTACTAAGAGACACAACTGGTATCTTAAACTCCGCTAACAAGGGCGATTGGGGTTCGGTTGCTCAGGGAGCAATGCGGGTTGCTGGTCTTGATAGAAACACAACAAGAATTTTGGGTGCCGCATTCGATGCGCTACTCACAACAACAGAAACGGCAGAGAGACAGCGAGGGTATGAAAGTAAGCCAAGCACTCTTCCGAGAAATTCTGTTGGTATTGGAAAACTAACAAAGACTGATATTGTTACTATCTTAACGGAAATTCGCAAAGGTATTGCGGAAAAATATCCAGTTAATGGTCCTAGAAATCATTGGAAAAAAGTTCACAGCAGAGGTGAGTACGGCGCATATCGTATTACTCTTGCGCAAATGGTTGAAACAAATTTTATTACTGAAGACATTCTTGATTGGTCAGAACGAGCAATGGAAAAAGCCGGGACCAAATCCGGTAATGCTGATCGATACAAGACATATGCAGAAGTAATTTCTGAACGAGCTGGCGCAGACTATGATGTTGCTCCTTATAAACAGGAGTTGGCAAATAGTAAGCAATACTTCTTCATGTATAATCCTATTCCACCAAATTACGCAACTCAAGTTCGTAATATGACAAAATTTGTCACTGATGAAAAACTTCAGGACCAAGTTGCATATTGGATTATGGAAAATGCATATAAGAAGTTGCTATTTGCAAAAACCATCACACCAGAAACCGACAGAAAAACTGTTGCTGGTTTGTTGGCACTTTCTTTAGCAGAAAATCCCGATACTGCAATTTTATATGCAAGCGGTACAACTAGAACAAATTCGGACGGTATTAATACAAAATATTGGTATGATTTGGGTTGGAATGCTATTGCTGAAGTTCCTAGAGAAGTAACAACCGAAGAGCCTGTTTTAAAGCCTGGTGCAAAGAAGCCGACAACAAAAGTCAGCAACAAGGCATTATTAGATACCGCAACAGAATTGTCTGGAATTCTAGCAAGCAGAAATCTAAACAAAGTTGTTGATGGGCTAGTTAGATCAGGCAATCTTTCAAGGTCTACTGGTGGAATTCTAAAAGCTGGTCTAGGCATGGCCGCAGATTCCATTAAAGAGAAGATTAAAGAAATCAATACTGCAAAGGCGGCTTTGGATAAAGCTGGTGCAGTTTTACCTAAAGTTCCTTCAGCATCCTCTGCATTATCTGCCGTCGGCGGTGCCGCTGGCGGTCTTGCAAGTGGTTTAAGTGCCGCAAAAGATGCCGCAAAGAGTTTACCCGGAACAAATAGTTTATTGACTGCCGCAAAGGGCGCATCAACAGCATTAGATGCCAACCCATTAACTGCGGCAGCATCTTCTCTTGATAAAGTAACAAGCATATCAAATGCAATTTCTGATGCGCCGAGTATTGTTCCTTCAATGGATACAATAACAAAGCAAACAACAGGAATATCACTAACAACCATTAATAAACTTAGCACAAGTGTTGAAGGAGCACTACTGTCTCCAAACTTGGCTAGCGTTTCTGCAACAGATTCAGTTTCAAATTTAAAAAGCACAACTGCAATAGCTAAAAAGATCACTACGCTGGCAAATGAAGTTGAGCAAGATGCACATGAGGCTGTTGGTACAGCCGTTGGTGCGGTTGCCGCTTCTGGTGAATGTAGTCCAGAATCCTTAAGTTTTATTGGCGAGGCTTTAAAAGGCGGCATGGGTTTAGGATGTGATCCTAATGCGGCTGTTGTAAATGAGTTGAATAGAAGAGGTATGTGTCCTCCTGGCGCAACTGCACTTTTAAATTCTTCTCTTGAAGGAATTACTGATCCTGCAAAAATTGCAGATAAGATTGCTACAGTTTCAGCCAAGCAGGGCGGAACAGGTTCAGTTCTTCCATCTCTCAACATGAAGTTGATTGAGTCTACGGGCGCAGAAAAGGGAATGGTAGATGCCTTTACCAAAGCTAAGTCTGAGGCAATAGTTGCAGTAGGCGGAGACAAAGCCGGAATTATAGGCAAAGCTGGCACAGCCTCAGTACAGTCTATGGCAGCCGATGCACAAAAAGCGGCATCGTCTATGTTGTCTTCTGTTCCAGATGTAGGAAAGATCAACAATCTTGGCGCAGATATGTCATCGTTAACAACTGGCGCACAAGATGCCGTTGCGGCCGCAGGTGCATTAGGCGCCGCCGCAATGACAAAAGTTCCTGGAAGTGCGGCAGCCGATGCCGTGTCTGCTGGCAAAGATTTACTATCTGATACAAAATCATCACTAACAAATGCCAGCGGGGCAATTGATGCGACATTGGCAGATGCATCAAACAGCATAACAGAGACTCTAAAGACTGGAATTCCCTCGGATGGTGCACCAGCATCAACAACAGGTAAAATTATATCTTCATTCTTGCCGGTTGATCCAGCGGAAATTCCTCCTATTCCCGATACCGGAACAAATTCGGCAGAAGCTGTACCTCAGCTACCAGCATCAAAAATTGCGGCAATAACTGGTGATGAGCCATCTACTCCGCCAACTGATCCTAATCCTATTGTTGTTCCATATGGTGCAACGGTCAAAGCAGAATATTATTGGGCATCTACTGGTGGTATAGTTGCGATTAAGGCAAATGATGTAATTATCTCATCGGTCAACGGAATCGATCTTGATGATACCAACATGCTGGAAAAGAAAAAGGCACTTCTTGTTGGCTCTATAGATGGTGCAATTAGAGTAGAAGAAACTGCTAATGTTGAAACCGGAGATATTAACCACACAACAACTCATGAGTTTTATGGTAGCACTTGGCAAGTAATATCAAAATATTCTGGAACAAAGAAAACTGTAGGAGTAGGCGTTAAACAAGATGACGTTGCATTAAACAACGGCAAATCTACTTCTTATAGCAACATGATTGCTGCCTTGTTAGACAGCAATTTCGAATCGGTTGCTGAAATTGTAAAACAGCATGAGACTTATATTAAATCCATATTGGAAGAGCGCAAGAGTGGTATTCAACCTACTGCAATTTCTTCCGATCTAAAATCTCTGAGAAGTGCTTTACCTGGCGAAATTGTAACAAATCTACAAAAAGTCAAAAAGACATTCTCAAATAATACGCCTGTTGCATCGCAAGAGGGTAGTGTTCCTACAGAAGATGGATCAACAGTAACAACAGTAGTTGAAAAATTTGGTGACGGTTCTAAAGTTACAACAACTATTACCGAAACTCAAACTGGATTTGTTACAGTAACAAAGAGTGTTGAGCGCATTGCTCCACCGATTATTGGATTTTTGCCAGACTTAACTACGGTAAACGAAGACTCAGTTGTATCTCCGGCACAAAGCGACAATACGCCACCTAATCCTGCACCAGCAGATGCAACATCTATTCCGTCAAACGAATCGATTTTGCCTCCAGAAAGGCAGTCACCTAATGCTGGATTTAAAGATCCACACGGGCAATATCCTAAGGTTGAACTTGCTGGTAAACCAGACACCAATCCTCTTGCCGTAGGCACAAATTCTCCTGATATTCAGAGTAGTCCAAACGAACCGACAACTCAAGATACTTTGGGTAGAGGCTCATCTCCAGCGGCAAAGACTGCAACAAGACTTAGAGATGTTCCTAAAGCCGGTAGACATGGCGGCTCATGGTCACAACCTGAAAGCCCATATAATGCGCAATATCCCTACAACAAGGTTTTTGCTGGCGAATCTGGTCATGCTATTGAGATCGATGACACACCCGGCGCAGAGCGTATTAACATATCTCATCGAACAGGCACATTCACTGAAATTGGTCCAGATGGCACACAAGTAAATCGTATTGTTGGCGATGGTTACATGATTGTTGACAATGATGGTTTTATCTCTATTCAAGGTAAAGCATCTATTCACATTGCCGGTGAATGTAATGTCATGATCATGAATGATTGTAACTTGACTACCAACGGCAAGTTGAACATGGACGTACATAGCGACTTCAATCTTAACGTTGCTGGTGCTTTGTCAATTGCCGCTGGTCAAGGCATTTTCATGAGAAATGAAGGTGTATTTTCTCTGGAAAATACCGGCAACATTGAGGTTCATACTCCTTCGGACTTTAATACTACTGTAGATGGCACAATTAACCAGACTGCAACGACAGGGTATCGTGTAACATCGAAAGCAGATCATCACACGAAGGTTGCGGGCGAAACTTACTTAACATCTGTTGGTGATATTAACGTATCTACCGATGCGAACTCTATGTGGAGAGCGGCAGAAGAGGTTAATAGTAAATCAGGAACGCACACCAATATTGAGTCTTTAGGAAATACAAATATTAAGGCAGCAGGTTCGGTAAATTCCGAGTCAATTGCATCATTTAATATCAAGTCAGAAAACGTTGTAAATGTGCAGGCAGAAGATGCAATCAATGTCAAAACTGAAACATCATTTAATACACATTCTACAGGCACAACAAATATTAAGGCGGATAATGAAATTATTACCCAGTCTGCAAATGTAACATATCATAAAGCTAGCCAGGTAATATCATCTAAAATTCTTACCGATATTGTTGATACAACTACACTCAATGCATCAACGACAAATACGGATTCATTGAATGCGAAAGCAACAAATCTAAAAGGAACGCATACATCACCGGATGACACGACAGATATTAAGGGTCCAAGTGGTGCATCTGTATCTGCGCCTACGGTTTCTGATGCTCTTGCGGCGGGCGAAGCAAACACAGCAGATCCAGCAAGCGAACCTGAATTGGCTCTTGTTGCCGAACAAGCAATAATTGTTCCAGTTGAGCAACCAGTTTCTGTTTCTGTTGCATCTGTGTCTGAGGGATCATCGGGACAGTCTTCAGGTAGAGGCGGTAGATCAACTTCTGGTGGTGGTTCAGCAAGCTCCCATGGCGGCGCAAGTGCTCCAATGCAAAACGATGGCGGAGACATTGATGAGACTACAGGAACAAGAATTGTTCCAGATAGCGCATGTTCAGAACCGTCTTCCGGTGGTGCAAATGTGGGCGATGGAGACTACACACCATCATCTGAGGCTGGTCCGTTTGGAACAAGCCCATCGATTTCTGGAAGAAATATTGATGTTGACATGGACGGCAATAGATTGCCACCACTAAGAATGCAAGGACCTATTGATCCGAGCATAAAACTATCCAAGTATTATCACTTGCGAGACTTGTTGTTTGGAATGACGCCCAGAACAGTTACAACAACTGGCGGCAAAACGTATTCTCCGTGGGATATCGTCAAGAACCTAAGAACGCTTGCGGTATTGGTTCTTGATCCTGTTAGAGCAAGATTTGGAAGCAATTTTGTAATTAGCTCTTGCTATAGAAACAACAGATTGGATAGTCGCGGTAGAGCATATTCAGCACACAATTGCGGTCTTGCGGCAGATACTCAATATATCAGTTGTGGTTATTCTCCACAAAGAACTATTGAGGCGGCAAGAATTATTGCACAAATGAATATTCCTCACGACCAGATTATTCTGGAAAGAGCAAATCGTTGCCGTAACCCATGGATTCACTTAGGTATTGCTAATCCTACAACGGGTCAGCAAAGAGGGCAGAAGTTTACCATGAATAATGACTCGACTGTTCGAAGCGGTCCGTCAGCAACGTTTACAGGTTTTGTTCAATTCCCCGGATGGTAAACCGCAAAACGACATAAATAAGAGTTATGAGAACAAAAGAGATAACAAGACTTTATTCCGATTTTGATCTGGGCTTTACCGCAAATCCAGTTACCGGGGATGTGTCTAAAAAATATGATGTTAATGCGGTAAAACAGTCTTTAAAAAATCTGATATTAACTCAGTTTTACGAAAGACCCTTTCAGCCAAATTTGGGATCACCAGTATACAAATTACTATTTGAAAATCTTGATGCAATTACGGCAAACTCAATTGAGGTTCAGATTGACTTGATGATTAATCAGTTTGAGCCCAGAGTTAGGCGACAGCAAATTGTCGTTGAGCCAGATCCAGATTTAAATGCTTATTCGGTGACTATTACATTTTATGTTTACGGTATTAAAGACCCGGCAAAATTCACCACAATGTTAACTAGAAGCAGATAATATGGCACAGTTAAACGTAGCAGAATTAGACTTTGATGGTATCAAAGCAAACTTAAAGCAATTTTTAAGTCAGCAAGAAGAGTTTGCTGATTATAATTTTGATGGCGCAGGTCTTTCTGTGTTAATCGATTTGCTTGCATACAATACACACTATAATGCAACATTAGCACATCTTCTATCTAATGAGATGTTCATTGACAGTGCAGTAAAACGTTCTTCTGCCGTATCGATTGCAAAAGCATTGGGATATACTCCAACATCAACAAGATCGGCAAGACTTTTTGATGCAACTATTACTGTAGTTCCTCCAGCTGAAGACCTTGGTTTGTATAGGAATGCAACAATTTCCAGAACTACGGAATTTAGAGGAACTTCTCCTACCGGAACAGTATATTCTTTTTATCCTAAAGAAACCGTGTATGCGGATCTTTCTGATGACCAATTTTTATTTACCGTAGATTTAATTCAAGGTAAACGAGTGACACAATCGTTTACTATAACTACCGAAAACGTTTCTGGTCCTTTGGTTTTAAACAATGCCGACATTGACACTACAACCATTTTGGTTAGAGTTAAACAGAGCGCAACTCAAGAGGTACTTTCACAGTGGAATGCAGTAGAGAGCATTCTGGATGTTGATGGAGAATCTGAAATTTTCTTCATTGAAGAAAATGGATCAGGAAAACATGAGTTGCGTTTTGGAGATAATGTTTTAGGAAAAGCATTATTGCCCGGTAATATTGTATTTGTTGAATATCTTGTAAGTTCAGGACAACTTGCAAATGGTATCAGATCGTTAACAACAAGTGCCACAATTGTAGCAGAGGGCGAGTCTGTTTATGTTTCGGAAGGTCCAACCTCTGGTGGGGCACCAAAACAAACTTTAGACTCAATCCGATATATTGCACCTAAATTTAATGCTACAAAAAATAGAGCGGTAACTAAAGATGATTATCAGGCTCTAATTTATAGCAGATATTCGAATATCAATTCAATCACTGTCTGGGGCGGAGAAGAAAATGATCCGCCAATTTATGGAAAGGTGTTTATTTGTATTGAACCTCTTGCTGGGTCATTTGTTACTCAACAAGATAAAGATATGATTGTGAAAGAGGTCTTAGAACCAAGAGGTGTAGTTGGAATTCAGGCAGCTTTTGTTGATCCAGAATATACCTACATTTCATTGAATGTCAATGCTAAATTTAATGCAAGAAAATCGACACTATCTTCATCTCAGATTCAAGGGTATATATCAGAGCAGATTAATAATTATTTTGTAAATGATATTGCAAAAGTTAAAAAGAACTTTTACTATTCTGAACTTTTGGATAACATTTTACAAACAACAAACTCTTTGTATTCGGTAAATCTTGATGTAACTTTACACAAGAGACATACTCCATATTTAGGAGAAAAGAATACTATTGATTTTAAATTTGACACACCATTAAGACCAGGAACTGTTAGGTCTTGCAACTTCAATACTATTTTAGCTGGTGGAAGTAATGCAGAAGTGTATATTGCGGATACTTATACTACAAGCAATACAAACACGTTAACTATGTTTAGGGTTGAAGACGATAGTCCAGTTTCATATAGTGTTGGTACTGTAAATTATGAAACTGGTAGAATTAAATTTCCGGCATTACTAATAACCGGAATATCTGGAAATGGTGTAACTTTTAGGGTTTATAGCAAGTGCCAACACAATTCTCCGGATGTCATTGTTAGACCACTAAGAAATACAGAAGTATCTACTGAAGCCGTTTTTGCTAATCCTAGCAAAAGCTCTGTTATTGCAAGAGATAATACGGTAGCAAATACCGAGTCCGGCTATCTTAGAGGACTTAATATTTCTGTTGTTGGAACCAATAACTAATGAATTTTAAAAATTCTTTATCGTATTTAATTGAGAATCAACTGCCTAGTTATATTAGGCAGGAATATCCTCAATTTGTTCTTTTCCTAGAAAAATACTATGAGTTTTTGGATCAAGAAACTCAAGCAAACGGACTATTATTAAACGCCGCGTCTTGGTCTGACATTAATGAAACTTTGGATGTCTTTGTTCCTAAATTTAGTGAACAATTTCTCCAAATGTTTCCGACAAATACATTAGTTACTGATAGACTTCTTGTTAAATTTATTCGAGAATTTTATGAGGCAAAGGGTTCTGAAAAGTCTATTGAGTTTCTTTTCAGAACCTTTTTCAATGAAAAACCTGAAATTATATACCCATCAAAATACATGCTCAGAGCATCTGATGGTGTATGGTTAAGAGAACAAATAATAAGAATTCAGACAAACGGATTAACTACAGGTAATCCGTTTGAATTAGCAGGAAAATACATTAAAGTTTATTCTCCAAAAACATTATTTGGAGTAAACACTTTTGATACCCACGATTTGCGGGTTATCTCAATTTCTAAACTTGCGTATTCAACAAAACCCACATATGAACTTGTGGTTGAGCGTTTGGACCAAGATACAATTACACTTCCTGGCTCTGGTGCATCTGGTCAACCATTAATTGTAGACGGCGAAATTGTGGCAGTTACTGCCGATCCTGCCGATAGATCATATGTGTTTGATCCTGGCGCAAACTCAACGGCATATGTTGCATCAACAGACGATGATCCAGGCGATTATTTTGCTGAAGATTATATGACAACAATTGGGTCGTCTGTAGGATTAAGATACGGCAGAATCTTTGTTGAAGATCACGGTTTAGAAACCGGAGATATTGTAGTCTATGATCCTGGTTATGGAAACGAACCAATTGGTGGATTAATTTCATATCGTCATTATTATGTAAAGAAGATAGACAAAGATTATTTTCGTCTATACATGGACGATGTTTCCCTAAACAGGATAACACCAAAAACATTCTTTAGTAGCAGTGCTGTAAACGTAGCTGATGATACTATTACTATTCCTAATCATGGATTTTTAACTGGCGATCTTGTAATCTATCAAAATCCTGTAGATCCAGTAGTTGGACTGGAAGATAGGACTTCATATTATGTAATTAAAATTGATGACAATACGATTAAACTTGCAGAAACCTTACTAGATGCAGATCCAAGATATGCCGAAGAAGGTTACTTTGCAAATAAAGAAACTGAGGAAGACGCCGACGATAGCCAACCATATATGGGCATATCGTTGTATTCCAATGTTAATATTACTGGCACAGGATCAAGCGATTATAATATTCTATCTAAAGAATATTTTATAAACTTTACTGGTGTAGGCACAGGATCCGAACACAGATTTATTGATGCACTAGATTCGAATGGCAGCGGCTATTTTGCCGCGCCAACCGTCAATTTTGTCGGCGATAATGATGCAAGTGGCGCACAAGCAAGAGCAGTTCTAGATGGAAATGGTGGCATAAAATATGTTACCATGATTGCTGGTGGAGAAAATTATAACACAGAAGACACTAATGTTGAGTTTGACACCACCGATATTGAAACATATGTATATCTAGAAACTGATCCAACTGTAAAATATGGTTATTTAACCAGAGGCATTTCTAGTGTTTCAGTCATTGAAACTACTGGTACACCAAATTATGGATTTAAGGTAAATGAAGTATATGACATTATTGAGTCCGGTATTGCCGGAACATATGTCTATTCCTATCGAGATACAAGTTTAAATTATTTTGCTGGCGATTATGTTAAGACTGGTGTTGACAACAAAGCAAGTATTCAGATTACATCTGTTGATGCAGATGGTGCGCCTACAGCGGTAACCGTCTTCTCTTCCGGTTCAGGATTTGAAAATCAAGTAATTGATGTCAACATCACATCGAAAACAGGAAATGGTGTTGCGACACTTCGAATTGAAACCGGTGCAATAACACAAAGACTTGGAAGAAATAAAGATAGAAGAGGCATGTTGTCTGATGTTAATAAACTTCAGGACAACTTATACTATCAGAACTATTCATATGTAATTCGGTCAAAGATCCCGTCCGTAAACTGGATGACAATGGTAAAGAATACCGTACATCCAGCAGGTATGGCATTATTTGGAGAATTATTAATTCGAAATACTATCTCTTTTGGTACGTTCAACATTCAGAGACAGCCAATTCACTTCTATAATCTTGTATCTGAATTGTTAGATACCAATGAAGTTGTTGCTGTGGAATTCCTGAAAGAGCTGGCAGATGTAGCCACACTTTCCGAATCACATGTTGCGGATTATTATAAACCAACATCAGACTCAACGAGCGGCGCATTTGACTCTTCTTTCACATTAGTTGAAAAAGGTGAAACCGATACTGCAACAACCTTACATGCAGAAACGTTTGATGTAGGCAAATCTCTTGCTGATTATGGACTTACAACAACAAACACAAATATTGATGTTGTAAAATTACTATCAGATGTTGCATCTCATAGTGAAGATCGCACCACAATGTTTGAGAAGTATTTGGATGCTTCAAGTGATTCCTTGATCGAAACGCCATATATGGATCCAGGTCAACCAGCCTACTTTGCTGAGGATTATGTTGCAAATTCAGACGTAATTCTTAAAGCTATTGATAATGCCATATATTCTATGGAAAAAGTTATAGTAGAAAACGCAATTGTAGGTGAGCTATATAATGTAACATATCAGAAAGTTATTACAGAAGTTGTATCTACTTCGGATACTGTAGTTAATCAGCCAGTATTTACTGTTCCTAATGACGATCCGATAGTAACCGATGTATTTTCTGGACACACAGTAAAGAGTGTTGTAGATGCAACATCAGTAGGCGATGATCGTATTGTTTTCCATGGTCCTGTTGTAAATGAGACAAATGAAGTAAATGAAAATATATCAATAGCCTCAAATGGGGGCGGTGCGCAGTCAACATTACACTTAATGGAAAATCAGAGTTCATCTCTGGCAAAACAGACAGTAGATACTTTAGGAACTAGTGAGTCAGGCATTATAAATATACAGGATTATTGGGCTGGCGACTTTCATTCCGGTGATTACGTCGGCACGAATTATTCAATCTAAATTTTTAAACCAAGAAGAAGGTAAAAATCATGAGAAATATCGAATTTCTTTCCGCAACCGGTAAGCTAAACATCGTTGTTAACGATGCTTCTGGCAACCTAAAGCAGGAATATAACGTAACCAACCTAGTTGTTGATGCTGGTTTAGACTATATTGCATCACGCATGACTTCCGCATCCGCTGGCGTCATGTCGCATATGGCAATTGGCGACGGCGACCAAGCTGGCGGTGCTACTAACCCAGCCGCTGGCGACACAGCACTAGAGCATGAGCTATATCGTGCGACACTAACTTCTGCAACTACCACAAACAATTCGGTACAATATGTTGCCACGTTTGCGGCTGGTAATGGCACAGGTGCAATTACAGAAGCTGGTATCTTTAACGATGCTAGTGCTGGAACAATGCTATGTCGTACAGAGTTTGCGGTAATCAACAAGGCCGCGGGTGACTCTATGACCATCACCTGGACGGTCACTGTAGAATAATTTAAGTAGGACGCTATTGTGGCCTTATTGCTAAGAAGTCTTGCAAGACAAGAATTGGCAAGAAGTTTCTATCGTGATATTGTAAACGAAAACGACTTCTTTTATATCTTTGTGGGTAAAACCACAGAATGGTCTAATGAGCCAATTGAAGAAGAACCTCTGGACACTGAATTCTATAATGGAACAACTCATAGAAATATGATGTTTGTTAAGAGAGTTCAGCCGACGGATGTTGTCCTTATGGCAAGACGAATTGATTGGGAACAAGATACTGTATACGATCAGTATGAAGATGACATTGATTTGTCTCAATCAAACTTTTATGTCTTAACGTCTGACATGAGAGTATACAAGTGCCTAAACAATAACAATGGTTCGCCTAGTCAGTATAAGCCCTCCAACGAAGATGTTAATAATGCATTTTTGTTGCCAGACGGCTATGTTTGGAAATACATGTTTAGCGTTGAGGCTTCAGACGAGATCAAGTTCTTAACTGTTGATTATATTCCTGTTAGAAAAATGGCAGGTGTTGGTCAACCGTTATATGATATTAATGGTGAACTTGATCAAATCACTATTGTAAATCCAGGTTCTGGCTACGATATCGGTAACGTTCCGCAAGTTATTGTTCATGGGGACGGCAACGGAGCAACAGTTACTATTGATGGTGTTAATGAGGCTGGAGAAATTACTTCGGTATCCTTTACTGGCGGTAGTGGTTATTCATTTGCATATTTGACTCTTGTTGATAATGGAACCGGAAGCGGCGCAGAGTTTTCTGTTGAGTTAGGCAATAATCCTACCTCAGTAATTCAAGAGAATATTGAGGCAGCCGCTATTCCAGGAACGGTAGATCGAATTGTTTTGACAGCCGTAGGTGAAAATTATTCTATAGATGATGTTCTTGTGCAAATTGTTGGCGATGGAACAGGCGCAGAGGCAGTAGCCGAAGTAAACGCATTTGGTGAAATTTCAAATGTTAGAATAACCAATCAAGGAACCGGATACACTTTTGCTGAAGTCTATTTCAATAACATTCTTGGGTTGGGAACTGGCGCAGTTGCAAAAGCCACAGTATCACCTTATTATGGTCACGGATCAAATCCTATAAAAGAGTTATATGCCACAAACGTGTGCGTATCTGTAAATTTGGATAATGATACCTCAGACTATTTCTTGAATAATGACTTTAGACAAGTCGGCATAGTTAAAAATGTTCTTAAATCCAACGATGCAAACTTTACGGATGACACAGGAACAACATGCTATATCATAGAAGTTGATGATGTTTCGTTATACAACGTTGATGATGAGATATGGACAAATACTGGTGGCAGGTTTGTTGTTGCTCAAATAGTATCGGAATTAAATAAAATTTACCTTCTTCCTATTATTCCGAGCATAAGCTCAACAAGTATATTGAGCAACAACACTCAAACGATCTCAGATTTGACTATAAATAGTTTGACTGCGCCAGATGTGATTAATACTACAGGCGAAATTCTCTATATTGAGAATCGTAGACAGATCACAAGGCAGCAAGATCAAGTTGAAAAAGTACGAACAATTATTAATTTCTAAAAAAGAGAAGTAAGCGATGGCACTTGACCTAAATGTATCTCCATATTTCGATAATTCGGAAGATGCGATTGCAAAAAAATATACAAAGCTACTCTTTAAGCCTGGCTATGCAGTTCAGGCTAGAGAACTAACGCAACTTCAAACCTTACTTCAGGACCAGATTGGCAAATTTGGTAATCATGTATTTAAGAATGGTGCCGTTATTGCTGGCTGCGAATTTCAGCTAGATGTTAACGCAAACTTCATTAAAATCAATGACTTAGACGCATCTGGACTAACACTATCTGACTTAAACAGATATGTTGGATGCACGGTAACAGGACAAACATCTGGGATCACCGCACTAGTAGTAAATGTGCTTTCTGGTTCTCAGACAACTGCACCATTCTTAAACACATTATATTTGAGATATATTTCTGGTGACGGCGAAACTTCAAATTCATATTTTGAACCAAGCGAAGTTCTTTTGGTTACAGATGCAGAAGATGTCACTCTAATTGGCGACACATTTGTTGCTAACGATAGCTTAGTTCCTGGCGATCAGGCATATAGAGGTCTTGGTTCTTTTGTTACCGTCAATGATGGTATTGTATATCTTGACGGCAAATTTGTCGAGTTTACAAAAGAAACGATGATTCTTGATCCATATAGTAATCTTCCTACATATAAGATTGGTTTTGAATTAATTGAAAATATTGTAAATGCCGAAGAAGATCAAACACTACTTGATCCAGCGCAAGGAACATTTAACTTTGCCGCGCCTGGTGCAGACAGATATTTGTCAACAGCATCTTTGGTAAAATATGGAAGAAACGATCAAGTATCTGAAGACTTCCAGCAATATATTGAAATTAAAGCGGGTTCATTATACACAACTCAGACTGAAGATAAAATCTATGCTCTTCTTGGCAAGAATATTGCAAAGAGAACATACGATGAGTCTGGCAACTATTCAGTAAAACCATTTCCTATCAGAATTTTGGAACATCTAGATGATGGCACAAATTCTGGTTTACTGCCATATAATTCAGATGATCCAAATATGGGAGGCAATGAAGAATTGCTTGCCATTGGTATTGAGCCAGGTAAAGCATATGTTCGCGGTTATTTAGCCGAAACATATAAAACCGAATACATTATTGTACCAAAAGGATTAACCACAAGAACAATTCAAGAGAATTCTGTAGCAACGTCTTACGGTAACTATGTTATCGTTGATGATTTCTGCGGTTCATGGGATGTTGCTGGTGGCGGCACAGTATCTTTAAGAAGCGCCGCAACAAATGCAGTTACGTCTGGAACCTTGTCATCAACAGCTGCCGGTGGTAGCGAAATTGGTACAGCAAAAGTTCGTTACGTTCAGTACAGTTCTGGTACACCAGGCAATGCGGCAGCACAGTATAGAGTTTATCTCTATGACATCAAAATTAATTCTGGTCAAAATTTTGATTCTGTCCGAGCGTTGTACTATAATACAACAGCCGATGGCCACGCAGACCTAGTTTTAGAGTCTGGTATAGCAGTATTAAAAGAGACAAAATTTAATAGGTTGTTGTTTAGACTTCCGTCAAAAGCAACAAAAACAACAAAGCCAAATCTTGCGCAAGACAATAGTTTTGACTACACAAAACAACTTTCTGGATCAATTTCAACATCAACAAATTCGATTACAGTTGGCGTTTCAGGAAGTGAAAGTTTTCCGTTTTCAATTCCTACATTAAGTGATACTGAAGCACTAGACAATGTTGTTGTAACTCTAACACAGGCTGCAACCATTGAGGGCACTTCTTATCCAGCCGGTTCTATTCTAGATTTGAGTGCTTCTGGATTTAGCGTTAGCAACACAGGCACACAGTTAACAATTAATCTTCCTGGTAGTGCTGGAGCAACAGCGGCAACAGTTCAGGTACTCGTTAAGGTACATGTTGCAAACGCTGATCCTGTAACTAAGGTTATGAAGGAAGATGCCGTTGTTATCATTAACACTAATACTAGTGGCGACACCTCAGGCACATATAGTTTAGGTGCGTCAGACGGTTGGCAACTAAAACACGTTTATGTTGGACCGTACGATGAGACTGCGGCAGATGTTGTTGCTTTGGGAGATGATGTAAAAGATCAGTTTACTTTTGACAATGGGCAAAGAGACAATTTCTATGCAAATTGCAGAATCATCAAGAAACCAACATCATCTCTGAATTTAACTGATTCAAAACTTGTTGTTGTTTTTGATTATTTTGAACACAACGGTTCTCCAGTTACAAACTATAACTTCTACACCGTGGATTCATATCCAGTAGATGACGAAACTGGTGCGGCAGGTACACTAAAAACGTATGAGATTCCTATCTTTACCTCAACGGTTTCTGGTAGCTCTTACGATCTAAGAGATACATTAGACTTTAGACCAAGGTATGATAACGAAATTTCATACTACACAAATGTTTCTACTGCCGAATCAGATCCATCAAATACAAACCCTGCATATGCATCTACTTTGAGTGGTCCTCAAGGTGGCGCAGTAATTGTACCTGTTCCTACAGAGCAGTTCATTACTGACATCGAATACTACATGGGTAGAAAAGATAGAATTGTTATTGATGAAGAAGGCAATTTCTCATCAGTTTACGGCGTTCCTTCTCTATCTCCATTAGAGGCAGCCGAACCAGACAATGCTATGACATTAGCAGTTGTAACCATTCCTCCTTATCCATCTTTGGCACCAAACGTTGCTAAGGTAATTGGTAAGCCAGAAATGGGCGTAAAGTATAAATTACAAGATAATCGTAGATACACCATGCGAGACATTGGTGTATTAGAACAGAGAATTAATCGACTAGAGTATTATAGTTCTCTAAATCTTTTAGAGAAGGCAGCAAAGGACCTCGTAATTCCTTCTGCCGCAGATCCAGGCTTAAATCGATTTAAGAACGGCATTCTAGTTGATGCCTTTACTGGTCACAATATTGCAAACGTTAAGAGTTCTGAACATCACTCAGCTATAGATCCTGAGAAAAAAGAACTTCGTGCGTTCTTCTTTTTAGAAAACGTTGATCTTCAGTATAATTCTACAAATTCGTCAAATATTCAAAAGACTGGCGATTTGATTACATTGCCATACACTGAAGTAAATTATACTAGAAACCTATTTGCTACCAAACCAAGAAATTGTGTGGGTGAGTTGCTCTTCAATTATATTGGTGATATGCAACTTGATCCTCCGGTTGACAACTGGACAGATACTAGCGTTCTTCCCGATGTTTCTGCAAACTTTGATGGAAACTATGATGCCTGGGAACAGATGGCAGATGCCTGGGGAACTCAGTGGGGCGACTGGCAAGATTTAGGAACTGGTAGAGTTGTATCAACAGAAACCACAGATGCGGTAAGCGCCGTTTATGGTGGAGGCGATACCGGATTCCAGACAGACATGCAAATTGTAACATCTACAATTGAACAGCGTCAAACAAGACAGGGCATTTCAATTAGTGTTACACCAGAAACTCAAACTCAGAGAACTGGAGCCAGAGTAACAAATACTTCAATCATTCCATTCATGAGAAGTATAACCGTAACGTTTAAGGCAGAGAGAATGAAGCCTAACACACGGATATATCCTTTCTTTGATGGTATTGCAGTGTCAGAACATTGCCGACCAGTTGCAGTATCTGGCGCATGGAATCAGAACTTTACCAATTCAGTCGAAGCATCATCTTATGCGGATGGTGATTGGGGTGATGCCATCATCACTAACGATGAAGGTAGAGCCATGGGACAATTTAGAATCCCACAGGGACAATTTAGAGTTGGCGAAAAGATTTTCCGTTTGGCTGATGATGAGCAAAATAGAGAAAAATTCTTAACTACAGTTTGTAGTCAAACATTTTCTGCAAACGGTTTAGCACAAAATGTTCAAGATACCGTAATTTCTACTAGAGTTGCTAAGATTGCAACCAACACTCTTACGGATACTAGACTTACATATGATACTCAAACCACAGTCAATAGACTTGAGGGGAGAAGAGTTGGTATTCAAACCACTGTAGTAAATAACACATATACTACAGTAAACAACACTACAAATATTCAAAATACCTATGTTGATAATACTACAACTGTCAATAATACTAACACAACTATTATTTATCCTCCGCCATCGCCGCCGGATGAGCCTGTAGTTCCCACTGTTAACCCGGAAACCACTACTCCGAGAGTAACAACAACTACAACTACGGCGGCGCCAACAACTACGACCACCACAACGGCGGCGCCAACTACAACCACTACAACTACGACCACCACCACAACGGCGGCGCCAACAACTACGACCACCACCACCACAACGGCGGCGCCAACTACAACTACTGCCGCTCCTGTTCCGGATCCCAATCCTAACATAGCTTGTTGGGACGATTTTTGGATTGCAGACGAACTGTCTCTCTGGTGGGATACCGCTTGGCAGTGGAACTGGAATTGTGGTCTTGCTTTTACACCAGGCTTTGATCCTATCTCTCAGACCTTTATGGTTGAAGATATGCCTTTTGGCATGTATGCAACATCGGTTGATGTTTTCTTTAGAACAAAATCAGATACAGCCGCAATTAAATTAGAATTGAGAGAAGTTCAGAATGGTTATCCTTCAAATAACATTCTACCATTTGGTGAAGTAACATTAAGACCAGAGCAAGTTAACGTTGACGCTGACAATGCGGGTGCAAGAACTCGGTTTACATTCCCTTCTCCTGTCTATCTAAAGAACAATACAGAATATTGCTATGTTCTGTTGCCTGAAGGTAACTCTCCAGACTATGAAGTTTGGGTATCTGAGTTGGGTGAAAATGTTGTAAACACAACAACAAGAGTTACGGAACAGCCAAGCGTTGGTGTACTATTCACTTCAGCAAACAATAGAACTTGGACAGCACACCAGGCAGAAGACATGAAGTTCCTGCTAAACAGAGCAGACTTTGATATCAACAGTGTTGGTTTGGTCGAACTGGAAACTCAAGATATTGATTATCTCCGCTTTGATCAATTTACAGGCGGAAACTTTGATGTGGGCGAATCTATTCACGGGTTCTCGTTTACTATTGATGATGCCGGTTCTGGATATACAAACGGCACACATTCAATTACACTGTCTGGCGGTGGAGCCACAACAGATGCAACTGTAGATGTTGTTGTTTCATCAAATCAAATTTCAAGCATTACTGTTACAAATCCAGGAGCAGGCTACACAAGTGCGCCAACAATTTCATTCAGTACAATTTCTGGTGGCACAGACGGCTCAGCAACGGTTAGATTAAATTCCGGTTTAATCCAAACTTATGACACATTGTATAATGTTGCCAAGTTGTATGTTGTAACAGGCGCATTCTCTGCCAGCGATGTTGTTGGTAACGGTACCGCTTACGGAGAAGTTGTAGAAGTTGAAGATAAGGCAATCAATTCACTCACTGCAAACGTTGGTCATATGAATCATACACCATGCAGAATGGTTTGGTCATATTCTGCCACGGAAAATACCGGAACAGAAACTACTGCCGGTACAGATTTTGAGAACTTCACAGCAGACAAGCCTGAAGAATTGCTATATGATGCGTCTATTAGATCATTCTCGAATGAATATGAAAATCTTGGTGGAGAAAAGTCATTTAAGATTAGAGTTGGCATGTACACTCAAACCTCTACTGTTTCTCCAGTAATTGATTTGAGAAAATGCTCTATGATAGCAACAGCCAATGATATTAATAATGATGACACCGATGAAGAAACCGGGTTTGGATCTGCAAGATCGAAATATGTTTCTAGAAGAGTTGTATTGGATGATGGACAAGAAGCCGAAGACCTGCGAGTTTACTTGACAAATAATCTTCCATCTGGAACAGATGTTAAGGTATATGCAAGACTACAGCACGAGGCTGACCCAGAAGCATTTGAGGATAAAGATTGGGTCCTGATGGAAACAACTCCTCCGTCAGAATTGTTACCAACTGGTTATGCTGAATACACATATGACTTACCAGCAAGCGTCTTGAATGGTTCTGGTGTGTATGAATATACAGATGCCGGAGTGACATACACTGGGTATAAGATTTTTGCGATTAAAATCGTGATGTTGTCCACCAAACAGTGCGTTGTTCCTAAAGTCAGGGAACTTCGTGCAATTGCTCTACAGGTATAATTTTATGTCGAAATATGCTTTGGAAGATACAACTAAATATCTAAGAGATGGGCATTCAAAGGCCATCATTTCTAATGATTTGGAAGGGCTAAAGCAATATCGTGCAAAGCGAGAAAGTCAAAAAAGTATTCTAAATCGGATGCGTGAGATTGAAACCGATATAAATACAGTTAAGCAAGAAATGATCGACATAAAATTAATGTTGCAACAAATCATAAAAAATCAAGGTAAGTAGATATGTCAACAATCACTTTAAGATCGGCTAAAGGTTCGCCCCTAACGAACACTGAGGTTGATAATAACTTTAACAATCTTAATACAGATAAGTATCAGTCTGGGGATAATCCTAGCTTTGGCACGCTTACTCTGTCTGGTGACCTCAAGCCATCTATTAGTGCTACAGTATCTGCCGCTGGTACAGATCAGAGCGGTGCTACTGCCTTATCGGCTACAAATAGCATTGTTACCACAGTAAGTGCTGGACAAGGTGTTAAACTTCCAGTTGCTTCTGCCGCGTTAGTCTACACAGTAGTTAATACGACAGGAACAGCATTGAAAGTTTATCCAAATACTGGCGATAAAATTAACGGCGGGTCTTCAGACGCGGCAGTTACAATGGCTGGGTATACTTCTGCAACCTTTGTTGCAAAAGATGGTACCGACTGGTATACAAATACCCCACTTGTAATTTACGATGAATCTGGAACCAGATTAAACTAAGGTAACTTTCGATGAATCCATTAAGACTAAAGGCTTCTGGTTCGCCAATCACCTCTGCAAACTTTCAAGGTTTGCAGGTTATGTCCGACGCGGAAGTAAAAAACTATATTGCAAGTCAAATTACAACAGACTTTGCAACAGCGGCAAGTAACGGCAGCAATCCAGCAGATATCAATCTTGATACAGCAAACGCACTCACTGGAACATCTATCGGTACATTTTCTGATACTGATCGAACAGAAGCAACTGGTACTCACCCTGCAACTGGTTCCACCGCAACCGTAACATATTACGCAAAGCAAGTTACATCTTCAGCCACGGAATCAATTACTGCTAGAACAGTTGGTTTTGACACTGTTTCTGGTGGTATTAAGCAACTATCAAACGCTGAAATTAGCACAGATATCTTAGATAAAGTTATTTCTGCTATGGTAACTGAATCCGATTATACTGCCGGTCAATATCGTCTTTCTGGTTCAGCACCAACCGGTGGCACATGGACATCTCGCTATACGATTACAGACGTAGCAAACGGCGGAAATACAACCTACTACATTTGGCAAAAAACTGCCGCAACTTCGTCTGCTAATTCAGATTTGCGTCCTCTAAAAGTTTCCGGAAATAATGTCACTGCAATGACTGATGCGGAAATTAAACAGATGACTGCTAATTTTAGAAATAGAATTATTGCATCTGGTGTTGGCACATACAAACTGCAAGCATCTACGCCTTCTGGCGGAACATGGGTAAATATGGGATCCGCTTCGGATACCAGAGAACAGGTTATATCACAAAACTATACTGGCTCATATGGTGGCACTAGAACTTATAGCACCAGCTATGGCGGTACAAGATCATATAGCTCTTCATACACAAATACCTATGGTGGTACGAGAACATATTCGTCAAGCCCCTCTCAGTATGCGGGATCCAGAACATATTCTGACTCATATGCAAATACATATGCCGGTACTAGAAACTATTCGGGCAGCAGAACATATTCTGGCTCATACGTTTCAACATACGGCGGCACAAGACCATATTCTGGTAGCAGAACATATTCTGGCTCATATGCTAGATATTACGGTGGTTATCTAAACGGTAACTTTGCCGGAACCAGAACATATTCTGCCTCATACGTTTCTGCAACACAATACTTTTCTAGTTCCTTTGCTGGTAGCAGAACATATTCCGGCACATATACATCAGGCACACTGTACTTTGCAAACTCATACTCTGGCTCAAGAACTTATTCCGCAAACTATGCGGGTAGCAGAACTTACTCTGGCACATATGCAAACTCATACTCTGGCTCAAGAACTTATTCAGGCTCATACGCTGGCTCAAGAACTTACTCAGGTTCTTACTCTGGTACATATGCAGGTGACACCATTGTCTCAAACAAAGATGTTGTCTCAACAGTAACTCTTTGGGTAAGAACTGCTTAAGATGAAAAATGCTTGGAGGTGACTCTACGGGGTCACCTCCAGGCTCTACTATATAATAGTATGTAATTTTAACATTAATGAGGTGATTGAAGTGGAAGTAGAAATCTCTCCTGAAAAGGAAACTCCAAAACAATATAAAGAACCCTTCTGGCTAAACAAGGCTCAGAAGCAGGTAATGGTTATTATGTATTATCCAGATACTGGTAAAAGCCTACCTGCATCTGTGTCTGGAGAAGGCGGAAATAATCCGGACTATGACGCCATAATGAAGGCGTTTACAGAAGAAGAAATTGATGCAAACACTCGTCAAAGAGAAGAGCGTAGACATCGTGAAGTAAGGGAAAGAATTGAGCGTAGCAAAGTTGATGAACAAAGACGTAAAGATGAAGCCCTATTTGAAGCAAAATTGGATGCTTTTGAAATTCCAGTAGTCAAACAGTCTAAGAATAAAACTTTGAAATCTAAAATTCGTAGAGCTAAAAACTCATTCGAAGTTTTGGCATATACAGTAATGTTGATTCAGGCTGAAGACAATGCGACAGAAGAATGATGGTAATATTGTAAAAAAGGGATTTCTTTATGTGGCATCTCTTCGTAGAGGCTACTATCTAGCCGCAAAGAATTCAGCGTTATCTCTTTTAGATTATTTTCCTGAAGCTAAAATTACTCTATTCACGCATGAAGAGTGGGTAGAGGATGAAGACTATGAAATTTTTGAGAACATCATTACCGATGGTGTTCCTAGACACCATCGGGCAAAACTTTGGGCATTAGACAAAACTCCATATGATATAACGGCATATTTGGATTGCGATACTGAAATTGTGCATGAAGATATTACAACAATTTTCGATCAAATTCCAAAAAACGTTGATATTATCTTTACAGCAAATCGTCCATATAACGCGGCAATCACAAAGCTGTCAAACACAGAAGAGATGACAGAGCATTGTGGACTATTTGTTTACAGACATAATCCAAAAACAATCAATTTAATGAGTGCTTGGTGGGGTGAGTATCTAAAGCAACAGGAACCTGGATACGATCACGAACATTATCCAAAAGAAGCACTGGAATGGGACACCTTTACAATGTGGCGTCTATTGACTTACGGTAACATGGGAGTTAAGACTGGAAGATTTCCTGATCCAGACGCACGTTGGAACTTTGTTATCGGATACAAAGAAGAAGAATTAAAAGGTCAACCTAAAATTATTCATCACTATACTTTGCCGCCGTCCATAAGGAACGCATAATACATGAAGTTTACAAATACAATTAGCGATGAGCTTTTAGATATCGTTACTCCTTATACAGATTGGTTTTTCTCTCAGACGGATCACGCAAAGCTAAAAGAACCAGATAGAGTCCATGGACATACTATGGAATCTGCAACTAACAAAGAGTACCTAGATCATATAGTTAAAAAAGATGGAGATCACGTTGGATTTCCTGAAGTCGCATATTGTTGTGATATTAGTTTAACTCCAGGTATACCAGAAGCACACAGAGAAAAGCAACGTCTATTGAATAGAGAATTAATCTCGTTCTTGGGTGCAAAGACAAACGCGGTACATGTCTATTATCCAGAAGGCGGATTTATGGGCTGGCACACAAACTGGAATGCTTCTGGATATAACATTCTTTTAACATACAACCCAGAAGCTGAAGCTGGTTATTTTAGGTATCGTGATCCTATTACCAAAGAAATGGTAACTCTTTTGGATCCTAAAGGATGGTCAGTTAAAGTGGGCTATTTTGGCAGAAGAAGTGAAACCGACAAAGTGTGGTATCACTGTGCCGGTTCCAAGAGTAAAAGAATTACATTAGGCTATGTTATTCCAGATGAGAGTTTCTGGAAAATGATGATTGAAGATATTACTGGGCAGGACTTTGGTTCTCTTTCTGAGACTTAGACTTATTCTTTTCAAGCATAGCAATCATTTCTTCCAAGATTGCCAGTTGCTCATGCATTCTCTCAATGTCATCTAACATTTTTGGAATTGCAAATTTTGTTCGGACAATAACTGCCGCCTCATAATTTGTAATTCCTGCCATAGACAACTCAATCTTTTTGCGCTTTACAAAAGCTACAAAATTTGACCACCAGGTTGACGATGACTTGATGTTTTGTATCTTCAAATCTTGTGCGGCTCGGATCTGAGTTTCTTTTTTTCGACTCTGTTCTTCTCTAAAGATCAGTAATGCCTCTTCTCTAGCCACTTGAATTTTTGCTTTGGTTTCTTTTAGTTCAGTTTCTAGTTCTACAATTCTGGCAGATTCTTTGGTTCTCAATTGAGATTGTCCGACAGATTGCTCACGGTATTTCATTAGTGTTTCATCTCTAGCCTTTTCGGCTGCCAGCTTCTGTTCTCTCATTAGAGAGATTTCTTTGCGCATTAGATCAATTGCGCCTTCTTGCTTTAAGGCAGTTTCTGAAATAGAACTTTCGATTGACGAGATTTTTGTGAGCAATTCTTCAATCTGAATATCTTTCTTCTTTAGAATTGCTTTAAGCTGAGAGTTTTCTCTGGTTGCCAATATAGTTTTTGTTGCCGCTTTTTCAGCCCGGAGTTTCTTTTTTTCATCCAACTTCTTTTTCTTTAGCAAGTCTTGATGAATTTGCTTTGCAATTTCATCCTTTCTTTTGATCTCTTCTTCTAGTTTTAGTCTAGATTCTTCGTCTTGCTTTAATTCAATCTCATCTTTCACATCAATTACTCCATCGTTGTTTACATCAATGGATACGTGAGTCTGCTCAAGCGGAACAGGAATAAAGTTTTCTGGAGGTGGTGCAACAATTCTTACTCTGCCCATGTTATTTTGTTCCTATTGCCATAAAACGATCAAATTCGGTTTTACCATCAAAGCTGTAATAAAACTGCTTAATCTCTCCGGTATACTTTGCAGTCTTAATACCTACATTTTCAATGTGTGCTTCTATTGTAGGCACACAATTTATGCCATACATTTCTTTAAACACGTTTGAAGATTGACATGCAAAGATACACTTTTTGTTTGCGGTGGTCATTTCTCTAAGTGGATACATGGTTTCTGCACACATAGAGATGACAACATCTGTTTCAAGGGCATTAATATCATGATATGCAAAAGGTATATCCCAATTAATATGATTTAAATCAATACCCTGTTCGACATAATACCTATTAAAAACTTTGGATAACTCAAGTGCATCATTATCAACATCAATAAGGTTGATTTTAGTTATTGAAAGATTTTCACAAAGAAGTGGAACTAAAGGAAAACCAAGCCAGGAATTAAGAACAGTAATATCTAGTCCTTTATTTTTAGGCAAAAGTGGCTTTAGTTCTTCTACCAACCAGATTGCGGCTTCCATAGTATTTGGATTCAAAGACTTTCTAAAGTCTTCATGTTTCCAAGGCATTTCGTGGCTAATCTTATCGAGGCCATCGCCCCAATTTCGATAATTATTCAAAAAGTTATAGCTTAACATCTTCTGGTCGCTCCATAGAATCATACAAACAAATTAGCGGATCTTCTCTTAGGGTGTGCTTTCTCACATCTGTTGGCCATATATAGCCGTTATTATAACTGTATACCCAGCCGTCTGGAAAATGATCAATCTTTAACAGCCTTTCACGTTGATGACCAAAAAGATTATCTAGACCGCGATAGTAGAAAAACATTTGAGAAGGATAATCTTTAACAAACTTTGTGATTTTCTTTCCGTCAAACATGTCGTTCCAGCGTAAAACGGAAGAGTTTAGCTCAGTATATGCCCAAGGAATATCTTTAACATCTCGCTTCATTTTTTTCAAATTGTGCCAGCATGTTCTAACAAAGGTAAGTTTATCCCCGGGATCGTAGTTTACAATACAATCAATATTCGATTGTATCTGCACATCCAAATCGAAAAATAACTTTTCGCCTTTTTGAGAAACAACGTTTGGGTCAAATAGATGGAGTTTGTTCCACCATTTCTCATAGTAATTTCCTTTTGGGAAATCAATAACAAGAATATCCGGATTTAAATCGTGAGGATATTCTGTCAAGCAATAAAAATCAAATTCTTCGGTAATGTATTTTTTACATTGGTCATGAATTGCGTTTACTGCTTCGGGACCATACTTCTGTCCCCACTTTACTGTATAAATGTTAATCATTTTATATATCCCAATGCGCTAATAGGTCTGGATCAACTAGCGATGCTTGTTTTACCTTACCACGACTATTATCTTGGAATGGGAGCAAGTCCACATTGAACACACAAATAATAGCATCTTTTCTATATATACCTACTTCTAGGTCATTAGAATCCCAATCTCTTCCTCTGTTATATGAGTACGCAAATTCTTTTGGAAAATGTTTCCATAAAGGTGGTTTGCCGTCAGGTCTAAAATCTCCCCAACGCCAACTGTGATAGTTATCTGTTCCATCTGTGAACGTAAACCATATACGCTCTTGATTTTCTAAAACATCTTGCCAGATACATTCAGTCTGATCATCCATCCATGCCATACAAGAGCCATTTGTGTATGCTCCGTGACTGAGTTTGAATTGTCTAGTCTTCATAGGTCTTGGATCTTGCCACCAAGAGCGCAACTTTCGAGGATTATCATAATCATACTCAATTATCGGAGTTAGATCACTTTGGATGATTACGTCCAAATCAAAAAAGATAAATTTGCCAGTAGGTTTGTCTGGAGCAAAATTGTGAGTGTTGAATATCATCGTTTTTGGTCTGTCCCAGCAACGAGCCATACCATACTTGAAGTTATCAGATCCAAACCAATACTTAGGGTGAATTTCTGGAATATCTGGAAAATCAATATGAGTAATATTCTCGTCTAGTCCCTTAGCATCATCGGTATAACAATAGAAATGTACATCATATTTGTCTGGCGTGTTTAGTCTAGCCATCCGATTTAGTCGATTGACAAACTCGGGACCATATTTTGTTCCCCATTTGCAACAGATATAATTAACTCTCATTTTGCCGTCCATAATTTTTTGATGTTTTTGTCTTTACACTTGTCTAACTCTGTGTGAGTTTTTGACACAGGATCTGGAACATTATCCGTATTGAATAAACAGATTGCGGCATCTGGTCTAAACTTAAATGCTTCTACATCTTCTGGATAATATCGACCTCTGTTCCAAGAATAACACCAAGTTTCTGGAATATTTTTCCAGAAGTTCTTTTGTCTCCAGTAGTGATAGTTGTCTGAGCCTTTGAAGAAGGTCTTAAAAATGATGTCTCTGTTTTCGAAGACATCGTAGTATATATGACTGCATTGACGATAAGACCAAAGCATCATACTTGAGTTGTAGTATGTTCCTCGAGTATCGATAAAAAATCTATCATCTTTGTCGTAGCCTGGTTTTTGCCAAAAGCAATGAATTAGTCTGGGCTTTTGTGCCAGATCATCGATAATGCTAATGTCGCCTTGAATTACAACATCCAGATCGAAGTAGCAAAATGTGTCCACGAAAGACACATTTTCAAGCCACTCTTCAGAGTTGAATACTAGGAATTTTGCTCGGTCAAAGCAATAATCTTCTTTACCAAAGTAGTATTTTGGATGAAGTAGTCCGTCATCTGGAATAGGAACGACTTCAATTTCTTTATTGATTCGTTGAGGATCATCCGTGTAACATACAAATCTAAAGTCTCCAACATAGTTTCTCTTTACCATGTTGTATAGATTGTTTACATACTTGGCTGGGTATTTCTTACCCCATTTTATTGTTAGAAAGATCATCATATAATTTGTCGTGCTCCGGGTATAAGTCCAATCCGTTTAATAGTGCTATTGTATATTCTGGTCGATATCGATCACATGTCTTCAACTCTGGAACATAGAAGTCTGCTCCATATAGAAAAGAGTAGAACTCGCCTTTTGGAAACCATTTAAATTTGAATCCTTCGTGCCAAAGAAATCTATCGTCTCCCCAATACTTAATTTGATAGTAATCTGGGTCTTCGGAAAATTTTTCCCATATAATTTTAGCGTCAGGAGATCCAGATTTCCAGAGGACTGCACTAGAGTTGTAGTTGCTTAGATACTGCATACTGTAACCACTATGCGGTTGATCTACAAAACCCACATCTTTCCAATAAGTATACACTATTGTTGGTGTATTGTCAATATATTTCCATAGGTGATCGATATCTTTTTGTATACGAACGTCCAAGTCTAAATACAGTATATCACCCAGATTTTCCAGACTGTACATCCAAATCTTGCGGAATGTTCCGTCTATATCATCTGGAATAGGGATTATCTGGACTCTAGGGTCTAGATCTGGATCATCAGTTATACAAGCATAATGATACTTTCCGCCGGTGGCAGAAATAATTCTATCAACATCTATTTTAGAGTATTTTGTGCCATATTTTAGCATTAAAATGGTCTTCATGATATTTTCCCAATTATAAATAACTCAAACACCATATAATTTATAAGGTCCCTAATGGCTACAATCAAAAATCTTTACATTGATCAAGGAAGTACATTTAACGCTTCACTCAATGTTAATGATCAGACTGACGAACCGTTGGACTTGTCTGATTATACTGCTGCCGCTCAAATGCGTCGGTCGTATTATACTAATACTTATATCGATTTGAATGCAACAATATCTTCACCTTTAGATGGTGAAGTTATTATTTCGTTATCTGCAAGCGAGTCCGGTGCAGTAAAAGCCGGCAGATATGTTTATGATGTTGAAATTACTGGAAATGGCGAGACTATGCGTGTGTTAGAAGGCATCATAGTTGTTAATCCGGAGGTTACCAGATAATGGCAATTAAAGTCACCGTTCCATTAACAAAAAATATAAATACAAGTGTCGTTAGTACAAAGTCATCTGTGTTGGTTTCGTCTCTTAAGGACGTTGTTATTGACGATGTAGGTGAAGGTGACACTTTAGTTTATAATGCTACAACAAAGAAGTGGGAAGCAAAATCCCTGGACGAGCAAACAATAACCCGCGTAGATGGCGGCACATTTTAACAAAAAAAGAGGAATAGGCTAATATGTCCACAATTATTCAAATTAAGAGAAGTTCCGGTTCAGCCGCTCCAACAACTAGCGATTTGCTAGAAGGCGAGTTGGCATATGCTGAAGACGCCAGTAATAATGGCGCAGGTGCGAAACTCTATATTGAGTCCGTAAACTCAAGTGGTAGTGCTGTCATTGAAGCTATCGGTGGTAAGTTTTATACTTCTGCCGTCGATTCAGCAACAAATGCCAACACAGCAAGCACACTAGTTAAGCGTGATGCTTCAGGCAATTTCAGCGCAGGCGTAATTACCGCTGACCTTACTGGTGACGTAACTGGTGATCTTACTGGTGACGTAACTGGTGATCTTACTGGTGACGTAACTGGTAACGTAACTGGTAACGTAACAGGTAACGTAACTGGTACAGTTTCAGATATCAGCAACCACGATACAGATGGTCTAAGCGAAGGTTCAAGCAACCTATACTTTACTGATGCCCGCGCACGTGGTGCAATCAGCGTAACTGGCGCCGCAACTTATGACTCTTCTACTGGTGTCATCAACGTAACCGGTGGCGTTACAAGCGTAAACGGTGAAGTCGGTGCAGTTGTACTAGACACAGACGATATTGGTGAAGGTGCTACCAATCAGTATTATACAGACGCCCGCGCAAGAGGCGCAATCTCTGCCACTGGTTCACTAAGCTATGACTCATCAACTGGTGAAATTAGCTACACTCAAGGTGATTCTGATACTGTAGCTGAAGGTGTAAACAACCTTTACTTCACAGACGCAAGAGCGCAGGCAGCTATCAGCGTTTCTGGCGATCTAACTTACGCCGGCGGTGTTGTAGGCTTCACACTATCAGACCACGATACAGACGATGTGCAAGAAGGCGCAAACAACCTTTACTTCACAGACGCAAGAGCGCAGGCAGCTATCACAGCCGGCACTGGTGTTGATGTAACTAATGGTGTTGTAAGCATCGGTCAGGCAGTTGGTACCACAGATAACGTAACATTCAATGACGTAACTGTTGATGGTACACTTTATTCGGACGATATCACTGCTGGTAACATCACTGTTGCCGGTAACTTGACAGTAACTGGTACAACCACAACTGTCAACTCGTCAACGATTTCTGTAACTGACCCACTCATCTTTGTTGGTAACGACAATAACGCAACCGACGCAGTTGACCTCGGTCTCTTCGGTATGTACGATTCGACAGGCTCACAGGACCTCTATGCCGGTCTATTCCGTGATGCTACTGACGGCAAGTGGAGACTCTTCAAGGATCTACAATCTGCACCAACAACAACTGTTGACGTTGCCGGTTCGGGTTACACAGTAGCAACACTTGTTGCTAACCTTGAGGGTTCACTATCTGGCGGCACAGTTTCCGGTCTTTCGGCTGCAATCGGTGTAGCAGATGGTGGTACTGGCGCAACAACGCTAACTGCTAACGGTGTTCTCTTTGGTGGCGGCACAAGCGCCATTCAGGCAACCGCAGTAGGCACAGCCGGTCAGGTTCTTCTATCAAATGGTTCAGGTAATGCCCCATCGTTTGGCAACATCGACGGTGGCACTTACTAATAATAGTAAATGAAACGGGGGGGCTTTTGCTCCCCCACAACTTGAGAGTAAATAATGGATCAGACTAAGTTTATAAACAGCTACATCAATAATCTAGCTGAACAAGTAAAAGCAATGTCTCTTGACAATATTATGCTAAAGACTCAATTGTCAATGGCTAATGAACAAATACAAGAGTTGACTGCCGCACTAGATAAAGCGGTCAACAAAGACAGTAAATCAAGTAAAAAGCAAACTGATGATTGGGAAAACGGATCATTTAATAAAGAATAGGGCAGGGCAAATCAATGTCTACAATAGTACAGGTTAAAAGGAGTGAGACTACTGGCTCTGAGCCATCGGCTGCCGATTTAGCAGTTGGCGAACTTGCCATTAACCTCACCGATCGAAAGATATTCTCTAAAAAGAGCGACGGTACTGTAGTAGCCATGGGTGGCGTAGAAGTAAACAATGGAGACAACACAGCAAGTGTTTCTACAATTTCGTTTGCTGATACAGCTTTTACAGACTTCTATGTTGATACCGAAACAACACCAGGTGTAGCCATTGTCAGATTGAATAATCAATTTGACTTAGACTATGGCTTAATTACTGATAGTGTTGAAGCGTTCAACAGTATTGATTACGGGAGTCTATAACCATGGCAGCTAGAGTAAAACTCCGCAGAGGTACAGAAGCTCAACACAATAGCTTTACCGGGGCGCAAGCCGAGATTACAGTTGATACCACAAATTGGACAATTAGAGTCCATGATGGTAGCACAACAGGTGGTCACGAATTGCTTAAAACTAACCTTGCAAACTTAGATGACGGTGCCGTTCTTGACGGTGGAACCTATTCCAGTGGCAGCTAAATAGAGAATGAAATAGGAGACAAAAATGGCAACGATTTTACAACTAAGAAGAGGCACTAGCGCACAGCACTCATCATTTACTGGTGCAGAGGGCGAAATCACGGTCGATACCAGCAAATTTGCTGTTGTTGTACATGATGGTTCAACTGCAGGCGGTTATGAGTTGGCTCTAGCAGACTTGTCAAACACAACTGCTATTGCACTAACAAGTTTAAGTGGCGGCACTGGTATCAATTACAACAATTCCACGGGCGAAATTGCAGTTGATACGTCAACAATTGCAGAGCGTTCTTGGGTAACAACACAAATTCAATCTAAAGATGCCTTAAGTGAGTTGTCTGGCGATTCAGATGATATCACAGAAGGTACAACAAATCTTTACTACACAGATGCAAGAGTTAAAACATTACTAACTGCACTTGACGGAAATATTATTCCTGCCGCAGACGTAACGTACTCTTTGGGTTCACCTAGCTATCAGTGGGCTGACGTTTACGTTGGTCCTGGTTCACTTTACGTTAACGGTCAGAAAGTTCTAGAAGAAAATTCTGGTAACATTGTTGTTTCTGCCGACTCTAACCAAAATCTCGTTCTTCAAACTAGCGGTTCTGGTGACTTAGAGTTAGATCCTACAGGAACTGGCGTTGTTGCAGTTAAAGGAACACTACAGCTTGAAGACGGCGTAAATGTTACGAACTCAGCTGGTAATCCAATCTCATTTGGTAATAACATTAAAGTAAATCAGATTACCACAAAAGACAATGATACAAATCTTGTTCTTTCTGGTGCTGGAACTGGTAATGTTACCGTAAATGATGACTTGAATGTGACAGGCAATTTAACTGTTGCAGGCACAACAACAACCATCAATTCGGAAACAGTAAATTTAGCAGACAACACGATTGTTCTTAATAGCAACTTCACTTCTGGTGTGCCAACCGAAGATGCTGGTATCAGCATTTCTCGCGGCGGTTCAACAAGTGTTACGCTACTATGGGATGAAGCAAATGATCGCTGGACTGTAGGTGGCGAATCTTTTGTTGCTGGAACCTTTATCGGTAATCTTACTGGTCAAGTTTCTACTCTAAGCAATCATGATACTGGCGATCTCGCTGAGGGCGCAAACCTTTACTTTACAGATGCAAGAGCTAGAGGCGCAATCAGCGTTTCGGGTTCTTTGTCTTACAACTCAGCATCCGGTGTTGTGTCGTATACAACACCAAGCACAATTGCTTCTTTAAGCAATCACAATACTGATGCTTTGAGTGAAGGTTCAACAAATCTTTACTACACAAATGCAAGAGCGCAGGCAGCCATCACTGCTGGCACAGGCGTCTCTGTAGTTGCTGGTCAAGTAAGCATTGGTCAGAGTGTTGCAACTTCGGCAAGTCCAACGTTTGACAATCTTACGTTGAACGGTAATCTAACCGTAAGTGGCACAACAACTACAATCAATACAGAAACAGTAAATATTGCTGACAATACAATTGTCTTAAACAGCAACTATACTGGTTCAACTCCATCAGAAAATGGTGGTATTGAAATTGAGCGTGGCACCTTAGCAAACAAATCTCTATTGTGGGATGAAACAAATGATCGCTGGACTGTTGGGGCAGAAACATTTGTTGCTGGCACCTTTGTTGGTAACGTAACCGGTAACGTAACTGGTAACGTAACTGGCTCGTCAGGAACAACAAATAGCATCTCAAACCACGATACAGATGATCTGGCAGAAGGCTCCACTAATCAGTATTTCACAAATGCTAGAGCAAGAAGCGCAATTAGTGTAAGTGGCGACTTGTCTTATAACTCTTCAACTGGCGTAGTTTCTTTCTCAGAAACATATTCAACGGCGGCAGAGTTATTGACAGCGATTAAGACTGCGGACGGTTCTGGATCTGGGCTTGACGCGGATCTTCTAGATGGTCAGCAAGGCTCTTATTATCGTCTAAACGTCTATGATGCATCAGGAAATCTGTTGAACTAATATGGCAACCACCGTTCAACTCAAAAGAAGTGAAACAAGTGGCGTTACCCCAACCGCAGGTCAAATTGCGGTTGGGGAACTTGCTATAAATTTAGCAGATGGTACATTATATTCTAAGAGAACAGACGGCGCAATCATTGAAATTGGTAGCAATCTACCAGACGATTATTATCTTTCATCAAGTCAAGACTTCGGTTTAATTACACAGGCTGTAGATACAAACCTAAATTTAGGTAGTGTTTCAAACGTATCTTCAGCATCAAAGACTTTGGGTGATGTTATTACTAACGTAGAATATGTTAGTGTACCGGCTTCATCTACGGCAACCGGAAAAGTAAATCAATTGGCTGCCGATGCCAACTATCTTTATATTTGTGTTTCAGAAAATACTTGGAAAAGAATAGCACTGTCTTCTTGGTAATTATAAATAGTCCTAGAAAAGAGGACAAAATATGGCTATTTCATCACGACAGGGGCTGGTAGATTACTGTCTACGCAGACTTGGTTTTCCAGTAATAGAGATTAACGTTGATGATGATCAGGTTTCCGACCGAATCGATGACGCTCTGCAATATTTCCAAGAGTATCATTTTGATGGTGTCGAGAGAGTATATCTTCAACACCAAGTAACAACAGCTACCCTAAAATTCACAGGGCTTTCTGCGCCCTCTTTTACTGTGGGCGAAACATTGATTGGCGACACATCTGGCGCCTCATGTAAGGTCTATTCTATAGCCAGCACCACAGTAACAATTACAAAGGTTCAAGGCACCTTTGTTGCAGGAGAAAATTTAACTGGACAAGAGTCCGGGTATTCTCGCACACTCGCATCTACAAGTTTTTATACTCCCGGCGACATGCAAAATGGAGAAATTTCCATTAGCGATGCTGTAATTGGAGTAATTAGAGTATTGCCTATTAATGGAGCCAGCAGTGGCTCACAAAACGCAAACAACATGTTTGATCTTGTGTATCAATTCCGTTTAAATGACATGTATAATTTGTTATCTGCGGATATGATTTACTATACACAAATGAAGCAATACTTGTCAATGCTTGACATGCTTCTTGTTGGCGATAGGTCATTTTCTTTCAATCGTAAAACGGACACTTTAAAAGTTCATTGCAACTGGGAAGATGTTTTTGAACCAGGCGACTTTGTTCTTGTTGAGTGTTATCGTATTTTAGATCCAGAAACATTTACCCAAGTTTATGATGATATGTTCTTAAAGAAATACGCTACTGCTCTTATTAAAAGACAGTGGGGCGAGAACATGAAAAAGTTTGGCGGCATGCAATTGCCCGGCGGCATCATAATGAATGGACAGCAAGTTTATGATGAAGCCGTTCAGGAGATTGCACTAATAGAACAAGAGATGCAATCTAAATCAGAACTTCCTGTCGATTTTATGGTGGGATAAATTATGCCCACTAATTTCTACTTTCAATCTGGTAATACCTCAGGTACCACCAACGAACAGCGTTTGTTGGAGGACTTGGTTATTGAGAGTATGAAGATATATGGTCATGATGTCTATTATCTTCCGCGCACAATTGTAAATCAAGATCCAATTTTTAATCAAGACCCTATTGGTTATTTCAATCAAGCGTATCCTCTAGAAATGTATCTAGAAAATACTGATGGATTTGAGGGGCAGGGCGAACTTCTAACAAAATTTGGATACGAGTTTAGATCCACAGCAACATTTGTTGTTTCTAAAAGACGTTGGGAAGAGGCAATCGGTAGACAGGCAGAAAATTTAATTTTGCCAGATCGCCCAGCCGAAGGTGATGTTTTATTTTTTCCAAAAACACAGACATTTTTCCAGATAACATATGTTGATGCTCTAAATCCTTTTTATCAATTAGGCAAAATTTATACATTTAAACTTGCATGTGAGGTTTGGGAATACAGTTCTGAATTTGTTGATACAGATATTGAAGGAATTCAAAACTCTATAGATGATAAAACTCAAGATTCACTTGCATGGCAAGTGTTGACCGAGAGTGGCAATAATCTTGTAGATGAATATGGCAAAGCTATTATTATGGAAAAATTCAAATCTACTACATCTGTATTAATTGATGATACTCTTGATATAGAAAGCGAAGCAGAAGGAATTATCGATTTCTCTGCATTCAACCCATTTGGTGAGATTAGATAATGTTTTTAAAACAACACTTTTATCATCAGCATATTAGAAAGGCAATTATTGCCTTTGGAACAATCTTCAATCAAATAACGATCAATAGATTGAATTCCTCTTCCAAGATTGTACAATCTCTCAGAGTTCCACTTGCATATGCTCCAAAAGATAAGTTTTTAACTAGAGTTCAGGCTGTTCCTGGTGGCGATGATGGCGTACAGCCAGCCACTGTTGCTACAATACTTCCCAGAATGGGCTTTGAGATTGTAGGGCTGTCTCATGATCCTAGTAGAAAAGTCAGTTACATTCAGAAGAATAAGGCGATAGGAGTTGACGATAGACCAAACTCCGTTCGCAGTCAATATGTTGCGGCACCATATAATATGAATATTAATTTGTATATTGCCGCAAAAAATCAAGATGATGGTTTACAGATATTAGAGCAAATACTGCCGTTTTTTAATCCAGACTTTGCTGTTTCTATTAATGATTTGCCAGAAATGGGAATCAAAAGAGTTCTTGAAATTGGGTTAGACGGAATTACATATCAAGATGTGTATGAGGGCAACTTTACTCAGAGAACAGCAATTGTTTGGGAATTATCATTTACCCTAGCATTAAATTTCTATGGTCCAGTAAGTCAAGAAGGCGTTATTAAAACGGCAATTGCTAAGACTTATGAGACTTTAGACACAAATGCGGATATTAGCCGTAAATATACAGTTACAGTAAATCCTGAAGACGCAACTGTGGTTGATGCCTGGGACTATGTGGAGCAGTTTGATGAAACCTACGAACAACCCCTATAATAAACTTGATGATATTTTTGGAACACATCTGGAAGATGCGTTAAAAAAGCGGGAAGAATCCCAACAGCTTCCTGCAATTCAAGACCCGCCAGCTTTACCTGAAGTCGTTTCCACCGGAGATGATATTGAAGATGATTATCAGGTAGCAAGAAAAAAATTAAACGATCTCATCACTAAAAGCGAAAAGGCTTTAGATGGCGCACTAAATGTTGCGTTATCAAGCGATAGCCCTAGAGCATATGAGGTTGTTGGACAATTAATTAAAACAACAGGCGATACGGCTAAAGACTTGCTTGCTCTTCAAAGCGCAAAAAAGAAGTTGCGTGATCCAGAATCTAAGTCACAAAATATCGATACCCAGAATAATATTGTTTTTGCCGGAAGCACACAAGAATTACTGAAAGCCTTAAAAGCAGAAAAAGAAAATATTATAGATCATGGCGACTGAAAATTCATATCACGGTAATATCAATTTAAAGCCGGCTGGATTTACACACACTTTTACCAACGAACAACTTATTGAGTTGATAAAGTGCCAAGAAGATCCAATTTATTTTATTGAGAACTATTGTCAAATAGTTACTCTGGACCACGGCTTACAATTATTTAAATTATACGATTGTCAGAAAGAAAAAGTTCACCACATTCTAAACAATCGTAAAGCAATTTTAATGGAAGGTCGCCAGCAGGGTAAGACTATTACATCTGCCGCTTGTATTTTGTGGTATACTCTTTTCCAAGATAGTAAGACCGTGGCTATTATGGCTAACAAGACGGCTGCAGCCAGGGAAGTTATGGCTCGTTATCAGGGTATGTATGAGAATTTGCCATTATGGATGCAACAGGGCGTTCGTACATGGAACAAGGGTGACGTAGAACTAGAAAACGGGTCTAAAATTTTTACCGCCGCTACTACCGCTTCTGGTATTCGTGGTAAGTCTGTTAACTGGCTATACATTGACGAAGCGGCAATCATTCCAAACACCGTTGCAGAGCAGTTCTTTGCATCCGTTTATCCTACCATTTCAGCTGGTCAAACAACAAAAATTCTTTTGACCTCAACCCCACTTGGTTATAACCATTTCTGGAAATTCTGGAACGAAGCAGAAAAAGGTCGTAACGGGTTTGAGCCGATGTTCATTCCTTACCACAGAATTCCTGGTAGAGATGATGCATGGGCAGAAGAACAGTTACGTCTTCTTGGTGAATTGAAGTTCAATCAAGAAGTTCTATGTGAGTTTTTGGGTTCAAGCAACACACTGATTGGTGCCAAGACTTTGGGTGCCATGAGTTCTGTTGATCCAATTTATCAAAAAGACGGTTTAGATATATATGAAGAGCCTATAAAAGATCACATTTATGCGATGGGTGTTGATACGGCACGAGGCGTGGGTGGAGATTATTCAACATTTAGTGTTGTTGACGTAACTCAAGTCCCATATAAACTGGTGGCTAAGTATCGTGATAATAAGATTGCACCCATGTTGTTTCCAAACATCATTGCTAAGGTTGGCAATGATTATAATAAAGCATATGTTCTTGTTGAGATTAACGATATTGGTCAACAAGTAGCAGACATTCTCCATATGGAATTGGAGTATGACAACATTCTAACTACTGTCAAAGCCCAGTTGAAGCAATATTTGTCACCTGGATTTGGCACAAAAACCCAACGCGGTGTTAGAATGACCAAACAAGTAAAGCGCCAGGGCTGTTTTGCCTTAAAATCTTTACTTGAAGAGCAGAAATTATTGGTATTTGATGCGGATACCATCTCTGAGTTCTCGACTTTTATTGAAAAGCAAGGATCCTGGATGGCAGACGAAGGATATTTTGATGATCTCGTAATGTCATTGGTTTTAATTGCCTGGATGTCAAGTAATCCTTACTTCAAAGACATGACAGATGTTGATGTTCGTAAGAAGATGTATTCAGAGCAGATGGAACAGATCGAGGATGAACTTACTCCTTTCGGTGCTATAAATAACGGCACTGAAGAAGAAGTTTTTGTGGAATCGGGCGATGTGTGGAAAGTCGATTCCGATGTGGGATCGAATTGGTTTAGATAGAAATATCGGTTATTATAAATAAATTCATATAAAACAAGACAAGTGGTTGTCAGATTATATTAAAACGAGGAGAAGAATATGGCTTTTCAATTATCGCCAGGCGTCCAAGTTACAGAGAAGGATTTAACCAACATTGTTCCTGCGGTATCAAGTTCTGCGGCAGGCTTTGTTGGTAATTTCACTTGGGGACCTGTTAAGGAAGTTAGAGTAATTTCTAACGAAGCAAATCTAGTAAGATACTTCGGTAAACCAGTTTCCAATAAGGTAGACTTCTTTACTGCATCTAACTTTTTGGGCTACGGCAACAATCTACAGTTGGTTCGTGTAGTTGGTGAAGGTTCAAAGAATGCTACTGCCGACGGCACAGGCATTCTTGTTGAGAACGAGGTTCACTACGACAACAACTACTCAACAGGTTCTGCTGATGTTGGCAACTGGGCGGCAAAATGCCCAGGTCTAGGTGGCAACGGTCTTATCGTTTCCATGGCAGACTCAGCAACATTTGACGAATGGGACTACAAAGCATACTTTGATAGTGCTCCAGGCACATCTGCTTTTGTAGCCAGCAAGTCGGGTTCAAATGACGAACTTCACGTTATCATCATCGACGGTAGCGGCGTATTTACCGGAACACAGGGTGCCGTACTAGAGAAGTGGCCATTCATGTCTAAGGCTCTTACTGCTAAACTCTCTGACGGTAGCACAAACTACTATAAAGAAGTTCTCAACAAGGGTTCTCAGTATATTTGGTGGATGGATCATCCTAATTCAATGACCAACTGGGGCGGGACAGCAATTGGCACAACATTTATGAGCCTATCTGAGCCAGATACACACACCTTTGCTGGTGGTACCTCTGTTGAACCTTCGGATGCAGACATCAATGTTGGCTACTCAATGCTGGCCGACAAAGACAAGTACGATGTTTCTCTGCTACTAACTGGTGGTCACAGCGATACGGTCGTCAAGCATGCCATCGACAACGTAGCACTAGCTCGCCTAGACTGCATGGTATTCTTCTCGCCTCCTCTAGTGGCAGTTAAGAATAATGCTGGTTCAGAGGCTACCGACGTTGCAGACTACAGAAACACAACCATCAATCGCTCAACTTCATATGCGGTGATGGATTCTGGCTGGAAAGTTCAATACGACTCATACAATGACGAGTATGTTAACATTCCTCTAAATGCTGATACTGCCGGTCTATGTGCTAGAACAGACCAGACAAATGATCCTTGGTGGTCACCTGCTGGTTACAATCGTGGTCAGGTCAAGAATGTTATCAAGCTAATCTGGTCACCAGATCAGACAGAGCGTGATACTCTATACAAATCGAACGTCAACCCAGTTGTTTCGTTTGTTGGTCAGGGTACAGTCTTGTTTGGTGATAAGACTCAGTTGAGCAAGCCAAGCGCATTTGATCGTATTAACGTTCGTAGACTGTTTATTGTTCTTGAGAAAGCAATTGCTACTGCCGCTAAGTATCAGTTGTTCGAGTTCAACGATGTATTCACAAGAGCGCAGTTCCGCTCCATGGTTGAGCCTTTCCTAAGAGACGTACAGGGTCGCCGTGGTATCTATGACTTCCGAGTTGTTTGTGACGAAACAAACAATACTGGAGAAGTTATTGACCGCAATGAGTTTGTTGCAGACATCTACATCAAACCTGCCCGTTCAATCAACTTCATTTACCTCAACTTTGTTGCGGTAAGAACTTCAGTATCGTTCGAGGAAGTTGGTGCCTAATAACCCAATAAATAGAACAAAAGAAATAGGAGACTATTATGCAAATTGACGCTTTTAAGGGGTTACTAGGAAATGGTGGTGCAAGACCAAACCAATTTAGAGTTACCCTAAACACACCAAACGGCACACTAGGTGACTACAACTTGCTAGTCACCGGTGCTACACTTCCATCAGCTACAATCAATCCAACGATTGTACAGTATCGTGGTCGTGAAGTTAAGTTTGCTGGTGAGCGAATCTATGATCCGTTCACAATTACAGTTCTTAACGACACTGGTTTTACCATCCACGGTGCAATGATGGAATGGATGAACCTAATTAACAACGTTCAAACCAATGAGGGCGCAACAGCCTGGCAGGACTACACTCAGCAAATCGTTGTTGAGCAACTAGCCCGCGAGACTGGCGATTCCGAAGCCGCAATTGCAACATACGTTCTTGAGGGTGCATTCCCAATCAACGTATCTGATGTTGGTCTAAACTATGGTCAGAATGATGTTATTGAAGAGTTCTCAGTGACTTTCCAATATCAGTATTACACATACTCGTCAGCTGGTGGTACCGCCGTTTAATTTTGGCGGTATCGTAGAATGGTTAAATAATGAAATTATTTGGTTATACAATTGAAAGGTCCAAGGCGCCCGAAACAGAGAGATCGTTCGTGGCGCCTACGGACGATGGTGGCGTAGAAACTATCCGAGCTGGTGGTTATTACGGCACATATATCGACATTGATGGTATTGCAAACAATGAAATTGAGTTGATTAGAAAGTATCGTGACATTGCTATAATGTCCGATATTGACACTGCAATTGACGATATTGTAAACGATGCTGTTGCTAACTTAGATGATGAAGCTCCACTTACTATTGACTTAGATAACGTGGACTTATCTAGAGGAATCAAGAAAGATATTGAAGCAGAGTTTCAATACCTGCTTCAATTACTTGATTTTAATTTAAGAGCGCAAGATTATTTTAGACATTGGTATATTGACGGTAGACTGTATTTTCATAAAGTTATTGATACAGCAAGACCAAAAGATGGTTTAAAAGACGTAAGATATATCGATCCTCGCAAGATTAAAAAGATGCGAGAAATCCTTAAAGAAAAAGATCAGGCAACTGGTGTTGAGTTTATTAAGGATATCAAAGAGTATTTTATTTACAATGAACGCGGCTTAGTTCCTAACAAGACCTTTACACCTTCAGCATCTTTGCAACAAGGTGGTGCAGGAACAATGCGTATTGAGAAGGATGCAATTTGTTTTGTGCCTTCTGGATTAAAAGACATGGACAGAAACATGCCTTTGTCGTATTTACACAAGGCAATTCGTCCAGCAAATCAGTTACGCATGATGGAAAATGCGGCAGTAATTTATCGTATCACTAGAGCACCTGAGCGCAGAGTATTCTATGTTGATGTTGGTAACTTGCCTAAGATTAAAGCCGAGCAATATTTAAAAGGCATTATGAATCAGTATCGTAACAAAATTGTTTACGATTCAAATACTGGTGAGATTAGAGATGACAAAAAGTTCATGTCAATGCTTGAGGACTTCTGGTTGCCAAGAAGAGAAGGTGGCAGAGGTACACAGATTGAGACTTTACCTGGCGGTCAGGGTTTAGGTGAAATGGGAGATATTGAATACTTCCAGACAAAATTATATCAAGCGTTGAATGTGCCAATTTCTAGACTACAGCAAGTTACAGGTTTAAATTTTGGTCGTGCCGCAGAAATAAATAGAGATGAGTGGAAATTTACAAAATTTGTTGCTAAACTTCGTAGACGTTTTGCTTTGTTGTTTGATGACTTATTAAAAACACAGTTAATTCTCAAAGGTATTCTTACAGAAGAAGACTGGAAAAAAATTAAAGATCAAATTCAGTATAGATATGCTACAGATGCTTTCTATACCGAATCAAAAGAGCAACAAATTTTGCAATCACGGATAGAAATTTTGCAGGGCGTTGCGCCATTTATTGGTACAATGTATAGTAAGTCTTATGTTCAGAAAGAAATTTTGAAACTTTCTGACGATGAGATTGACGAAATTAAACAAGAAAATGATTCGGAAGTTCCTGAAGTGTCACCTCCAGATTATTCTCCGTTAGAGGGACAACCACCACAAGAACTTGATCCGAATGCGCAATCAAACTTGGAGCAAAATAATGGAAGATAATGAATTTGAAAATGAACCAGTAAACGATCCTAAAGAACCAGTTGGTAATGAAGACGTTGAAGATAATTCAGAGTTTACTATGGATGACTTTATAAATAGTATTGATAATAATACTCTTTCGGATGCGGAAGAGATGTTTAACAGTATTATGGATGATAAAGTTGCACAAAGATTGGATGCTATGCGTCAACAATATGCCGCAAGCATTTTTGATGATTCGCCAGCAACTGTAGAAGATGATATTGCAGACGAAGCTCAGGAAAACACAGATGATAACGTATAAAAACCTCTTAGAAAGACTTGACGTAAGAAAGGCAAGCATGGGTACAGTCATTCGTGACTTTAAAAAATCCGATGCGCCACAATTTACAGGCAAGTCTGACAAGAAGCGCCGAGAAATGGCAATTGCTGCCAAGCTTGCCGCAGAAGAGGTTGAGTTTGCGGCTGAAGGTCGCATGAAAGAGCTTGCGTATGATATGGAACAAATGGGCGAAAAAGAATTTAAAGCAAAACACAAAAAGTCCAAAAAAGATATGCAAGCCACATTAGGCTCGCCACAAACTAAAAGGTAAGGAATAGCAAATGGCAGCAATTACCACTGTTCTAAAACTTACACAAGTGCAAGGTGTCGTAAAGGTTCACGGCCAGAACAGCGAGACTGCGACTATTGCCCTTGCCACTACACTAAAGAAATCCACTGAAACCGTGGCTTCTCCTGTTGTAAATATCAGAAGAATATATTGGTCTGCTGATAAGAACGCTGAAATAATCATTTTAAGAAATGGCGTTCACTGTTGGCATTTGTTCGGAAACGGAGATTTAGACTTCAATGGATTTTCGGACAATCAAGAAAATGCCTCTGATATTGTTGTTGAATTTCATAACGGCGACAGTATAGTTATTATCGATTGCGTTAAGGTAAGTGGTTATGGACCACAACAGCATCAAGACGCTGATGGGAGTCTAGGCTAATGAAACTTATCACAGAAGTTAACGAGCAAGTTCGTTACATTGCCGAAGAGTCATCTTCAGGCAAAAAGAACCTTTACATTGAAGGCATCTTTTTACAATCAAATTTAAAAAATCGTAACGGTCGTATGTATCCAGGCGAAGTCATGGAAAAAGAAGTCGACCGTTACATGAAAGAATCGGTTGCAAACAAAAGAGCGTTTGGTGAGTTAGGTCATCCTGATGGCCCTTCTATCAATCTAGATCGTGTTTCACATATCATTACTGAGTTATGGAAAGACGGTGACAACTGGATGGGTAAAGCAAAAATCACAGAAACACCTATGGGCAATATTGCCCGAGGCCTTATCGAATCTGGCGGGCAATTAGCAGTATCTTCTCGCGGTTTAGGTACTCTTAGAGAAAATAAAGAAGGCGTTCAAGTTGTACAAGATGATTTTCATTTAGCAACTGCTGCCGATATTGTGGCAGACCCATCTGCACCAGATGCTTTTGTTAGAGGCATTATGGAAAACAAAGAGTGGGTAATAGTAAACGGCGTATGGACAGAGCAACACTGTGATATGGCAAAGCGTAACATCCGCAAAGCCAATAAAAAGCAACTTGAAGAGGCAAAACTTGCTGTCTTCAATAAATTCCTAGAAAACTTATCTGTAAAATAAAAGTTTTATAAATAAAGTATAAAATCCGCACTTAGGAGATTAAAATGAGCGTAGAAAACAAAATCAGAGAGTTGCTTGAAGGCAAAAAGCAACTATCAGAGGAAGTTCTAGAAGAAAAGGTGGCAGGCGATTCTGCTAATCCTAAGCAGGGTTCTTCTGAAGCCTCTCCATCAGCCGGTAAAATGGGAGCAGACAAAGGTAAAGATACCTCTATTCCCGCAAAAGTTGCTGGCGATCAGACACAGCCACGTCAAGGCGATTCGAAGGATGCTCCTGTATCCAGCACCCGTGACGATGAGACGGAAAATCCAGGAGCTAAAGAAGCCGCTCCAGTTTCAGGCAGCAACCAAGGCACCGTTAGCCAAAAAGGTGCAGGCAAGGCTCCTAACTTCACAGATGAAGAAGATCCACGCAATGTTGTAAATCAAGCATCTTCTAAGGGCAATGTTGCTAAAGAAGAAGTTGAGACAACAGAAGACGAGGAAATTATTCTAGAAGATGAAATCGTAGATGCTGAATCCACAGAAGAAGTTGTTGACATCTCTTCATTGTTTGATGGTAACGAAGAACTTTCAGAAGAGTTTCGTACCAGAGCATCTTCTCTATTTGAAGCCGTTGTAACCGCTAGAGTTAACGACAAAGTAATGCAGATTGAAGAACAACTTGTTGAAGAGTCTGCTAAACTTGTTGAAGATTTTAAAGCCGAAATGATTGATAAACTTGACTCTTATATGAACTATGTTGTTGAGAAGTGGCTAGAAGAAAATAAGCTGGCCGTAGAAAATGGTCTTCGCAACGACATTACTGAATCCTTCATCAATGGTATGAAGAATCTATTCGCCGAACACTACATCGATGTTCCCGAAGAGAAATATGATGTGCTTGGTGAAATGCAGACCGAAATTGCCACACTTAAGGCAAAATTGGACGAGCAACTATCTGCAAATGTAGAACTGCACAACAATAATATTGAACTACAGAAAGATGGTGTTTTTGCCTCTGTTTCTGAAGGTCTTGCAAAGACTGAAGTAGAAAAGTTCAAGTCATTAGTTGCTGATGTAGAATTCGAGAATGCAGAAATTTTTGAAGACAAACTTAATGTAATCAAAGAAAACTATTTCCCAAAGAGCAAGATTGTTTCTGAGGACAAACTAGTTGACGATGATGTTGCATATATGGACGATTCTACAGTCAGTAAGTATGTTGAAGCACTCAACAAGATGGCTAAAAACTAATTTTTTATAAATAATTGTATTGAGAACACCCCAAAAGGAGATAACTACATGTTTCTTTCAGAGCAATTACAGAAAAAGTGGGAACCCGTTCTAAACCATGAAGGTTTAGGCAAGATTTCGGACCCATACAAGAGAGCGGTCACATCAGTAGTTCTTGAGAACCAAGAAAAAGCCCTTCGTGAAGAAAAGGCTGCACTATTTGAGGCCGTACCTGCTAACAATATCGCTGGTTCAGGCGCTTCGGCAATTGACCGCTACGATCCAATTCTAATCAGCTTGGTTCGCCGCGCTCTACCTAACCTAATGGCTTATGACGTTGCTGGCGTTCAGCCAATGACTGGCCCAACTGGCTTGATCTTCGCTATGAAGTCACGCTATGGCACACAGGCTGGCGCAGAAGCCCTCTTCAACGAAGCCGACACAGACTTCGCCGGTACAGGCACACACGCTGGTTCAAACCCAGTTGATGGTACCTACACAACCGGTACTGGTCTTGCAACTGCCGACGCTGAAGCCCTAGGCACCTCAGGCGGTGGTTCATTCGGCGAGATGGCTTTCTCAATCGAGAAGACAACTGTTACAGCTAAGAGCCGTGCGCTCAAAGCAGAGTACACAGTTGAGCTTGCTCAGGACCTAAAAGCAATTCACGGTCTTGATGCAGAGTCAGAGCTTTCGAATATCCTTTCACAGGAAATTCTTGGCGAAATCAACCGTGAAGTTATCCGCACAATCTACAAGGTTGCTAAGACAGGCGCCGCTTCAACAGCTACTCCTGGTACTTTCGACCTAGACGTTGACTCAAACGGTCGCTGGTCAGTTGAGCGTTTCAAGGGTCTTCTCTTCAACATTGAGCGTGATGCTAACGTAATCGCACAAGATACCCGTCGCGGTAAGGGTAACTTCATCATCTGTTCTTCAGATGTTGCGGCTGCTCTTGCAATGGCTGGTGTTCTTGACACCGGTCGTGCCCTACAGGGTTCACCTGCTCTTGATTCAGACGACACAGGCAACACCTTTGTTGGTACAATCAGCGGCAAGAAGGTTTACATCGATCCTTACTCAGCTAACACCGGTGCTGCCAGCCAGTTCTATGTTGTTGGTTATAAGGGCGCATCAGCTTATGATGCTGGTCTCTTCTACTGCCCATACGTTCCTCTCCAGATGGTTCGTGCGATTGACCCAGACAGCTTCCAGCCAAAGATTGGCTTCAAGACCCGTTATGGCATGATCGCTAACCCATTCGTTGTAGACGGTTCGGGCAACACCGATGCAGACAACTTCACTGCAAACCGCAACCAGTACTACCGCCGAGTAAAAGTCACAAATCTAATGTGATAAAAAGAATCCCTTAAGGGACGATTTTGAGGGGTGCTTCGGCACCCCTTTTTTTATCCGTTATAAATACTAATATGATGAAACTAAAAATAACTGCTTTATTAATTCTGGGGCTTGGTACATTCCTGTTATCAAGTTGCGATCAGGCGCCTAAAAAAGGCGCAGACAATTATTATTTTGAAGAGAAGGAATTTGAAAGAACTTCTCTTGGAGTTACAGTTGTTTTATTTCAAACAAGAAGAGAGTTTGAAGAAACAGCAAGACAAAAACTAGGAAAAAATTTCCCAGTTGAGACTGTTGCGGCATTTGGTAGCCTAAGTACGGTAGGCAATAACTGTACAATCTACACAATGGATGCATCAGTACAATATGAGCCAGAATTTTTAGGTCATGAACTTGCCCATTGTATTTGGGGCAGATTCCATGAGAAGCAGAATATAACACGGAATAGATTGTAATGGTCTTAAAAACAGAACTAGGCGTTACAGAGGGCACATGGGAAAATAGGCAGCCGTCTGATTTGAATTATCTGAAACCAAACGGATTCAAATTTCAAATTCACAATCTTCCTAATGTTTCCTATTTCTGTCAGTCTGCAAACATTCCGTCAATTGGTTTAGGTGATGCAATTGCACCTACGCCGCTTTCGGATCTGCATATGCCTGGAGATAAACTCCAATATGGTGAGTTGATCCTTAAATTCTTAATTCAAGAAAATATGTCAAACTACATTGAGTTATATCAATGGCTGGTAGGTCTTGGATTTCCCAATGACAGATCAGAATATATAAGATATAACGATGGACAACAATATAGATATCCATACTCAATAAAGAAAAGACGTATGGGTGTGTCAAACTTCTCAGATGCAGACTTGTTTATTTTGGATGCCAACAATAATCCATGCGTTAAGTTTACATTCTTTGATTGTTTTCCCACAAGCCTACAGTCTTTGGATTTCGATCTTCAGTCTGGATCATCGGAATATCTGGTAGGAATGACATCATTTAGGTATAGACATTATACCATGGAGCTATTGACAACTCCATAAAAATTTGCTATAGTTACATTATTTTCGTTTTTGAGGTGACAAATGAAACTTACCGAAGTCCAAGAAGAGTGGCAGAAGGACTCTAAAATCAATGAACTTGATTTAGGAAAGTCCGCACTAAAGACTGCCGAACTCCATGCCAAATATCTAAACACGCTATCGAACACAAAACTGCTGTTGCGCAAAGCAGAGGCAGATTACTATCGGCTCCGTGGGAACAAGACCAAATATTTCCGGGGTGAGATGACTAAACAGGAATTAGAGGAACTTGGCTGGGATCAGTATCAGGGCCTTAAGCCGTTAAAGAATGATTTGGAAGATCGCATCAATTGTGATGAAGACATTATTCGACTTGTGGATAAAACAGAATATCTAAAAACAATGATAAACCACTTAGAATATATAATGAAGTCGCTGAATAGCAGAACTTGGGACATCAAGAATGCCATTGAGTGGACCAAGTTTACTAACGGCTTGATGTAATGACTGACATATTGAAAGTCTCAAAAAAAGATGAAGTATATCTAAAAGTTTCTTGCGAACCTGGAATTGCGCAAGAGCTAAACGAATACTTTACTTTTGATGTACCCGGCGCCCGCTTTATGCCTGCATACAAGTCTCGTATGTGGGACGGCAAAGCCAGACTTTACAATATGTTTACCCAAGAGCTTTATGTTGGTCTGTTGCCATATCTAAGAGAGTTTTGCGACAGATTAGAATACACCTTAGAAGTTGATATTGATCCAATAGGGGATCCAGTAACTATAGAAGATGTGCGGGATTTCGCAAAAAAGTTGAATTTGCACAGTTTGGGTAAACCTATTGAGCCTAGAGACTATCAGTTAGACGCTGTTAGATATTCAATCAGAACAGGAAGAGCATTGCTTCTTTCTCCAACCGCATCTGGTAAATCTCTAATCATCTATATCTTAATGCGTTACTACCAAATGTTTGGTAAGAAACAATTAATTATTGTGCCTACTACATCCCTAGTAGAACAAATGTATAAGGACTTTCAAGATTATGCCTCAGAAACGGAATGGAAAGCATCATATAATTGCGCAAGAATTTATTCAGGGTTCGAGAAGTCGAATGAGTATCCCATTACTATATCAACCTGGCAAAGTATCTACAAGTTGCCAAAAAGTTTTTTTGATGGCTTTGACGTTATTTACGGCGATGAAGCGCATCTTTTCAAATCGAAATCCCTGACTACCATATTCGGTAAATGCACTAAAACAAAATACAGAATAGGCACAACAGGAACTTTGGACGGCACTAAGACACACAAACTCATTCTTGAGGGCTTATTTGGTAAAGTAAAGAAAGTAATTTCAACAAAAGAACTTATGGATAAAGGTGATGTTGCTGATCTTGCCATAACCTGTCTTATGTTGGAATATACAGATGAAGAAAAGAAGCTGGTAAGCAAGATGAATTACCAGGAAGAAATGGACTGGCTAGTAAGTCACAAGAAAAGAAACAACGTCATTAAAAATCTAGCCACAACACAAAAGGGCAACACACTGGTGTTGTTTCAGTATGTAGAAAAACACGGTCAAGTCTTATTTGATCTGGTAAACGATAAGGTAGGAAAAGACAGAAAAGTATTCTTTGTCCACGGTAGCACAGATACGCAACAGCGAGAAGCTATCAGAGATATCACAGAAAAAGAGAAAGACGCCATAATCATAGCGTCCTACGGTACGTTTTCCACAGGCATAAATATTAGAAACTTACACAACGTTATATTTGCCTCACCCAGCAAAAGCAGAATTAGAAATTTGCAGTCGATAGGTAGAGGATTACGAAAGGGGTCTGAGAAGACAACCTGCAATTTATTTGACATCGGTGATGAGTTAGTCTGGAAGAGCAAAAAGAACTATACTCTTCAGCACTTGATAGAGAGAATAAAAATATATAATGAAGAAGGTTTCAAATACAAACTTGTTCGGATAAAACTAGATGCCTGATCCTAAGTTAATATATCTACAGAACAGAGAAATGCTGGTAGCATCTTTTCAGGAAGAAAGCGATGCCCTTGTTTGGGTTGTTTGCCCTGTGCAAATTCAGTCGATATCTACGCAAAAAGAGGGGATGATAGGAGAAACTTTTATGTTTCGTCCGTGGCTATCTCTTTCTGGTGATAGAAAATTCCTTATAGCCAAAAAAGATATATTGACATTTGCCAACGTCACAAGTAAGATTGCCGATCAGTATGACAACTTTGTGAACGAATACTATTACGCACAAGACAATCTCTCCGATGAGATTGAAGAGCTAGAGAATGACGAAGAAGATGAGTTTATGAAATTTCTTCAAGAGCAACTGTCTGAAAGCAAGAAGATATTACATTGATTCTTAAAGGCTTACACAGCCTATTATATAGACGGATGGCGGGGTCGTCAATAGATTTTTAAATTTTTTTCTCTTGACAACGTAACATTATGAGTGTATGATGAACAAAATGGTAATGGAGTAATTATGAACAAACAGAAGAACGCACATTACGTCAATAACGCCGACTTTTTAGAAGCAATGGTTGCATATAGAAAGAGTGTTATTGAAGCAAAAGATGCGGGTAAAGAAAAGCCTAGGGTGCCAAACTACATTGGCGAATGCTTTCTAAAGATTGCAAATCATCTTGCGTATAAGTCCAACTTTATCAACTATACCTATCGTGAGGAAATGATCCTTGACGGTATAGAAAACTGCATTACCTATATCGACAACTTTGATCCTGACAAGTCCAAGAATCCTTTTGCATACTTTACCCAGATCACATACTATGCATTTTTGCGCCGCATTCAGAAGGAAAAGAAAATGCAGGCGGCAAAATATCGGTACATCAAGAGCCTAGACATACATGATTTAGTCACGCAAGAGCATGACGGTGATGAGTATCACAACGAATTTATCGATTATCTGAAAAAGCAGATTGATATGGTAGAAGATCATGATCGGCCATCTGGTGAACCGCCTAGAAATATTCCAAAACGAAGACCAAAATATCTTGACAAAAAATCTATTGACAATGAGCTAGATTTAGATTAAACTGGTCGGAATGGCAATTTGAGAACCAATTAACAATGGCAAATCCTACAGATCCAAATCAGGTTCATATTATGGTGGACCTTGAGACCCTTAGCACTAGAGCAAACGCTACCATCCTGTCGATAGGAGCGGTAAGGTTTACCCTTGGTAAGGGTATTATTGATACGTTTTATATTAATGTTGACGGTAAGTCCTGCAAAGAAGCAGGATTACATGTGTCTAAAGACACCGTAAAATGGTGGAGCGAACAGAATAAGGAAGCACTCAAAGCATTGCTTGTTGATCCGCAACCACTAACGGTTGCAATGAATAAGTTTTATGAATGGTGCGGCAATGATGAGATTATGATTTGGGGCAACGGCGCCTCTTTTGACGTTACTATTCTTGAGGAAGCATTTGAGGCTGTCGGTGTATCTAGATATCCTTGGAAGCACTGGAATATCATGTGTTTTAGAACTGTGATGAACCTTATGGGCATCAGAAATTCCGATATTCGCAAGTCGGAAAATGATACACACCATCATGCACTAGATGATGCGCTGAGTCAAACCAAGACACTAATTAAGGTTCTTACTTCATGAAGATTGCCCTAATCACGGACACGCATTTCGGCGCAAGATCCGATTCTATTCCTTTTGATAAGTTCTTTCGTAAATTTTACGAAGAGACCTTCTTTCCGCATTTAGAGAAGGAAGAAATCAAAACGATTATCCATCTTGGTGATGTATTTGATCGAAGAAAGTATATCAACTACAACACATTAAAAAACTGCAAAGAATACTTCTTTGATAATACCATGAAACTGGGCATAGATGTTCATATGCTTGCCGGTAATCATGACACGTTTTTTAAGAACACCAATGAAGTCAACTCATTGGATCTCTTACTGGGAGAATACGGAAACATCGTTACTTATTCCGAAGCAGAAGAGATTATTATTTCTGGGAAGAAGTTGTTGCTTGTTCCCTGGATAAATTCTAGTAACTATGAAGCTACCATGAAGATTGTGGAGAAGAGCAATGCTCAAGCAGTTTTTGGACATTTTGAATTCTCTGGGTTTGAAATGTATAGAGGTCATAAAAACGACCACGGAATGGACACTACTAACTTTAGAAATTTTCCTCTCGTTTGTAGCGGTCACTTTCATCATCGTAGTACCCGGGGTAATATTTCTTATCTTGGGAATAGTTACGAGCTTACTTGGTCTGACTATGATGATCCTAGAGGATATCATATCTACGATACGGAAACAAATCAGATAGAGTTTCATGAAAATCCAAACAGGATTTTTGAGAAGATATATTATGATGACACCAAAGAAACTCTTGCCGAACCAGTGTGTGAAAAGTATAATGGCAAATGTGTTCGTTTGGTTGTGGTAAAGAAGACTGACTTCTATAAGTTTGATCGGTTTGTTGATAAGCTATATGATTGTGATCTGGTAGAGTTAAAAATTATAGAAGACTTTTCGGAATTTGAAGCAGATGCAACAGATGACGAGGACTTGAATGTCGAAGATACTATGTCCGTGCTAGATGACTACATCGATACCATTAGCACGGATCTAGATAAGTCTAAGATCAAAACTTTGCTAAGAACACTATATGTTGAGGCTCAGAATATTACAACATGATTTATTTTAAGAGCATAAAGTATCGCAATTTTCTTTCCACTGGTAATCAGTTTACCGAGATTAAATTAGATCGATCTCCAAACACCCTTATAGTTGGTGAGAATGGCAGTGGTAAGTCCACGATGCTAGATGCATTGTGCTTTGCTCTATTTGGCAAACCCTTTCGAAACATCAATAAGCCACAGTTGGTAAATACAATCAATGATAAGCAGACGGAGGTGCATGTAGAGTTTGTTCTGTCTGGCAAAACTTATCGTATTGTTAGGGGTATTAAGCCAGGTATATTTGAAATTTATATTAATGATCAACTTATAAACCAAGATGCAGCCGCTAGAGATTACCAAAAGTATCTAGAGGAATCAATTCTAAAGTTGAACTTCAAGTCTTTTACACAGATTGTAATTCTAGGGTCTGCGTCATTTACACCCTTTATGCAATTGCCTGCCGCCACAAGACGAGAAATTATTGAAGACATCCTGGACATTCAGATTTTCACTACAATGAATACCGTACTGAAGGATAAAACAAACGAGCTTAAGGCTAAACTTCAGGATGCCGAAAACAAGCTGGAACTTCTAAAGCAGAAGACCGCTATTCAGAAAGAATATGTTGACACCCTACAAGCAAATAAAGATAAACGAGTTGATGAAATCAATGCCAAGATTGTAAGTTGTCAGACCGAAATCGATACTCTTTCCAAAAATGTAGCACTCAAAGAAACCGGCAAAACGGTCTGTGAAGATGCTAGAAATGCCCTTGGTAATTATAAGGATAAGCAGAAGAAACTTGAACTATTCAAGAGCAAGTTTTCCTCGCAACTGCGAGACCTTAACAAGGAAGTTACATTCTATAATGAAACAGATGAATGTCCTACCTGTCAGCAAGGCATACCGCACCACCACAAGCAAACAATTTTGGTAATTAGAGAAGCTAAGATTGAAGAGATCAATGCGGGTATTGAAAAACTTGATGCGGAGTTTGCTAAGGTTGAAGCCTTGGTTGCAGAGGATGAAAAATTAACCCAATCGATAAACAATATCAACACTGCAATTCAAGGGTTGAACAATGAAATTATCGTACAACAGAGGTTAATTCAAACACTAAACTTGGAACTCAATGATATTATCAGCAAGACTGGTGATATCGATGTGGAGAAATCGAAGCTAAAGACTTTGGCTAAAGATGTGGTTACTCAAAATCATGAGAAGTCCAGTTTGAATGAAGAAAAGCATTATCTTGATGCCGCTGCCGCACTTCTTAAAGATACCGGTATTAAGACGAAAATTATTCGGCAATATTTGCCGGTAATCAACAAGTTGGTAAATAAATATTTGCAGTCTATGGACTTCTTTGTCCAATTTAATTTGGACGAAAAGTTCAATGAGACTATAAAGTCTCGCCATCGTGATACATTTAGCTATGCATCTTTCTCTGAAGGAGAAAAGCAACGTATTGACCTAGCATTGTTATTTACTTGGCGAACTATTGCAAAGATGAAGAATTCTGTGGCAACCAATCTATTAATTCTGGATGAGGTTTTTGATTCCTCGCTAGATAATAATGGTACAGACTTTGTTATGAACTTGCTAAATACAATGGGCGAAGAGACAAACATCTTTGTTATCAGTCATAAGGGTGATCAACTATTCGATAAGTTCCGTAGTTTGATTCGGTTCGAAAAGAAAAATAACTATAGTGAGATGGTAGTATAATATGCAACTTCTTAAATTTACCGATCCAAAACTTAGAGTCAAACCATCAGTCTTTGTGTTTGATGAAACCACATCTGCCAGAGATTTGGCTAACGATCTTTGGAATAAATGTAGACAATTAAAGGGTCTAGGTCTTTCCGCAAATCAAGTTGGAATCGATGCTAGAGTTTTTGTTATGGGCGTGGATCAAAACAACAGAAAGAATGTATTTAATCCTAAGATTATTTCCACATCTGAAGAAACCAATATTGCCAAGGAAGGATGCTTGAGTTATCCTGGACTATGGCTAAATATTAAGCGACCTAAGTCTGTAGTTGTAAGCTATCAAAATGAGACGGGCGAAACTATTGTTGAAGAACTGGATGGTTTGCCTGCTAGAATTTTTCAGCATGAATATGATCATATGGAAGGCTTGAATTTTTCTGATCATGCGTCTGAGTTAAAGATGAAGATGGCATTAAAATCACTAGAAAAGAGAGCAAAGAAATATGTCAGGAAATATCTCCAACACAACTTATGATTTTGGATTTTCGTTTGAAGATCCTGTAGAGGTTCAAGCACAACCTACTACAACTCAGGTAACCGTTGATACCGGAGACCTGAAAGACGAGATCATGAAAAAACTTTTTGATCTTGAGTCGAAACTAATCGGAATGGATAACGGTGCACAAGTAGAGCAATACAAGGCTCTAGTTGAATCCGATGTGGCATCTAAACTCAAGGACGTAGAAAATTTAATTCTTCCACTATTATATAACCTAATGAAGAATCCAGAAAAGGAATACATTCATTGGCCAAACAGGGTAGCAATCATTGATGCGCAAATCGAAAAAATCACAGCAATTACCAGATACTACGAACGATATTGAAGCGTTGTTTAGACCGAAGTTCTTTGAGCAACCCATCGCAAGGGTAATAAATCTATATCTTTGTGGACCAATACAAGGCGCAGAAGAGTATGTTGAATGGTTTCAAATTCTTCGAGGCGTAAGCGAAAACGATGTTGTCTACATTCGTATTAACAGCGAGGGTGGCGATCTATTTGCAACACTTCAGTTAGTTAGAGCAATTGAAGAATGTAAAGGTCATGTGATTGTGTCTGTTGAAGGCATATGCATGTCTGCCGCAACCTTAATTTTCTTAGCTGGTCATTCATACGAGGTGTCCGATCACACCATGTTTATGTTCCACAATTACTCTAGTGGTGCCATGGGCAAAGGTGGAGAAATGTATGATCAAATCACACACTTCAGAACGTGGTCTGAAAAACTGTTTACTTCTTTTTATAAGGACTTCCTGACCAACGATGAAATTAAATCTATGTTGGACAATAAAGACATTTGGATGGATGCCCAAGAAGTTATAAAGAGACTTCAGAAACTTCAGAAACCAGATGAAGTGAAAAATAAAACTAGATCAAAAAGAACAAAGAAGATTGAGAAGACTCAGGAAACATCCGACGAAGTATAAATAGTTTCATGTTAACCTCTATTAAAAACTTTTTAAAGTGGCTGTTTGTGGATAGATGGGAGTTGACTATCTATTTTCCAGATGATGTAAAAGTTTTGCCAGACGGAACAAGACTTGAGTCCACTACACTAAAGGTATACACTCTATCTAAGGTAATAAAGGTTAGCGATAAGCATTTTATATTCAACGATGTCAACGGAGTACGCCACGAAATCAAGGTGGTTCAGCCCGTATCGTATATTTTGCAGAAAACTTTCTAAGTGCTTGATTTTGCTACGGTTAAAGTTTTAAAAAAGTATTGACTTGCCATAGGTATATGTTAATATATAACTGTGAGATAAATCTGGAGATACAGAAATGATTAAGAAAATTGCTACTGTTGCTTCTGCCCTTGCTCTGGCTTTTATGGTGTCTTCACCTGCATATGCCGATCATGGGAGACGTAACAACGATGCAGCCGTACTGATCGGTGGCATCATTATTGGTGCGGCAATCAACGAAGCCTTGGATGATGACCGCGGACATCGCGGTGGTAGAGACGCTTGCCGTCGTGGTTGTGGTGGGTATGACTACCCTGACACTCGCTATGAGGATCGCCGCTATCGTGGTGTTTACCGTGATATGCCTTACCGAGTCAAGTGTTATACAGTATACACCACGGAATTTGACAGGTATGGTCGTCCATATCGCTTGGCGGAACATGTATGTCGCTAAGTGGTTGATTCCAAACGAAAAGAAAATTTGAAAAAAACGATAAAAAGGGTTGACTACGGTCAGCCCTTTTGCTATTATATACATGTTGATGATGATTATGTGAGTTGATTTATGACCAATGTTGCTGAAAAGTCCATTCTAGCCAAACTGCTGGCTACTGAAAACATCTCGGTCGAACATAAGAAGGTACAGACTGCCTACTTCGACCTGGCTACCCGCACGGTAGTTCTCCCCATCTGGAAAAACATGTCGCCCGATCTTTATGACCTGCTTATTGGTCACGAGGTTGGTCACGCCCTCAACACCCCCAAAGAAGGTTGGCACGACTCCGTGAGTGAGCGTGGCAGCGGCTTCAAGGGCTTTCTCAACATCATTGAAGACGCCCGTATCGAACGGATGCAGAAGGAAAAGTATCCAGGTCTTCGCCGTTCGTTTTTCAACGGCTACAAAGAATTGTTCGACAAGGACTTCTTTGGCGTCAAGGGTATGGACGTTAACAAGCTAAAGTTTATCGACCGTATCAATCTTTACGCCAAGATTGGCTCTTTCCTTAACATCAAGTTCTCGGCTGATGAACAAGCCTTTGTTAACCGTCTTGACACTCTGAATACCTGGGACGATGTGGTAGCCCTGGCTACCGAACTCTATGAGCGGGCTGACACCACTCAAGAGGAGTCTCAGTGGGAAGACTTCATGGATGCCATGCAGTCTCTGGCTGAAGAAATGGAAATGGATGGCCTTGATATGCCGTCTGATGCTCCTGTTGGTGAGCAGACCGAACCGCAAGAGGACGCTCAGGCCGAACCCGGCTCGTCTAATGAAAAGAGTGATCTTGCTGAAGAGGCGGCTGCCGATGAAACTGCCGAGTCTTCTGATGCCGAATCAGACAATACCGAAAATCAAGACAAGGACAGTGCCGATACTGATTCCACTCCTGGTAGTGGTGGTGAATTTCAGGAAGACCAAGAGCCGTCTGAGCCGTCTAGCTACACGGATCAAAAGTTCCGTGAAAGCGAGGACAGTCTTCTGGATGACAACGCCCGCGAAAATACCTATGTACGCCTCGGCAAGTTGAACCCCGCTGACTTTATTCTCGGTGTTGATTATTTCCACAATAATGTCAAGATTGAGTCCCAGACCAGCCGGTATTATCCGTTTTACAATAATGATCCTGTCGAGGATATCAATGCTTTCCCAGCCAAAGTTTACGCGGAATTTCTTGCAAAGAATAATAAGTACCTGAATGCAATGGTTCAGGACTTTGACCGCAAGAAGCAGGCCAAGCAATTTGCCCGTGCGCGGTCTTCCAAGACTGGTCGCATCAACATGGATAAAATTTGGGCATATAAGCTGACGGAAGATGTTTTTCTCCAGCAGACAGTTGTGCCCAACGGGCAGAACCACGGCATTCTGATGTTCTTGGATATGTCTGGCTCAATGCGTTCCAACATTCAAGGTACGATGGAACAGCTGGTTCTTCTGGCTTCGTTTTGCCAGAAAGTTCGAATTCCTTTTGAAGTCTATGGCTTTACTAGCAATCACTATTGCCCGCAAGAGTATACCGAATTGGATGCACTCTACGGGCGTAATGACCGCACTGACACTAAAAACCTTCAAATCGATAATAGTTACTTCCGTATCCTTCAGTTGGTTAGCACCAATGTTTCTTCCACCAAGTTCAAGATCCAGATGCGCAACCTTCTGGTATATGGTCAAGCGGCTGGAATGGGTGGCAGTGTTTGTCTTACCAATGAAACTTCGGCAAAGATCGGCTTGTCTTCTAGCACTCCTCTGGAAGAGTCGATTATGGTTGCTCGGTATCTGGCTGAAGAATTCCGGACTAAGTATCGTGTTGAGGTTCTCTCTACCGTGTTCCTTACTGACGGCGATGGCGACGGTCACTTCTCGCCTATGGACAATAATATCCGTGTCGGCAGGAATAACATGGCAATCACGGATGCAAAGACCAATCTTACTGTAATTCAGCCTAGCACTGGTCAGTTTGATCGTTATGGTTCTGGCAATCGCCGTATGTTTGCTACCGCACTTTTGAAGTTGTATAAGCAAACTACTGGTTCTAGGGTAATCAATTTCTTTGTGGCTGACCGGCGTCAGGCTGCATATTACATTGATGACCTCTGCTACGGAACTAAGGAAATCGACTGGGAAACCCGGAACAAAGTTCGTAAGGAATTCAAGGAAGGTACCGCAGTCCTTTCTGGTGTGTCTGGATTTGACCAGCAATTTATCCTGAAGGGTGGCAGTCTCAATACTGAAGATGACATTCTTGAGGTTGAAGACGGTGCCGCTAAGGGACAGATCCTGAAGGCCTTCAAGAAGATGCAGGTCAAGAAGGGTACCAGCCGCTCGGTGCTTACCAAGATGATTGAGGCGGTTGCGTAAGTTATTGATATCCATAGGGTAAAAGTTATCACTTTCTTTAAAAAATGTGTTGACTTTTACCCCAGGATTTCGTATTATATACATGTTGATTGATGATTTATTATGCAAAAGGTGATTGAGATATGAATATTAATGATAGTTTGATTGAAGCCCTCCGTTCGGCCAATACCAACAACGGTCTCTTCCGCAAGAAGGACGTTTTTGCCATCGCTCACCCGATGGGTATTGAAAAGCTGGAGTGGCTGTTGAATAAGGACAATAACGTTTCTCGCGGCGTTTACGACCTCAATGGTTTTCTTGGTAACAGTTCTTCGGTTGCCGCCAATGTGGTTTCTATCAGTAAGCCCGCGCCAGTTACCGAGATTGTTTCCAAGCCGCGTCCAGTAGCGGCAGAACCAGCTAAGGTACTTACTCAAGCCAAGATGGAAGTGACAGTAGACAATCTGGTGCCCTTCAAGGATCCGACCTTTGTGCCGTTTGGGTTCTACAAGGACCTGACCAAGGTAATCAAGGCTAAGGTCTTCTACCCCACCTTTATCTCTGGTCTGTCTGGTAACGGCAAGACCACCATGGTCGAGCAGGTTTGCGCGGCCCTAAAGCGTGAAGCCTTGCGTGTCAATATCTCAGTTGAGACGGATGAAGACGACCTGATCGGTGGCAACACCCTGATCGATGGTAACGTGGTGTACCGCGAAGGTCCCGTTCTCACTGCCATGAAGCGCGGTGCGATCCTCATTCTGGATGAAATTGACCGCGGCTCGAATAAGATGATGTGCCTCCAGGCAATCCTCGAAGGCAAGCCCTACTTCAATAAGAAGACTGGCGAGACTGTCTACCCTGCGCCGGGCTTCAATGTGATTGCTACGGCCAACACTAAGGGTCGTGGTTCTGATGATGGTAAGTTCATCTCGGCCCAGATCCTGGATGACGCCTTCCTCGAACGTTTCGCTATCACTGTCGAGCAGGAATATCCTTCCGCTGCCGTCGAAAAGAAGATTGTTCTGAATAAGATGGAAAAGGCTGGTGCGGTTGACGAGGAGTTTGCCGACAACCTGGTCACCTGGGCTGAAATCATCCGTAAGACTTTCTACGATGGTGGTATTGACGACCTGATTTCTACCCGCCGTCTGGAACACATTGTCAATGCTTTCGCCATGTTTGGCAATCGTGCCCGTGCAGTTGAGTTGTGTGTGAACCGTTTTGATTCGGATACCAAGGCTGCCTTCCTTGATCTTTACACCAAGGTTGATGCGAAGGCAATTAATAGTGACACCGCTGAACCGGTGGGTGAAAACGAACCTGCATCCACTGACGAGGTGCCTTTTTAAGGAGATACTAAAATGAAGTTGATCGATTATAAGTTTAATGAAGATGCTTTGATTTCGGAACTGCGGGAGTATGTAGACTCTACTTATTCCGCACATTATTCTAGGAATAAGTTTCAAGCCACCGAATTTATTATTGATGGTGGTCATGGTGAGGGCTTCTGTATTGGCAACATCATGAAGTATGCCCAACGATACGGCAATAAAGATGGTTATAACCGCAAGGATCTAATGAAGGTTCTACACTATGCCTTGATTGCCCTGTATGTTCACGATAAAGAACATCCTGTGATCCGAGATATTCTGGATGAATATGATGACCTTATGGCTGGTACTACTCTGACCTTCCCGGCAGCAAGCCAGACTGTAGATATTCCCGTGTCTGAATCCATTACCCTGTCTGGTAATAATTATTTTTCCACATTTGACTTGACAGATTCCGGTTTGTATGATAATATGAATCTTTCAATTTCAGATACAACCAAGGAGAAAAATTCGTAATGAAAATTTCAAATGAAACTTTGAGCCTGCTAAAAAATTATGCTGGCATTAACACAAACATTTTGTTCCGTGAAGGTTCGACTCTTGCTACGGTAAGCCCTGGTAAGAACATCTTTGCCCGAGCCACAGTTTCGGAATCTTTCCCAAAAGAGTTTGCGATCTATGATCTCAATTCCTTCTTGGGTCTACTGACCCTGATGGAAGACCAAGATGTAACGTTCGGCGAAAAGTCGATCCGAGTTACCAAAGATGGATCAAAGTTTGAATACTTCTATTCAGACCCTGGTACTGTAACTGCCGCTCCGGATAAGGATCTTGAGATTGACCCAGTTTGGTCATTCGAAATGACTACCGATACTGTCAATATGATTTTCCGTGCCGCATCTATTACTGGTGCGCCGATGATCAGTATTGTATCTGACGGCAATACTGTAGAGTTGCGTGTTGGTGATCCTACCAATCTATCGTCTAACTCATTTACCAAGACTATCTCAAATACTGCCGCGCCAGTCTTTGATTGCCGACTGAAGACGGAAAACCTAAAGGTTATTCCTGATAACTACACTGTTACTCTTGGTAGTAAACGTGCCATGTCTTTTGTCAGTAAGGGTCGATCACTGACCTATTATCTGGCAATGGATCCCTCATCGTCAATCTAAGGAAAGACATATGACATACAAGACGGAACTTCCATCAATTGTCCCCGCTGTGGTATTCAAGACTCGGGTTCGTGATACTTCCATTGAAGGACCTAATCCTTTCCGCTGGGAAAATAAGTCAACGTATGACTACTTTGCTGGCAAGCGGGTAGTTCTCTTCTCTCTTCCTGGCGCATTCACGCCAACTTGTTCGACATACCAGCTTCCTGGGTTCGAAAAGCTGTTCCCAGAATTTAAGGCTCTTGGTATTAAAGACATCTATTGCACTTCAGTAAATGATGCCTTTGTTATGAATGCTTGGGCTAAGTCTCAGAAGATCAAGAAGGTAAAGGTTATTCCAGACGGGTCTGGTGAATTTACCGATCAGATGAACATGCTTGTAGCTAAGGACAATCTTGGTTTTGGTATGCGTTCTTGGCGATATGCCTGTGTTGTGAACAACGGTCTTATTGAGAAGTGGTTCATTGAGCCGGGTATTGAAGATAACTGTGAACTTGATCCGTATGGAGAAACTTCACCGGAAAATATTCTTGACTGGTTGCGTAACAACTGATATATTGAATGCTGGTCCTCTAAGCCAGAGTCCGTGGATGCACTAACATCGTGACGGGCACTTTACTTTATTATGGAGATATTTCATGCGTGAACAATTCCTGTGGGTAGAAAAGTATCGCCCACACAAACTTTCTGACTGTATCCTTCCCGAGGATCAACTAGAAACCTTTAACCAGTTTGTAGCATCTGGTGAAATTCCAAACATGCTACTTTGTGGATCGGCAGGTGTTGGTAAGACTACCATCGCTAGAGCCATTTGTGAGGAACTCGGTTGTGACTATATCATCATCAACGGATCCGAAGAGTCTGGTATTGATGTGTTGCGAACCAAAATTCGTGACTTTGCCTCAAGTGTTTCCTTTTCCGGAAAGACCAAGGTTGTCATTCTAGACGAAGCGGATTATCTCAATCCCAACTCGACACAGCCCGCACTCAGGGCTTTTATCGAGGAGTTTTCCAACAACTGCCGATTCATTTTTACTTGTAACTTCAAGAACCGAATCATCACTCCGCTTCACAGTCGGACCTCAGTAATCGAATTTAAGATTTCTAAAGCCGATCGCCCAAAGATGGCTGGTCGCTTTATGAAGCGGCTTGCCGATATTCTTACTGCCGAAAATGTTAAGTACGATGAAAAGGTTGTAGCCGAAGTCCTCAAGAAGCACTTCCCAGATTATCGCCGGGTTCTCAATGAACTACAGCGATACAGCGTAAGCGGCACTATTGACCAGGGCATCTTGGTAAATGTCCAAGAGGTCAACATGAAAGAACTGACCACAGCCCTTAAAGCCAAAGACTTCAAGAAAGTCCGTCAATGGGTTGTAGACAATATGGACAATGACGCTGGCATGATCTTCCGTAAGATTTATGATGTTGTTGTCGATGAAGTTAAGTTCCCTGCCGCACTGATTGTACTACTTGCTGACTATCAGTATAAGTCTGCCTTTGCCGCAAACCAGGAGATCAACCTTGTAGCCTGTCTCGCAGAGATTATGGCTTCATCGGAGTGGAAATAATGGACGGCATTCTAGAAGGCTTGGGTGCACCAAAAGTCCAGTACTCGGAAGAAGACTTCAAGGAAAAGAAGAAGGGAATCTCCCCGTTTGACTTCATCAATGATATCAATTCTGGTAAGAAGAACCTTATTGTCGATGAGTGGTCGGAAAAGCAATATAATCCCTGGATCATCAATAGAGGTTTAAGTTTCAACCAAGAAACAATTCATCAAGCCAATGCCATGAATTGTCGCTCACACTTGCCAAACGCCATGCAAAATGCGTTCCTTATAAATACAATTAGGTCTAGAAAGCGATTTGATAAATGGATCAAAATCGTAGACGATGCCGAACTTGAGATGGTTAAGGAGTATTATGGCTATAGCAATGAAAAGGCACGCCAAGCTCTAACAATTCTCACAGAACAACAAAAACATTATATAAAAGAGAAATTGTATAAAGGTGGTAAAAAATGAGTGAAGATTTTTTTGACATTGGATACCCTGGATATGCACCACTGGAAGTCACATTAACTAATCCTGACGATTTTTTAAAAGTTCGTGAGACACTATCTCGAATCGGTGTTGCCTCCAGAAAAGATAAGATTTTATATCAATCTTGTCACATCCTGCATAAACAAGGCAGATACTTCATTACTCACTTTAAGGAACTCTTTGCACTAGATGGCAAAGCGGCTGACTTTAGTGAGAATGACTTACAGCGCAGGAATGCGGTAGCCGGATTACTTGCGGATTGGGGACTAGTCAAGATACTAAAGCCAGAACTCCATCAAGATAAGGCACCTATGAATCAAATTAAGATCATTGCCTATAAAGAAAAAGATCAATGGGAGCTGGTTCAGAAATATAACATTGGTCGCAAAAAGTAATTAATTTATATGTTTGAAAAACTTTCCATTGTCGTTCCATGTAAGAACGAAGAAAAGTATATTGCACATTTATTAAATAATTTAAAAACTCAAGAAGGCATCGGCGGTGTTACAATATACATTGCTGATGCCTCAACTGATTCGACCAGAGAAGTAATCAAGAATAACTCTCAGGGATTAAATATTACTGTTATTGATGGTGGTCCAGTTTCAACTGCTAAAAATAATGGTGCTAAGTTAGTAACAACTCCATATATTCTTTTTATAGATGCTGATGTTAGATTCTTCAGTTCGACTGTTATCAAAGATACAGTAAATTTACTTGAAAACAAAAATCTGGATCTCATTGGCTTAAAAATTAAATGTTATGATGGTTCATTGAGAACCTCTATAGCATTCATGATCTTTAACTTTATTAATAAGATCCTATCTCGTTGGTGTCCTTTTGCGGTCGGTGCATATATGCTTACTAGAACAGATAGGTTTAATTCGCTTGGCGGGTTTCCTGAGAAGTATGCCACATCCGAAGACTTCTTTCTGTCTAAGAAGTATAAGCCTAGTAAGTTTATGATCGCTGATCACTACTTTGGCCAAGACAGTCGTAGATTTAAGAAGATGGGTTATCTCGGTATGACTTGGTATTTGATTAAGAACTTCCTGAATAGAGACAACGAAGAACACTGGAAGAAAATAGATGCCAAAAAATACTGGTAACAAATATAAATCTGTTTTCATATCAGATTTGCATCTTGGTTCTAAGCATTGTAATTCTGATGCTCTCTTAGATTTTCTCTCAAATATACAGACACAAAAACTATATCTCGTCGGGGATATTATTGATGGTTGGCGCCTAAAAAAGAAATGGTATTGGCCAAAGAAACACAATCAAATTGTCAGAAAAATACTAAAACTTTCTGAAAAAACAGAAGTGGTATATGTTACTGGCAATCATGATGAAATTTTTAGATCGTTTCCGGATATAACAATTGGTAAAATCCAAGTAGAACATAGGTATGTTCACACTGGCATAGACGGTAAACGATACTTAGTCATACATGGCGACCTGTTTGACAATTTGATGCGAACCAAAACAGGTAGATTCATTATGCATATGGGCGACTTTGCATATGACACATTAATCTATCTTAACAAACTTGTTAATGATTTTAGAAAAACCGTTGGAATGCAACCATGGAGTTTGTCAAAATACTTGAAACGAAAGGCAAAACTTGCTGCCAATTATATTGGTGCATTCGAACAAGAGATGGCATACTACTGTAAGCGCAAGGGTTATGATGGCGTTATCTGTGGGCATATTCATCATGCAGAAATAACTCATTATGATGATATTGTTTACATGAATGATGGTGACTGGTGCGAAAGTTGCACTGCATTGGTAGAAAATTATGATGGAACATGGGAAATTATTAGAAAATAATATTGACTTTTTCCTAAAAATCTAGTATAAATAAAGGGTGCCATGCTTCGGGTGGCACCTTTTTTATTAACACTCGCTTTATTAAGGAGACTATTATGGTACGTAAGTATACAACAGGACAATTGTCCGGAATTTTCGATCAGGTAAAACCATTCGCAGTTGGGTTTGATCGTGTCTTTGACAATTTTTATAATGTGTCAGAACTCAAAAGCCCAAGCTATCCGCCCTACAACATCGTAAAGACTGGTGAAGAAGAATATCTCATTGAGATCGCATGTGCTGGTTTCCGTGAAGAAGAATTCAACATCAATCTTGTTCCAGAAGGAAACAAACTGGTGGTGCAGGGTATCCAAGATCGTGGTGAATCAGATCGTGAATACATTCACCGTGGCATCGGTGCTAGAAACTTTACGCATTCATTTGCACTAGCCCATGATGTTGAAGTTCTGGGAGCAGAATTCACAGATGGTATTCTTCATATCAATCTGAAGAGAATTGTTCCAGAAGAAAAGAAACCCAAGACAATTACTATTGGTAAGAAATCTACCAAAGAATTCTTGTCTGAATAATATTTAATGGAGTCGCTATGTCCGATGTCAAATGTATTAAGTTAATCAGTGGTGAAGATATCATTGCTGAAATTGATGAGAGCGTCCAGGGGCTAATTGTCCTCAAAGACCCACTACTGGTAATGATGGTACCAAATGGTACCGGAAAAGAGTTTGGCATCGGACTAGCACCTTTCTGTCCTCATGCTAAAGATAGAATTGTGCCTGTCATGGCTGGGGCTGTTATTGCAGTTTACGAACCCGAAACAGGAATGAAAAACGAGTACAACACCAAGTTTGGTAAAGGTATTGTACTCCCAAAGAAACAAATTTTCACAAACTAAGGGTATGCGTATGAAAAACTTGTTAGGGATTGTTACATTCCTTTTGGTTGGAATTGTAGCCACCGTCCCTGCCCAGGCCCAGACAAAGTATGACTACGAGGTCACAAAGGTAACCGACGGTGACACCATTCGGGTCAAGGCGCCCTGGCTACCAAAGGAGCTAGGTGACGATATTGCCCTACGCATCGTTGGGATTGACACTCCAGAGAAGGGTGGCAGAGCTAAATGCACAGCGGAGGCGAAGCTAGGAGACAAGGCAACTGAATACGCAAAGGCTACTATCAAGCCTGGCCAGATCGTCCAGGTCGTTCTGGTAAGCTGGGACAAGTACGGTGGCCGTATAGATGCTCATGTCTACATCAATGGGGTATCCTTTGCTGATATGCAGATCCGTGAAGGCCTGGCTGTACCATATGACGGAGGAACAAAGTCTCCCTGGTGCAAATAAACCTCTTTACTTTCGTATGTGGATGTTATATAATGATTGAATAAAGTAAGGATATATTATGAACTTCTATACCTGTGCGTATCAATATGGTGCCAAGGTTCTCACCCGTGGCATAGAGAACGGCAAACGAGTCACAAAGCGGGCAGACTTCTCTCCCGTTTTGTTCGTTAAGGCCAAAGAACCGACCAAATATAAGTCGCTTTATGGCGAATATCTTCAGCCGCTAAACTTTACCGATGGCAAAGAAGCCAAGGAATTTACTCAGCAATACAAAGACGTTGAGAACTTTCCTATCTATGGCCAGACTAACTTTGGCTATCAGTACATCACGGCAAATTATCCCGGCGAGATTAACTGGGATATTTCCAAGATTAAAATCTGGACAATTGATATTGAGACTTCAACCGAGTTTGGTTTCCCAGAGATTGCAAACCCCGTTGAAGAAGTTTTGCTGATCTCTATCCGAGACCTGAACTCTGGACAGATAATTACCTGGGGTACTCGACCCTTCAATAACCATCGTGATGATGTGGACTATCGGCAATATGCCAACGAGGAATCTCTTCTCAAGGCATTCATTCAAGAGTGGTCGGCTGATCAACCAGACGTTGTAACTGGCTGGAACTGTGAACTCTTTGATATTCCATATCTCCTTGCCCGAGTCGAACGGACAATGTGTGATGAAGAAGATACCACGTGGAAAAAGAAATTCTCGCCTTGGGGTCTTGTTCGCAGAAATGTGCAGAACATCATGGGGCGTGACTTCATTAAATATGACATCACCGGCGTTGCGGTGCTTGACTACCTTGATCTATATAAGAAGTTTACATACACCCGCCAAGAGTCCTACAAGCTGGATCATATTGCAGCCGAGGAACTCGGTAAAAAGAAACTAGAACATTCTTACGATAGTTTCCGCGAGTTTTATACCAAAGACTGGCAAAGATTTGTTGAGTACAACATCCATGACGTTGAACTTGTGGATGAACTGGAACATAAACTGAAGCTGGTTGAACTGATTTTGACTATGGCGTATGACGCCAAGTGTAACTATCAGGATGTATTCTCGCAAGTACGCACCTGGGATTGCTTGATCTACAATCACCTTCATGAGAAGAATATTCAGATACCACAAAAACGTGACCAGCAAGGTCGTGGTATCGAAGGTGCATATGTCAAAGAGCCTAAGCCTGGCAAGTATGACTGGGTAGTTTCGTTTGACGCCACCTCACTGTATCCTTCCATCATTATGCAATACAACATGTCACCGGAGACATTCAAGCCAACGAATGTCTATGATACCACTGTTGCCGCATTGCTTGACGGTAAGCAAGACTTTGAAAATCTCAAGCAAGAAAATCTTTGTATGGCCGCAAATGGCTATTGTTATACCAGAGAAAAGCAAGGTTTATTTCCTGAGATTGTCGAAAAGTTTTTTGATGATCGCCAACGGTACAAGAAGTTGATGATCAAGGCACAACAGGAATACGAAAAGACCAAAGATCCCAAACTAAAAAATGACATTTCGAAGTACAATAACTTCCAGATGGCTAGAAAGATCCAGTTGAACTCTCTCTTTGGTGCCATGGGTAATGAATACTTTCGTTACTATGATGCCAGAATTGCAGAGGGTATTACCATGACTGGTCAGTATGTCATTCAACAAGTCGGCAATTCGATCAATGTCTTCTTGAACAAGGTTGTTGGAACGGATGACTACGACTACTCTTTCTACAGTGATACTGACTCTTGCTATATTTCCCTGGAGCCTCTTGTTAATAAGTATTATCATGGTGTCAGTAATGATAAACTCGTTGGCATTTTGGATAAGGTCTGTGAGGAGAAGATATCGCAGGCAATCAACAAATCCTGCGATCAGCTGGCGGAATACACGAATGCATTTCAGAAGAAGATTATCTTCAAGCGTGAAGCAATCGCGGAACGTGGCATTTGGGTTGCGAAGAAGCGGTATGCCCTTAATGTCCTGGATAATGAAGGTGTTAGGTATCAAACCCCAAAACTGAAAGTCATGGGTTTGGAAATTGTCAAATCTTCCACTCCCGCACCAGTTCGTGAAACTCTTAGAGAAGCCGTGCGTCTGATTTTAACCAAGGATGAGCGTACACTTCAGGCTTTCATTGAGACGGTTAGAAAAGACTTCAAAGCCTTGCCGCCAGAAGATATTGCCTTCCCACGGAGCGTAAATGGTATGTCGAAGTATGCCTCTAGGGCAGACATCTACAGCAAGGGTACGCCGCTTCATGTTCGTGGCGCACTGCTATACAATTTTTACCTTGAACAAAACAAACTTACCAAAAAGTATGAGTCAATTCAAGAGGGCGAGAAGATCAAATATCTTTACCTTACTGAACCTAATACCATGCGTGAAAATTGTATCTCATTCCTAGGCAAATTGCCGCCAGAATTTGATATACATAAGTACGTTGATTACAATACTATGTTTCAGAAGTCTTTCCTCGATCCGCTAGATGGCATTATCAAGGGTCTTGGCTGGCATACTGAACCGAAAGCATCACTTGAGGACTTGTTTGCATGAATATTTTAATTGTTGGTTATGGCTTTGTTGGAATTGCCACAGAGTATCTTTTTAGAAATACTGATGTAGATATCGATATTGATGATCCGGCAAAGATGATGTTTGCCGATAAAGATAGCTATGATTATATTTTTCTATGTGTTCCAACTCCATTGGTTGGCAATTCTCTAGACATTTCCGTTCTTTCTGAATGCTATGAGTATTGGAAAGATAAAGGCACAGTAGTCATTAGAAGCACCATAGGACCAGATCAAGTTCCTGAATTTCCGGGAGCAATTATGATGCCCGAATTTCTAAGGGAAAAACATTGGAAAGAAGATGTGGATGATCCTTTGTTGCCCATCATTGTAGGTGATGGAAATTTATGCCAAACTCTACAAGAATATTTTCCACATAAGCGTTGCTACTATGTAAGCAATGTGCCAGCGATGATGTATAAGTTGGCTAGAAATACTGCACTTGCAATGAGAGTTGCTATAGCAAACGAATTTTATCAAATTTGTAATGATTATCATATGAACTATGACATGCTTCACAGTCTCTTAGAGGCTGATCCTGTTGTAGGAGGAACACATTGGAATGTTCCTGGACCAGATGGTAATTTTGGTTTTGGTGGCAAATGTTTACCAAAAGACTTGACGCACATGGCATCTTTGTGCAATAACAATCCTAATGTATTTTTAGATGCACTTGTAGCAAACAAAAGGCGGAGAACGGACCTGTAATGGGAGTAATTTAATATTTTTAAAGGGTAATATATGAAACGGATTTTGATATGTGGTTTACCTGGGGCTGGCAAGACTACGCTGGCTAAACGTTTAAAGGAAACACTTGGTAACGCTGACTGGTATAATGCCGACAGTGTTCGTAAGCAGTTTGATGATTGGGATTTTAGCCCAGAAGGTCGTACCCGTCAAATGAAGCGCATGTACGATCTTACCTGGAAGAGTGTATTGGACGGTCGCTATGGCATGGCTGACTTTGTATGTCCGACACAAGCGTTGCGTGAAGAATTTAAAGCTGACTATGTGATCTGGATGAACACCATCAAAGAAGGTCGCTTTGAAGATACCAACAAGATGTTTGAAGCACCAGATATCGTTGATATGGAAATTACAGCCGACGAGTGGTGGAGTGATGAATGGGTTGAACGTTGGGCTAAACTCTTGGCTGTCGATATTAAGGATAGCGAGTTTCAAACTAATCAACCAACCACTCAGATGTTGGGTCGCTTTCAGCCATTTCACGCCGGGCACCGTGCGTTGTTTGAGAGAGCATTGGCAAAGCACGGACAGGTAGCTATTCTAATTCGTGATATGCCTATTTCGGAAAGTAATCCTTGGAATCAAGCGGATATTGCCGCCAACATCGAACAAGAATTATATGAGTATGCAGGTAAGTTTAGAATTTATCTTGCACCAAACATCGTAAACATTACTTATGGTCGTGATGTCGGATATAAGATTGAACAAGAAGTATTCGATGATGCTATCCATTCTGTTAGTGCCACAAAGATACGAGAGTCGATGAGACGAGACGGTATTTTATAAAATGTCTTGACAGACATGACATCTTTGTGTTATATTCTTCCTAATAAAACTTGTAGGAGTGCAATAAATGATGATTGAAATCGGAAAGTCTTATCGGGTAGAACCGAAGTTTAAAAAGTCTGTCGTTGAGTGTGAATACTTTAATCATTCGGATCTTCCAGGTAGCGTTGAAGTTGTTACCTGCTGGAGATATGGCGAATATGTTATCGTGCCAGCCGATGAGGATGAGGTTGTCATGTTACATGAAGGCATTTTGTCTGAAGAGGAGTTTGAGGTTTCTGCCTTTTCTGAGTGGGAACTACTCTCTACCTATGACGGCTGTTCGGAAGACATCTATTTTCACGGCACAGAAATGGATTCCGATGAAGAAGAGGAATTCATAGAGAAACACGGTGAACTTGGTTTTGAATTTTTAGATGATGCTGGCTGGCAATCTAGTGGTTGTGAAGTCTATATTAATAACGGTATAAATGTTGAAGAGTGGAAGGGCTATGGCAATGAGTAATCTATTAGAGAAACTGAAGAAGAACAGCACCATTAAAGAAACTAGTGTTCTTTCAAGTAGCAAGCTGTTTAGTACAAAAGATTTGATCCAGACCTCTGTGCCAGTTTTAAACGTGGCACTTTCTGGTAAACTTGATGGCGGTCTGACTCCAGGTCTGACTGTATTTGCTGGTCCATCTAAGCACTTCAAAACAGCATTTGCTATGTTGCTTGCCAAGAGCTTTCAACAGAAGTATGAAGATGGTATTATTCTGTTTTATGATTCCGAGTTTGGTGCGCCTCAAGCATACTTTGAGAACTTTGGTATCGATACTGACAAGGTTGTACATACGCCCATCACTGATATCGAACAGTTGAAGCATGATATTATGTCGCAGTTGAATGATCTTGAAAGGTCTGACCGAGTGATGATTGTTGTCGATTCCGTTGGCAATCTTGCTTCAAAGAAGGAAGTTGAAGATGCAATTGATGGTAAGTCGGTTGCTGACATGACCCGTGCCAAGCAGATGAAGTCTCTGTTTCGTATGATCACTCCACACTTGACGCTTAAAGATATTCCTGCTATTGTTGTCAATCACACCTACAAAGAAATCGGCATGTTTCCTAAGGATATCGTATCTGGCGGAACAGGCATTTACTACTCTGCTGACAACATCTTTATCATTGGTCGCCAGCAAGAGAAAGAGGGCACAGACATTGTAGGTTATAACTTCATCATTAACGTAGAGAAGTCACGCTACGTCCGAGAGAAGTCTAAGATTCCTATTGAGGTTACATTTGAGGGTGGTATTGCCAAGTGGTCAGGATTGCTAGATATGGCTATAGCATCTGGTCACGTTGTCAAGCCGAGCAACGGTTGGTATTCTAGGGTTAATATTACCACCGGTGAAGTTGAAGATAAGAAGTTTCGCATCAAAGATACCTATTCCAAGGAATTTTGGATGCCCATTTTAACTGATGAAACATTTGCTCAATGGATTGAGAAACGCTATCGCATGGCTGGTGGTCAAATGCTGGAGACAGATAATGTTGAAATTTCTGACGAAGATATTTCAGAAGAATACGAAAATTTGTGATCAATGTGGTTGCGGCATCGACCCCAAAAAAGATGCCGCAATCTGTTTACATGGAGAACAACTTGGTGTAGAATTTGAAGTATACGTTTGTGAAAATTGTGCCGAACAAGCGTGGCTAGATACTCTTAATGATGAACTGTTTGAGGAAATAAATGCAGAAGAAGATAGAGACAATCATTCTCAGTAAATTGTTTTCAGACGAAGACTATTTGCGAAAGGTTATTCCGTTTTTAAAAGACGAATATTTCCAGGACGGTGCCGAGCGCACCATTTTTTCTTATGTGCGAGAGTTTGTTGGTAAGTATAATGCCTTGCCTACAGTTGATGCAATCACAATTACAGTACAAAATGATAAACGCATAAACGAGCGTGAGTTTACCAAAATTGTTGAAACACTTACTGGAATTGATGATGATGTTGAAGTAAATACTTCTTGGCTTTTGGAATCCACAGAAAAGTTTTGTAAAGATCAAGCCGTATATAATGCCATCATGAAGTCTATTCAGATTATAGATGGTAGTAACAAAGACTTTTCTCAAGATGGCATTCCTTCAATCTTATCCGATGCCCTTGCCGTAGGGTTTGACAATAATGTCGGACACGATTATATCGATAATGCCGACAATCGTTATGACTTCTACCATCAGAAGGAAGAAAAGATTCCTTTTGATCTTGAAATGTTAAATAAAATCACTAATGGTGGTTTGCCAAACAAGACTTTGAATATTGCCCTTGCTGGTACTGGCGTTGGTAAATCTTTGTTTATGTGTCATGTGGCAGCCGGTGCATTATCACAAGGAAAGAATGTACTCTATATTACCCTAGAGATGGCAGAAGAGCGCATTGCCGAACGTATTGACGCCAACTTGATGAATGTCAATATTCAAGAACTTAAAGACCTGCCTCGGAAAATGTTTGAGCAGAGAATTAGTAAGATCAAATCGAAGACCGAGGGTAGATTGATCATCAAGGAATATCCAACTGCTGGTGCCCACGTGGGTCACTTCAAAGCCCTGTTGAATGAACTTGCACTAAAGAGAAACTTTTCTCCGGACATTATTTTTGTTGACTACTTGAATATTGCGGCATCAAGTCGAATCAAGCAGGGCGGTTCCGTAAATTCTTATACATATGTTAAGAGTATTGCAGAAGAGTTGCGCGGTCTTGCTGTCGAGTTTAATGTTCCTATTGTATCTGCTACACAAACAACTCGCAGTGGTTATGCAAACTCAGATGTTGAACTTACAGACACATCCGAATCTTTTGGTTTGCCAGCAACCGCCGACTTGATGTTTGCCCTAATTTCCACCGAAGACCTAGAGAAGATGGGACAGCTAATGATTAAGCAGTTGAAGAATCGATACAATGATCCTGGTATAAACAAACGCTTTATGGTTGGTATTGACCGGGGCAAGATGCGGCTGTATGATCTTGAGGAATCCGAACAGGCAGATATTACCGACTCTGGTGATGATGTTCCGGTGTTCGAAAACTCATCCTTTGGTAAAAGAGATGTAAGTAAATTTAATTTTTAACTTGACATCCCAATAGAAGTTTGCTATTATAATAATATGTCCCGTTAGCTCAGCCGGATAGAGCAAGTGCCTTCTAAGCACTAGGTCAGGAGTTCGAATCTCTTACGGGACGCCAGTTTAATGAGGTAAATAATGAGTGATAATGTAGTACAGATTAATTTAAAAGAACCGGTAAATGTGGAACTAGATGTTCCTACAATTCCCGAAGAAGATTTGCCTCTAAAGTTGATTATCGCAAGTCATACCTGGGCAAATGTGGGTAATACAGATATGCCCCTATGGAAGATTGTTGGTGGTAAAGAATATCTAGGTGGATTTTTTAAGGGTCCTCCAACCATGGAAGAGATTGTACAACAGGTGCAAAAAGTTGCCCACATGTTTGAGGGTGGTAGTTTTGATCAGAGGGAAACTGTTGCTGGTTGGCAAATATATCTCGCTGACATGCCCACAAACTCAGAACATTTTCAGTTGAATCTAAATGGTGCAGTAGATTTTCCTCCTATTAATCTACTTGAAATTGATGTTGAAGAAGAGCTTGAGCGAATTTTTGCAAACCTTCCAACCGGATTAAACGTAAAAACTGAAGCCTAACTCTTATAAATAGGGGGTACTGTATAAAAGTTATGGACTTCCTATGTTTTTGTTTAGAGAATACTTGTCTGAAGAAGTAGAACATAAAGATGGAATTGCTCACATTGAGCATCCATCTGACAGATACTTTGATGGAGCTGAAGCCGCTGACCACGCAATGAAGACATTGCGTGGCGCTTTAGCTGGTAAAGCCAACATGACTCGCAAGATTGATGATAGAATGTCAGTCCATCTTATGCGAAATCCAGACGGTTCAGTCTCAGTAAAATATAAAGGCAAGGGCGCAAGATACAATCATACTCCAGATGACATCGATGCACAGTATGCCGATAAGCCTTATGTTGCTGGTCCTCTTCATGCACTTTTAGCACACGCCAGTAAAGTTCTTCCTAAAGAGCCAGGAGAATATCAGGGTGGATTTATGTCTACCCCACAGACTAGAACAGTTACTCCTGCTGGTGAAATTTCTCATACACCAAACACAGTCGAATATCGGGCACATAAAAATAGTCCAGAAGGACAAAGACTTGCCCGATCAAAAGTAAGCCTCACAGTACACACTCGTCTTGTTGGTCCAGAACGTAAGGCTGAACCAATTACAGATATGTCCGACTTTGGTTCTCATCCAGACGTTCACATGGTTCCACACATCGTTGAACCGGAACACATGCTCTTGAATGCTAAAGATAAAGAACAAGCAAGACAACATCTTGACCGTGCATCCGAATTGATGCATGGGCATTCTTGGGATCATCTAAGAGGTCATGAAGGGCATATGCGGTCTTACATCAATCAGACCGTAGAAACTGGCGATCAACCTAGCGTCAAAGGATATAAAGATTTTCTGAGAAATAAGCACCAGAAACTTATTGATGCCGTTAAGATGCAGAAAACAAAAGACGCCAAAGCAAAGACTATGCAAGATGACTTAGATCATGTTGATAATAATCAAAACGATTTCTATAAGTCCTTTGATATTCACGACAATATTCAACGTGCTACAAATATTATGGCAAGAGGTCTTGATCGCCATGGCTCGGGTGGATTTACCACACATGTCGGTGGCAAAGCAGCCGGTGGTGAAGGTTATGTTGCAAATGGACTAAAGATCGTTGACAGAGAAGGCTTTTCTAAAGCTAATCGAGAAAGAAGTAAGCAATTAAAAGCCTCGAGGATGAAAAAATGATCCATCATATTACGCAAGGAAGAATGAATCCTATACATGCTGGTCATGAACTTGTAGTCAATCAAGTTAGAAATACCGCAGGAGAAAATGGACATACTATCATTCTAACTGGTTCACAGGATGCTAAGAAGAATCCTCTAACACCAGATCAGAAATTGAATTTTGCTAAGAAAGCATTTCCTGGTGCAAACGTTATTACCGCAGATAAGAATTACCCAACACTCCTACACCATCTTTCAAGACTTCATAGTCAGGGTGTAACGGAATTGCATATGCATGTTGGTTCGGACAGAGCCGCAGAGTTTCATGCATTGATGAATAAGTATAATGGCGTAGAGGGTAGACACGGATACTATAAATTCAACAAGATTAAAATTCACACCGTAGGCGAAGAGCGAGGTGATGATGAAGTTGGAGTAGCAGGCGCCTCGGCATCCAAGATGAGATCGGCTGCCGCATCTGGCGATCAAAGAGCGTTTCATGCCATGGCACCAAGTGCTATGTCGGAAAAAGATAAAGAAGAAATGTACCATGCAGTTAGAGGTGGCATGGGTGTGAGAGAAGCCGTATCATTTAAGCAATTTTTAACTTTATGGAAATAAGCAAGATATCTGCTATTGATACGTTTTTGGATTATTTTCGTCCAAAGATTATTAAAACTGTTATCAAGCCCACTCAAAATGCCATAAACTTTATTGTTTATACCTATAACCATAAAGGTAAATTAGAAATTGCTGAAGTGAGACCACACAAGATAGATGAGAGAGCATAATCATGTTTTTTAGATTGTTACCATATATCTTTATAATTGCCACTTTAGGTGGCGCATATCTATATTATAAGGATACACAAGAGCGTTTAGAATTAGCAGCCGCAAATCTGGCTAAAGCAGAAACTGCCGCAGTTGCAAATAAGCAGGCTTTTGATCAACTGCAACTCGATATGGTTTCAACGCAAGCAAAGGTCGAAACACTCAATGTAAATTTGCGTGAAGCTGAAGCATATCAAGACGAATTAATTGCAAAATTGCGCAGACACGATTTAACAAGATTGTCTGAGCAAAGACCCGGTATGATAGAAAAGAGAATTAACGATGCAACACAGGCAATTTTCAATGATCTCGAACAGCAAACTGCTATTCCCACTCCTAGCGAGTAGCTTGCTTCTTTCTGGCTGTGCTTTTTTCAAGCCTAAAGAAAGAATTGTAACTCAAATACAGACTGTAGAGAGAACTATTCCTATTCAAGGAAGACCAAAGCCATTGGATCTTCATGAAGTCCGTTGGTATGTGGTTACTCCAGAAAACTTTGAAGAGTTTAAAGCCAAATTCATTAGAGATAATGGCAACTTTGTATTCTATGCAATTAGTGTTCCTACATATGAAAATATGGCACTAAATCTTGCCGAGATTAAACGATATCTTGGTCAACAACAAGCATTAATTGTATATTATGAAGAGCAAGCAAAGCCTAAAGAACCAACAACAGAGGATCCAGGGTCTTGATCTTATAAATAGATGAAGAACCTTGGAGTTAATATGGCTAAAACATTTAAAAAAATGAAAAATGATCCCTGTTGGAAGGGGTATAAAATGGTGGGCATGAAAAAGAAGGGTGCCAAAGAGGTCCCTAATTGTGTGCCAGAAGAGACATATTATCCACTAAATGCTCAAGTCACAAAAGTTAAAGAGTCTAAAGATTTACCTTGGCATGAAGATCCAAAGAATCCTTCACGCAAGAAAGGAACTTATAAGGATGAATATGGTAATGAAGTAAAGAACATTGCCAAACATCTTGCAAAGAAAGCCATGAATGCCGCGATAAAGGGAAGTAAGGCAGCCAAGTCGACCAATGAAGAAGTTATAATGGAGCGAGGCGCCGACAAAAAAGGTTATTATCGCAAGACAGAAGATGGTGCCGGTTTAACTCGTAAGGGTGCCAAGGCAATGGGTGTAAAGACTGCTGTTACTACACCTCCAAGCAAGCTAGATCCAAACGGCAAGGCTGCAAAGCGCCGCAAGTCATTCTGCGCCCGTATGGGCGGCATGAAAGGTCCAATGAAGGATGAGAAGGGTCGTCCAACTCGCAAGGCTATGTCACTGCGCCGTTGGAACTGTAATGAAGAAACCCAACTAGACGAAGTTCTAGGCAAAGAAAATGAGTGGGGTCGTCCTGAACTCCGCAAGAAGTTTGCCACAATGACCCCAGGTCAAGAGTGCATGGCAAATGATAAGATTCCTGAAATGGATATTCACAAAGGTTTTGCTCCCGAAGTATATAAAGAAGAAGCGTTAAATGAGATATCTGCACTAGGGGCAAAAAAGCGGGCTGAATTCGCGGCTAAACTAAGAAGTAGACTTGCTGACCCAAAAGTTAGGGCTAAAGCGAAGCAAGACGTGGCTAACACCAAACAGGCTGCCAATCCAGGCGCACCGCATGAGCATTTGGTTATGCAATTGAGGAAAGCAACCTCTATCGGTTCTAAAGTTAAGTTTCGTGATGGTGGTGAACATCATGTAGCACCAAATCATGTCGAGAAATTTAATGATCGATACCATTCTCTCAAGTCTTCTATTGAGAAAGAGGGTTTAGTAAAACGTGCGCACAAATCACATGCAGATTTTATGAGAGCAATCTCAGAGGAACATGTAAACTGTGGAACTCCAGACTGCTGTGGCGATTGTGATACCGCTGTGCAAAAGATTGCACCTATGACTGATGGACCAAACTATCCAGTTCCTGAACTTTCTCAATTTGAACAAAATGAAATTGAACTAGAAGTTGCGAACGAGATTGAGGAAGCAACATGGGAAGAGTTGCTGTCCACTTATGATAACGATGAGTGGGACCTAAATTGTGATGAGGAAGACGAAGACGAGAGTGAAGAGCTTGAGGAAGGGCTAACTCCACAAGGTCGTCTAAAGAAAAAGTTTGCGGCAATTCGCACAAAAAATAAGAGAAATCTTGCCAAAAATTTGCAGTTGAAGAGAATTGCTACTCCAGATAGAATTAAAAAGAGAGCAACTAGAACTGCCAGAAATATGGTATACAAGAGACTTCTAAGAGGTAGAGACAGAGCATCATTGTCTCCCGCAGAGAAGACTAGATATGAAGCCATGGCAAAGCGCATGGCACCTATGGTTGCAAGATTGTCTGTCCGTATGCTTCAGAAGGAGCGTGTCAGAGACAGACAACGAGTTGCAAATAAAGCGAAGAAAAAATAATGGAAAAGTTGCAAACCTCTCTTAGAGTATTGATAGCAAATAGCTATGCGATGTATTTTAAGGCGCATGGCTTTCATTGGAATGTAGAGGGTAAAGACTTCTCACAGTTTCACGACTTTTTTGGTAATATTTACCAGGAAGTTTACTCGGCAATCGATGTTATTGCCGAAGAATTGAGAGCAATTGATGGATATGCTCCAGCTAATATGAAGGCTCTTAGTGATATGACTACAATTTCAGAAAAAGATATTGTAGGAACAAACGTAACAAGTATGCTTGCCGATTTAGAAGCGGCAAATGACGCTGTTGTTGAGTCACTAATTGAAGCACATAAGTTGGCAGAAGAAAAGAATATAAGAGGATTAGTAAATCTTCTAGAAGATCGATTAGATAAACATGCAAAGCACGGCTGGATGATTCGTGCTTCATTAAAATAAAGTGGAGTAACCCATGAGCCTAGAAAAAACAGTTAGAGAGTTATGCGCAGAAGATGTTGGCGATTTGAGCCAGCGTCTTGAAATCCTTGTTCGTCAAGGGCTGATGCCGTATAACACATTGCCTATTCTAAAGAGAGCCTTGTTGCGTTTGCGCACAGGCATTGTTCTCCAGGGTGCAGAGCGTGATGTACTAACCACGTTTATTAATTCTATGCTTTACATTGTTCTAGGAAATGAAACTATTTTCCAGAGAGCCAAGTTGCTTGCGGCAGAAGAACTTGATCTTAGCGCACTAGAAACCATTCTAGAGGGCGTTGAGGCACTGGATGAGGAAGAATATGAATATACTGCTGTTCATGCCAAGCATGGTAAAACCGTAGTTAAGGGAACTTCTTCCTACGATGCCGCCAAAAAGGCTGCCGAAAAGTGGAAATCAAAGAAGGGCACATCTGGCATTGATGTTTATAGAAACGATATTAAACATGTTGCCACAGAAGAGAAACTTGCTAAGAAGGACCATGACGGCGACGGCAAGATCGAATCTGGTAAAGATGAGTACATGGGTTCAAGAGATAAAGCGATCAAGAAAGCAATGGCTAATGAGGCAAGATATAGTCCAGTTCTGCCAACAAAAACGCCAACTACTTCTAGCATAGATAAATATCATACTAATGTTAGAGACTTAGTAAATCGTAAGAAAAAAGAAGTTAACCCTTCTCCAGCCGTTTCTAATAGAATCAAATTGACCAAAGGCTGGGGTGACGGCGGCGCTTCAATGAAATCAAGTTATGGTAAAGTTATGAGTACAAGAAAAGAAGAGGCTATGGCTTCTATTGAGGCTGTTAAAAAACTCAATGAATCCTACAAGCAAACTTTTGATTTAGCATTAACCCAGTTTGGTGTTAAGTCGCCATCTGAACTTGACGAAGAGAAGCGAAAAGAATTTTTCAATTTCGTAGATAAAAACTATAAAAAAGGAGACAAGTAATGTCCGCATGGTCAAAAACAGTTAAGCCAGTAATCACTGGTATCCCTGCTGAAGAAATCTTCATGGTTGATGAAGCAGAAGTTGCCGCTAACCCAGGCATTGCTCAGCCAGGCTGGGTGCGCAAGCAAACAGTTGGCTCTAGAGTTAAGTGGGAAACTCTTGTTGCAATGGCAGATCCATTTACAGACGCAGAGTATGAAGCTGAAGGCGGCAATGATGATGACGACGATGTTCCTGACGCCTAATAACCGAGGATAATATCTCATGGCAGATAGTAAAGTGACAAGCATGATTTCGGCATCGTCCTTGGCATCTACGGATGTCATGTACGTTGTCAAGCCAGCTACAAGCCCATATGATCATAAAGTAACTATCGCCAATTTGTTTGGTGGTATTCCTGCGCCAGTAACTTTTGAAAATTTGGTAATGTTTGGCGGATCAAAACAGACTGTCTCTAATGGCGGAAGCGTTGATACCACAAAAACTATTACGGTTATTTCCGAGCCAGATGGATCATATTCATTGACTATTGGCGCAGGAACGGAAGGACAAACAAAGTTTATTGTGATGTCTTCGAATACTGCCGGTCATGCTATAGTTTTGACCGGCGATATTGGACACACTGCAATTCAATTTGATATGACTGGAGCAACTGCTCAACTATTGTTTGTTGGTAACAAATGGTATTTTGTCGGTGGTACAGCAACAGTAGTTGAATAATGTTCGAATTAAATTATGATAACTTTTTGATCTTCGCTATAAAAAATTATGACAATCCCGGTTGTATCGGGATGTCAGATTTAGAAGAAGATTTAAAAAGATTTAAATATATAAAAAGACTATTTCGCCGTTATGCCGCAACAGGTAATATGAGCGAAAGACTTATATTAAATCACATAATCGTTTTATATAACGTTTTTGGTGATGCGGCAACCTTAATGTTGCTATTTAAGTTAAATGAGCAAAATTACTGGAGCTATTTAAAAACTTTTCTAATATTTTTAAATAGAATGACACCAGATGATCTGCCCGATGTTACAGTAGATTTAAAGATAGCAAAGTTATTAAGAGGAATCTAATGAAAGACTTTAAAGAATACTTGGAAGAAGACTTTAATGTAGTGGAAACACGAGGTTCCGACTATAAACTCTATCACAAGTCTTACACAGATGCAGTAAATCATGCCCTTGACCATCACTCAAAGGGTGGTCTAAAGGCTTCTGATGATGATCGTATGCATCATATCGGAGTCATGTCTAAAAAGCCAAGTGAAGGTAAGACCACATCGGTAAATCTTCCAGCCACACACGAAAAGACTGGCAAGAAGCACATGATCCACATGCAGGTTTATAACAAGGGTGGCTCACACCCTTATGAGCTAAACACCTATTCTAGCACAAGCAGAGAGATGCAGAAGGAAGAAATGGGTGTAGCGGGTGGTGCCATTGCTGGCATCGGTATTGAAAATCCAAATAAAGAAGGTCAAGCCGAGCCAGGTGTATCTAAGAAGATGCAGAAAAAATGGCGCAACTCAAATGGTGTAGTTAGAAGAAACACAAAGTAAGGAATTTAGTTGTGTCCTTAAAGAGTTTGCAGAAAAAGATTGGTGCGGTTGCGGACGGTATTTTTGGTCCCGGCACACTAAAGGCGGCACAAGCCTACTATAAATTGTCTGATGCTAGAGCGGCACATTTTTTCGCTCAGACTGCCCACGAATCGGGTGGTTTTAAAGCATTCTCGGAAAATCTTAATTATTCAGCGGACGGTTTGAATAAAATTTTTCCAAAATATTTTAAAAATGCTGGTAGAGACGCCAATAAATACGCAAGAAAACCAGAAATGATTGCAAACGTTGTATATGCTTCTCGCATGGGCAACGGTGACATTTCTAGTGGTGATGGTTGGAAGTATCGCGGTCGCGGAGCTTTACAACTTACCGGAAAAGATAATTATAAAGCATTTTCTGATTATCTGAAAAAGCCTGAAATCATGACTGATCCAGATTTAGTTGCAGAAGACTATTCATTTGAATCTGCAATGTTTTTCTTTGAGAAAAACGGTCTTTGGAAAATTTGTGATAAAGGAGTCAACGATGAAGCAATTAAAGAGTTGACTAAGCGCATTAATGGTGGTTATCATGGTCTGGAAGACAGAACTGAAAAGACCAAAAAATACTACAGTTATTTGAAATAATAAATAGAGACGCAATATTAATTTATAGGAGATTACTATGTCTACATTATCTTGGCTCATTCTTTTGGCTGTTGTTGCTGTTGCTGGCTTGATTGTTTTCTTCAATCGTAAGACTGGAGCTGACGTTGATCAAGATGGTGATGTTGATTTGCAAGACGCAAAACTTGCTCTTGACAAAGCTGTTTCAGGAACAAAAGAAGTAGTAGCAGAAACCAAAGTTAGGGCAAAAGCTGTTGCCGTTGAAGTAAAAGACGTTGTTGATGCGGCAAAAGAAGTTGTAACTCAGTCTAAAGATGTTGTTGCAGCCGCTAAAGGTAAAAAGCGCACCGGTCCTAAAAAAACAAAAAAGTAAGCTGAGTTTATACCATGTCTGATACTCCCATGACAAAGATCGCGGTTCTTGAAAACAATATCAAGCAGATTGAAAAAGTTTTTGACCGTCTTGATTTAGCCATAACAAAAATTGGCGATCTTTGTGATGGGATCAATAAAGTTTTGGCTGTGCATAACGAGAAGTTGGACCATCAAGATAGAGTAAACGAAGACATCTACAGGGCTTTGGAAGTGCATAGACAAGAAACTAAAGAAAGTAATGCCGAACTACACTCTCGCATTACGACCACAACCAGAGAACTTGAGAACAAAATTGTACAATCTGAAATGAAGGTTCTTGCCGCTGTTGCTGATCTAAAGAAGGCTGTGGAAAAAGAAGAAGAGCGTACCGCGGAAAGGATTGCTCAACTTGAAAAGTCCAAGTATATTATGATTGGTATTGGTACGGCCGTAGGTTTTATCATTTCCAAAATTCTTCCTTTAGTCATGAATATGTTCTAAAAATCTATTGACTTCATGGCTCATTGGATGTAATATAGTCCCATGAGCATGTATATTGATATTAAATTCCTTCATGCGATATCCTATCGCCTAGAGAATTTCAAGAAAAAATCAAACGACCTTTGGAACTGCAGGTGTCCCATCTGCGGCGATTCCTCTCGCAAAAAGAATAAAGCGAGGGGTTACTTCTTTTTGGGTAAAGCCGATCTACAGTATAAATGCCATAATTGCGGCGTGTCAATGAGTTTTGGCAATTTTCTTAAACAATTTGATACCAATCAATATGGTCAGTTTGTTGTTGAGAAGTATGCTCATGGAAATAAAGCCGGAGCATTCTATAAACCAGAAACTAAGTCCATGGATAACGTCAAAGACCAGTTTGACTTTACGCCCAAAGTTAATAAGCCTGCCAGATTGATCGATTCGATAATGGATCGTCTTGACAGTTTACCAACAGAGAACGAAGCCGTACAATATGCAACTAGTAGACGACTACCAATCACTTCATTTGATCGCCTCTATTTCATTGATAATATCAAGCACATTGTCGGTCTTAATGAGAAGTATAGGAACTCCATACTTACTAGTGAGCCGCGCCTCGCTATTCCTTTTTTTGATCGGAGCGGCAAACTTACTGCTGTCTCTCTTCGTGCTATGCGTGGCGAGTCTCTTAGGTACATTCTAGTTAAAGTAGATGAGGATGCGCCAACTGTATTTGGTCTAGACAAAATTGATATTGAAAAAGACATATTTGTTGTGGAAGGACCTCTTGATTCCTTATTTCTAGATAATTGTATTGCTTGCGCTGGAACATCTTTTAATAAAATATCAAGTCTTCCAATTCCAAAAGACAAAGTGACGATCATATTCGATAATCAGCCAAAAAACAAAGAAGTTGTTAAGTTAATTGGTGATTATATTAAACAGAATTATAGAGTTGTTATTTGGCCAGACTCTCTTCCGGGTAAAGATATAAACGAATTAATTTTATCTGGAATGTCTACGGATGAGATCAAAAGTATTATAAATCATAATACGTTTTGTGGACTGTCGGCAACTGCCCGATTTACTATGTGGAGAAAAGTGTAATGGTAATTACTGAAATGTATGGCGTAGATGATTTTTCCTACCGTCAGGCTCAGGTACTTAAAAACAACGAGGGTTATTTCGTTGCATTATATGAGCATGGAAAATGGGTAAGAGATGTTGAGGTATATCCTCATTCTCTCCATTATGCGGAAGATGTAGCTGAAAATTGGACACTGGGAGTTATCGCAGAATGAGTGAAGTAAATCTAATTGGCATTACAAAACCATCTGCATACACAGAATGTACCACTGCAAATGAACTGGTGGCATGGGCAGCAAGAGTTTCTAATCCTTCAAATCAAAACAACACAGCAACAGCACCCAAGTTGGTTCGTTATCTTATTCAGAACCAGCATTGGTCACCTTTGGAAATTGTCCATGTTTCTATGGAAATTAAAACCACCCGCGATATCGCTCGGCAAATTCTGCGCCATCGCTCCTTTTCGTTTCAGGAATACTCTCAGCGTTACGCCGATCCAACTAAGGACCTCGGGTTCGTAACCAGAGAAGCTCGTCTGCAAGACAAGAAGAATCGACAGAATTCAATAGAACTAACGCCTGATGAAAATCGTCTCGCAGAAGAATGGAATGTAATGCAGACGCAAGCCATCAATGCATCAAAGATGGCATACAACTGGGCAATCGAACGTGGTATTGCCAAGGAACAAGCCCGTGCTGTTTTACCCGAGGGTAACACCGAGTCTGTCATGATCATGAGCGGTTCGCTTCGTTCGTGGGTTCACTACTGCCAGCTTCGTATGGACAAGGCAACACAGAAGGAACATCGTATTGTAGCGGAGCAATGTTGGTCGATCATTGGTCAGCATTTCCCAGATGTAATCAAGGCACTTGATGAAATGGCAGAGTGGGCAGAGTTCGAAAGAAAACTACCTTGACCAAAATACCTGGTACCTCGGAAAACAGGATAGTGCGATTTTTTTCTCGCCAAAAAATTGACTGGAAAAGTCGGGAAGTTAAATGAAGATATTGGTTACTGGAGCCACCGGATATATTGGTTCTCATCTTGTAAAATCTCTTGCAGAATGGGGACATTTGGTGTATGCTACAGACTATAATCTAAACCAAAATGATATAAGCAAATATGTCATGGGTGGAGATGTTTTGCCCTGGGACATAAACAATACCAATTTTATCGGAGAGTTTGACACTGTAGTACACTTGGCTGCCAAGACGATGGTGTCATTATCCATGACTAACCCTTACCTATACTACCACACAAATGTTATTGGTACACAAAACGTCATAAATGCGGCACCCTGTGAGCATTTCATTTACTGTAGCACTGGTAGTGCATTTAATCCAGGATCTAGTCCGTATGCAACTAGCAAAAGAGCCGGAGAAGACTTGGTATCGATTTTGCCGAAATATTCGATTGTAAGATTTTACAATGTTTCGGGAAATGACGGAATGCGAAAGTTTGAAGACGGTTATATGCATCTAATCAGAAAAGCGGCTGCCGTTGCAAATCGCAAATTTGAGCAATTAGAAATATTTGGAACAGATTGGGAAACTAGAGACGGAACAACAATACGAAATTATACACACGTTAAAGATATCGTCAACGCTACTGTGGCTTTAGCGGAATACGGTTCCACAAATAGTATCGAATGTTTTGGTTCACCAAACGGACACACGGTCAGAGAAGTAGTTACTGCAATGAAAGCCGTTTCCTGGGATTTTAAATGTGTTGATGCTGATCGAAGACCTGGAGAAGTTGCGATTTCTGTTGTTCCCACAAGAAGTAAGTTTTTTGCTGAAACCACAACCCTAGAAGATTTGTGCACCAGCGCATTGGAGTATGAAAAATGATTGAGACTGCCAAAATACAATATAATGAAGAAACTGATGAATATTATCTCGTCTCGGATCTTTTTGAAAAAGCTGGAATGTACCCTGGCGATGTTGTTGAGTGGATCGACAACAATGATGGAACTTGGACAATAAGGAAAAAGAATATGAACTATCAAGATGATGTAGAAGTTTTCATGTCTGCTGCCGATCAATATATCGGCGCTACTCCGCATCTGGATGAAAACAATGAAACACAGGCCAAGCTATATATTGACCTGATCGATGAAGAGTTTAAAGAACTTTGTGATGGCTTCATTCGCAGACATATTGGTGATATTGCAGACGGCGGTGCTGATCTAGTCTGGGTAGTTCAGGGACTGTTTACAACACTTGGAATTGACTTTGATCAAGTATGGAAAGAAGTAAAATCTTCAAACATGAGCAAAGTTTCCAACAATGGTAAAATTCTAAAACGAGAAGATGGCAAGATTTTAAAGCCAGATACATATTTTAAGCCAGATATTAATAAGGTACTTAAAGACCAAGGTTACGAAGGATGAAAGAGACACATCTAGGTATTGAGATTGATCTTAGTCGAGATCAATTGTTCGACAAACTCGGCATTCAGAGATTAAAAGAAAGCTACATGAGGGAAGATGAAACTTCACCTCAACATCGATTTGCATACGTTAGTCGAATGTTTGCTTCTAATGCGGAACATGCTCAACGGCTATACGATTATTCTAGCAAGCACTGGCTGTCATATTCTACGCCTATTCTCTCATTTGGTCGTTCCAAGCGAGGAATGCCTATTTCATGTTTCTTGAATTTTATTGATGATACCGCTGAAGGTCTAGTTGATAATCTTTCCGAAACGAACTGGCTGTCTATGCTTGGTGGCGGTGTTGGCATTGGCTTTGGCATTCGAGCGGCAGATGATAAGTCTACTGGCGTTATGCCTCACCTGCGCACTTACGATGCTTCTAGTATGGCTTATCGTCAGGGTCGTACAAGGCGCGGTTCTTATGCCGCATATCTAGATATCAGTCATCCTGACGTTAATCTTTTTCTAGAGATGCGCAAGCCAACTGGCGATCCGAATATGCGGGCATTGAACCTGCATCATGGCATTAATATTACAGATGACTTCATGCAGATTATTGAGCGATGCATGAAAGATCCGAATGCTGATGACAACTGGGAATTGCGTGATCCGCATAGTGGTGAATTGCGTGAAGTAGTATCTGCTAAAAAGCTGTGGCAAAAGATTTTAGAATTGCGTATGATGACGGGTGAACCTTATATTCACTTCATTGATACGTCAAATCGTGAAATGCCGCAGTTTCAGAAGGACTTGGGTTTGAAAATCCATCAGTCAAATCTTTGTTCTGAAATCATTCTTCCTACAAACAAAGAAAGAACTGCTGTTTGCTGTCTGTCCTCTGTCAACTTGGAATACTATGATGCATGGTCGAAAGATCCATTGTTCCTGAAGGACATGGCAGAAATGCTAGACAATGTTCTCCAGTATTTTATTGATAATGCACCAAAGCAAGTTTCACGGGCTGTTTATTCCGCAAAACGTGAGCGAAGCATTGGAATCGGCGCACTAGGATTTCATGCATACTTGCAGAGAAAAAATATTCCCTGGGAATCAGCAATGGCCAAGGGAACAAACATGCGTATGTTTAAGTTGATTCAGAAGAAACTGCATGATGCTAATATGGAACTTGGTAAAGAGCGCGGTGAAGCTCCCGATGCCAAAGGCACCGGACGCAGGTTCTCACATATGCAGGCAATTGCGCCCAATGCATCTTCCTCTATTATTATGGGAAATACTTCTCCTTCTATTGAGCCGTATCGTGCTAATGCGTATCGCCAAGATACTCTTTCTGGAGCACACCTCAATAAGAACAAGTATCTTGATGAGATTATTCAAAAAGAAGCCAAGGATAAGAAAGAGGGTTGGGCAGACGATGTTTGGTCGTCAATCATTGCAAACGATGGTTCTGTTCAACATCTGACTTGGATGGATCAGTGGACTAGAGATGTATTCAAAACGTCAATGGAAATCGATCAACGATGGGTAATTGATCTTGCGGCTGATCGGCAAAAGTTTATTGATCAGGCACAATCGTTGAATGTGTTCTTCCGTCCAGATGCTAACATCAAGTATCTACATGCTATTCACTATCTTGCATGGAAACAAGGACTAAAGACACTTTATTATTGCCGTTCAGAAAAGATTGGTAAAGCAGATAAAGTATCGAAAAAGATTGAACGTGAAGCTATTAAAGAAATAGACTTTAAAGCTATGATTGAAGGTGATACTTGTGTTGCGTGTGAAGGCTAGCGGAAAGATTTTTATAAGTATTGCTAGTTATCGTGATGAGTTGCTGGAGTTCACATTAAAGCAAGCGCACACGATGGCTGCAAAACCAAATCGTTTGGTTTTCGGCGTAGTCGAACAAGAAAAACAAGAACGCTCCTTAGACTTGGATAGACTCAAGTTTAAGGAGCAAATTCGTTATGTGAGAGTTGATCCAGAGCAGAGTAGAGGATGTTGTTGGGCTAGAAGTGTTGTCCAGTCTTTATATGCAGGAGAAGATTTCTATCTTCAGATAGATTCGCATACTGCATTTGATTACGGATGGGATGAACTTCTTGTAAATCACATATTAAAACTCTTGCAATATCATAAAAATCCAGTTATAACTAATTATCCTAGTATTCTGGAATTTGATGCTGATGGTAAAGCGATAAAGAAGCATTTTGATTATCAACGAAATAATATGCCAGTGATTTTGGCTCCACCACCATCAGAGCCAACGTTTCATGATCTTTCTAGTGGTTTTATCGTAGGAAGAAGTCTTTGGGTAGACACAGTTAAACCATATGTCCATGGCTTTCTTCTTAGTGCCGGCGGTTTGTTTAGTTTGGGTAGTATAGTTGAAGATGTTCCGTATGATCCACAATTAATGTTTTCTGGAGAAGAGCCGTCTTTAGCTTTGAGACTAATTACTAACGGATATAATATTCTGCATATACAGAAGATGCCACTATTTCATCTATATACTGATCACGAAAAACGAACTAGGGCATTATTTTGGGACGAAACAGAAAATGAAAACAGAACTGGATTTACACATCAGACTATAACTCATAGATCGAATGAAAGATTGCAGAAAATAGTTATTGATGAATTGCCGGGTATTTATGGCTTAGGAAGTGAATTTAGCTTAGAAGACTATAAGACACTAAGCGGAATAGATTATAAGAATAGAAAGTATACGCCATCGGATCTTTGGCGTATAGATTACAAAACCAGTATTGAACAAATACTAAAAAGACAACGAGGAAAATAACATGCCACAATACTTTGCCCAAATAGTATCTAAACCAGATTGCCCATATTGTGTGCAAGCAAAAGAGTTTATGAAAGGTATGGAAATTCAATATACCGAATTAGTATTAGGTAAAGATTGTACATGGGAAGATATTAAAGCAGAATTACCAACTGTTACGACTGTTCCGCAGATTTGGATTAATGGTGAGTATGTTGGTGGGTATGAGCAACTAGTGAATTGGGCAACGGAGGCATAATGTCAGATATTTTACAAGAGCGGTCGTATTTTAAGCCGTTTAACTATCCTTGGGCATATGATGCCTGGTTAAAACACGAACAGTCACATTGGCTTCACACAGAAGTTCCGATGATTGAGGACGTTAACGATTGGAAAAAGAGACTAACAGAAAGTGAAAAGCACTTTCTTACAAATATTTTTCGGTTCTTCACTCAAGGCGACATTGACGTAGCAGGCGGTTATGTAAAGAACTATCTGCCATATTTTCCTCAGCCAGAAATTAGAATGATGTTGATGGGCTTTGCGGCAAGGGAGGCATTACATGTTGCGGCATATTCACACCTTATTGAAACGCTTGGAATGCCAGAGACAACGTATCAAGAATTTCTTGAATACGAAGCCATGCGAGACAAGCACAACTACTTTACAGATTTGTCGAATGCGAATGGCACGAAACAGTCGGTTGCTACTAATATTGCGGCGTTCTCAGCCTTCACTGAAGGTATGCAACTGTTCTCATCCTTCATCATGCTCCTCAACTTTCCTCGTCACGGAAAGATGAAGGGTATGGGCCAGATCGTTACTTGGTCGATTGTTGATGAAACTCAACACGCCGAGTCGATGATCAAGCTGTTTAGAGAATATGTAAATCAGAATTTAGAAATTTGGAATGATGAAACCAAGTCTGCGATATATACCATAGCAGAGAAGATGGTAGAGTTGGAAGACAAGTTCATCGATCTGTCATTTAATATGGGCGTTATGGAAAATTTGACATCTGAAGATGTTAAGAAATACATACGCTATATTGCGGACCGAAGATTGATTTCTTTGGGTATGAAGGGCATTTTTAAGGTAAAACGTAATCCTTTACCCTGGGTAGAAGAGATGATTAACGCTCCTACACACACCAACTTTTTTGAAAATAGAGCAACAGATTATGCTAAAGGTGCACTAACAGGCAAATGGGATGACGTTTGGGGAGTAGCATCTTAGTGTTTCTAGACGAAAAGAAAGAAAAAGAACTTTTAGAATGTTTTTCTTGTGAGGCAGTATTTGCCGTAGACCATGAGATGGACGAAGAGGAATATGAAGTAATATATTGCCCCTTTTGTTCAGAAAAGGTCGCACAGTACGACCCAGATGATTGGTTTGAAGAATAACACCCATATTGGAGCGTAATAAATAATACACTGATTGAAAAGGTGTATTATGGCCACAAGAAAAAAGAAACCAAAAGAAAAGAAAGTACATAGAGTTTATTGTACATACTTTGATGATGGTAAATACTATATCGGATACTCATGTAAGTCTGAAAAATTGTATGAGCAATATTTCGGTAGTTCTTCTTATGTGACAAACTATACTGGCAATATGCGTAAGGAAACTGTCGCTGTGTATGATAGTAAGTCTCATGCAAAAGCATTGGAACACATTTTACAGTGGGAATATCGAAACGATCCCCGCTGTATTAATGATATGTGGAATGTCCGACTTAGATTGTCCCATCTCAAAGAATTAAAAATACCAGATTGGACTCCAGGATGTTTTTCGTAGCAATTGTTCTTCTTGCCGCACTGTCGATTACTAGTATTGCTGGCTATTTTGCCATACTTGGTCTTATGGCAATTTTCCCAGGCTCAGTCTATGCTGTTGGTGCAATGGGTGCGGTTCTAGAATTTGCAAAGTTGACCACAGCGTCCTGGATATATCGAAACTGGAAAGTAGCAAATAAACTTCTAAAAATCTATTTTACTGTGGCTGTGATTGTGTTATCATTCATCACATCCATGGGTGTTTTTGGATATCTGTCGAAGGCTCACCTTGAGCATTCGGTAACAACTGGTGACAATAGTATCCAGATTGAACGTATTGATGCTAGAATTGCCGAACAGCAAAGACGTATCGATGACGCCAATCGTGTGGTGTCTCAGTTGGATGAGAGCGTAGATACACTCATCAGGTACGAAAGGATTCGTGGTGCCGACGGTGCCATAGCGGTAAGACAGTCCCAAGAGCAAGAGCGGTCCAATCTTACGGAGATCATAACTAGGGCAACCACACAGATGGATCAACTCCTTGACGAAAAGCAGTCTCTGGAGACCGCCCAATTGTCCATAGAAGCGGAAGTTGGTCCGATCAAGTATGTAGCAGAGCTATTCTACGGCTCTGGAGACAAGTCCACCATCGACCAGGCAGTGAGGATGATGATAATTGTTCTCATTTCCGTTCTGGACCCGCTGGCTATCCTTCTGGTTATAGCGGCAAATATGTCCCTGTTGCAGTTGAAAAAAGACTTGACACCTGAGGAAGAACCTGTTACTATGGAAACAGTACCTCAGAAAGCAACTACAGTACCTATGCCCGAATTAAGGGAAGAGGTGCCTAAGAAGCGAGAGGTCGTGGTCGAAAGTGAAGCTGATGTTCTTAGTATGGAAAAACATGACCCAACAGGTAGTACACATGGTGTTCCAGCACCAGATCCGCCTAGACCGCCAAAGCTAAAAGATAAACTTATTATTGATAAATCCAATGTTAGGAGTATGAAAGATGATTGATCGTGACGAACTTAAGGCTAATCTGCGGAATCAGGATGCCAAAGTTACTTTTACCAAGGTTGACGGAACAGAACGAGTGATGCGGTGCACTCTCCGCGATGATGCTCTTCCGGTTTCTGAATCCACAACTACCACTTCCCGTTCACCGGATGTCTTGTCGGTTTGGGACTTGGACAAGAGCGCATGGCGTTCATTCCGATTTGATTCGGTTAAGGATGTAAAATTCTGTTGACATTCTCTTTGATGCGTGTTATTATGTGTTTTTGATTTAGAGGTTTATCATGTATAAATTGAAGGTCCCGCTAGAAGAAGTCAAGTTTGTAGGTAATGAGCCTACCTGGACAGATGTTCCCGAAGACAAGTACCAAAGTGAATTGGGTAAAGCCCTAAACTGGTACAGTTATATGGGAGACCGAAAGTCTTCTCGCGGGTTCCTTCAAGATTACTTTAAGGAAAATGGTACAAAAGACCAGCTACAGGTTCTGGCTTCCATTCCCGATAAATTTCTACCTTCCACATACGCAAACATGGCAAGAATGTCCATGCGTGGGTTTCCTCTTACTGAAGAACATAAAGCCAAGATTTGGCTAAAGGTTCAAGAGGAAGCCCTGCGCCGTGCTGACACTTCCGATGATACAGATGATGCGTCTGTGCCATCGGCGCCAAAAACGCCTTCTGTTCCTCTTGCCATTGATGTGGTCAAGTCTCTAGTAGATGATGAAATATTTGCCCTACTTAATGACGAGGAACCCAAGACAATTGCTTCCTTGCTTGTCGATTTTCGGGTTCTGAATAATCACCATAGCGCATGTGCAAAGAAAGTCCAAGAAATTCGAGCAGAGTTTGTTGAACTACAGGAAAATCGAAAGCGTAAAGAATCGGAACTGACCGACTGGGAACTTCAGTTGATCGAAGGTTACGCCCATATACCCACTCGCACCCTAAACAAGGTTGTCAAACTTCTAGACAGTTATGTTGACGATCTGACAAAGGCGCAAATCAAATCACAGGTCGGCAAGGTTCGCAAAAAGCGTCCTACTGACAAAAAGAAAATGGTACGCGGCTTGAAGTTTTTGCCTAAGGATGATACACTCGGTATTACCAGTGAAGATCCAACTACTCTTATAAATTGTAGTGAAGTTTGGGCATATGACACCAAAACCCGAAAATTGTCGCACTATGCTTCTCAGTATGCCGGTGGCATCTCTGTTAAGGGCGCATCTCTCATCGGGTATGATGAAAAGATGTCCACATCAAAGACTATGCGTAAGCCAGAAGAACAAATTCCGGAGTTTGCCAAGAAAAAGCGCAAAAGTGACTTGACATCCTGGTACAAAGATGTTAAAACTAAATCAAGTGGTGTTCGTCCTCGACTCACTGCAACTACAGTTATTATTAAGGTAAATTGATGAGCGATGACAAGAACAATATTCATTACTTGAGATTCAAGCCTAAAAATATTGACAAGGAATCATTGCAATATTTTTTTGAGGGTGCCACAGAGTATGCCGCGTATCAAGATGCAGAAAGTTTTTCTGCCGCATGTATGGTTGGCATTTCTAAAGCATTAGAAAAGAGACTTGGATCTATTAAAGATGACGGCTTTCACGGCGACATTGCTGTGATTGCCGTTCTTCTTGTTGGTGCATATATGCGTCAAGCAGGCGTTCTTACACCAGAAATTAAACTATTGAATGACATTCGTGATGGCTTGAAACAACAGGAACAAGATAATGATAGTGATTGACTTTAATCAGGTTGCCATCAGCAACATGATGGCAGAACTTGGCGGCAGAACCGACGTAGAAGTAAATCTTCCGTTGATTCGCCATATGATCATTAATTCCATTCGGTCTTATAAGAAGAAGTTTGGTGAAGAATTTGGTGAGATTGTTATTGCGTGTGACAATCGCCACTACTGGCGCCGCCAATACTTTCCGCACTACAAGGCAAATCGTAAGAAAAGCCGTGCCGATAGTGGCTTTGACTGGAATTCCATCTTTGAAGCACTACATCAGGTTCGTGCAGAGTTAGATGAACATTTCCCTTATCCAGTGATTGATGTTGACGGTGCAGAAGCGGATGATGTTATTGCAACCCTTGCTGAATACAGTCAGACTTCGAACACTGAAGGTCTTCTTCCTGATGCAGAGCCGTTTCTTGTCCTGTCTGGTGACCACGACTTCGAACAGTTGCAGAAGTGGAAAAATGTCAAACAATTTGCCCCTGTCCAGAAGAAGTGGGTAAAGCTGACTGAACCGCCTGAGGCTGTTCTAATGGAACACATTATTCGTGGCGATAAGGGCGATGGCGTTCCTAATATGTTTTCTGCTGATGATGTGTTCGTAACTGGCGGACGCCAGCGTCCTATAAAGAATGATAAGGTGGCTGAGTGGAAGTATCAGTTGCCAGAACAGTTTATTACTAGCGATGAGTTGTGGCGCAACTTTCAGCGCAATCGTGAACTTGTTGATCTCTCTAGGATTCCAGAAGAGATCAAGCAAAACATTATACATAGTTATGAGTCTCAAAAGACCGGCAGTAGAAGTGGACTGTTGAATTACTTTATTGCTAATCGTATGAAACAAATGATTGAACTAGTGGATGAATTCTAATATGGCAGAAAAATTACCTACATTTAAACAACTTGATGCCGCACTAAAGTGGTGTCTTGATGCAAAGAAAGATGATGAATTAATCGTAAGATTAAAGCATTGTTCCGTTTCAATTGGACCAGGAATCTTCATGCGACTTCTAGCATGGGGTGTTGGCTATGAGCAAGGTCCATATAATTTGCCTGATGGAACAACTCCGGTAAAGGACGACCAACTTCCTCAAGACATGGGCGACACAACAATCAAGCAAGAGTTTAGACGCATTCTGACTCTGCTACCAGATGGCACGGCAAAGAATGTGCAACAGTGGCGTAGAGAGGAAATCTGGATTGAGATTTGTTCTGGTTTGCAGACTGGCGAAAGAGAGCTACTTGATCTAGTTAAAGATCAAGCCCTACTTGAGACATATCCTCGTCTCACAGTTTTGGAAAAGTTTCTTACCGGATGGAAAGCACCAGAGGTTAAGAAGAAGACCACAAGAAAAAAATCTTCAGCGCAATCGGTAAATTAAATGAAGCCGTTCTTGATCTATTTGGGCATGCCAAGGGCAGGAAGCACTTGGATGTTTGGGGAATTAAAAGCCCGTGGCGACGGTGAGTTTGGTCCTTCCAAAGAACAATTCTATTTTCAAAACTTTTTGAATACCGGAAAAACACGGGAAGAGTATTGGAAGCCATACGAGATTGCCAGCATGAAGGCAGAAAATGCTTTTCTTGCGGACATGACTCCGGCTAATGGATATGCCAAATTAGAATCTTTGGTGGAATTTAATAGAGAATTGGATAAGAGAGGCTTTGTTGGCAAGCCGGTGTTGACGTTGAGAGATCCGATTGCGCAGATACTATCTCAGACACAGTTTCAAAAGTCTTTAGCCAAAAACGCATCAAACATGGAAGAGATTGGTGCATATATTTCCAGATACTATTCTGGAACGGCAACATTTAGTGAAGACAAGATTACTGCCGATGTTGTTCTGAAGGAAGGTTTGTCAGCATTCGAACCTCTAGGTATTCCCACTTGGAGAGAGATTGTCACAAACAGTCTTACTGCCTTCGGAGAAGTTTACATTCAATTCCATGAGCAAATGTTCTGTGAAGAAGAAATGCGAAAACTTCAGGAAACATATCTGGGTATAGAATACAGACCAATGAACTTCAAGAAGAAAGAGTTTAGTTTTCCTGCTCCTAATAAACTGACTAAGAAGGACCAGAAAAAGATTTTCTTGGAATATCCTAGAATGCAAGATAACTACAATTTTGCTGTTGAGGTTTGGGGTCAAGATCACATCGATTCGATATGGCAAAATCCATTATAAATACAAGCTCTGCCTATTTTAGAAAGGTTCACATGGTAAATGCCAATCCTCGAACACAAGCACCTAATAGTTCGTGCAAATCTTCGCAAGCCTCCGGTTTCGACCACGGAAATTATTCCTTGGATGGAAAATCTTGTGCGAAAAATTGGCATGAAAATAATGATGGGACCCTATGCCGCATATTCTGATATGCCAGGCAACCGAGGGCTAACGGCAGTAACTATCATAGAAACTTCACACATTGCATTGCATGTATGGGATGAAGTTGATCCAGCGTTGATGCAACTAGATGTTTATACTTGTTCTACACTAAATCCAAAAGATGTATTTGATGCATTTCAGTGTTTTTTGCCTGTAAATTTCGAATATAAATTTATAGATAGAGAACATGAATTGACATTACTGGATAGAGGTAGAATAAATGAGATTCTTTCTATTTCAACATAAGAAAGAGTTGTGGATTGTAAATAGTCCACTTAAAGTTCCAAAGCCCAGAGAACTCCTTCTCCAGAACTCAAATATAGAGATCATTAGGGAGAAGGCAGAACTTCTGGGCTTTGGTCTTTTGATAATCGATAAAGTAACTCAGAGAAAAAGAAGACAACACTCAGAAGAGACGAGACGTAAGATTTCGAACTCGCTATCGGGGAGTAATAATCCGAACTGGGGTGGACTAGCAGAAGAAACCAAAATTAAGATTAAACGTACAATGCGAGGCACAAGACGATTTGATGCAAATCCAATGTATGCAAGAAGACATACTTGGGAAACAAGAAACTTAATGTCAATAAAAGCTAGACAGAGGAGAAGGGCTTGGTGTGTTGAACCAAACGGCAAAACACACTTGGTAGATCCGTTAACTTTTATATTGCCGGCTGGCTGGCTTTGGGGAAGATTTTATGATCCATACAGACCACAATAAGCCAAGTCTTCTTGTTCTTTACTATGGAGAGTATAGAACGTTTGAAGAGTGTCTATGTACACATAACTTTTTAAACACACCTTTGTTTGATGTTGAGGTTGCATTTTCTACTTGGAATAAAACTAAGACGCATAATCATAGGATTAGGCGACCTGCGGTTACGAGAGAACTGCCATTATCGCCAGTAAGTGAGCAAAGAATAAGAGATGCATTTAAGGCAAATTTTTTTGATTTACCGCTAAGAGTGGCAATTCATGACTACGATACGCCAAAAAAATATAATCTGTTTCCTCTAATGATTTCATGGAAACTTGCTATTGATTTTGCGAAAAGTTTACCCAAACAGTACGACTATATATTCTTAACTCGTCCTGATTTGCAGTTTAATGTTGAAGCCAATTTAAAATATTTGTCCGATGATGAAATGTTAACACATTTGTTTAATATACTGCCCACTGCGCCAGACTATGAGAACACTCTACAAGATTATTATTTTTTTGGAAAGTCAAAAGAAATATATAATCAAATTGAACATTATTATACAGAATATGATAAAAACACTATTAATGAAAGACTTGGTGCGGAATGGCACTGGTGGATAAAGAACGAGTTTAAATATAAACAGGTGCATTTCGACAAGATTGTCTCAAGCAACAGCATTGAAATAAGAAGACCAAAATGATCAATAAGCAAAAAGTTCTGATATTATATAACGGAGAATACCGAACCTTTGAGTATTGCCTAAAGTCGCATTTTCCTTTTCTAGCAACAACACACTTTGATGTCTCTATTGCTTTCAGTACCTGGAATGAGACAACAACTGCTAATCCTATTTCTGGTCTGGCATTGCAACCTAATTGGGAAACATTTCCGATTGCCAAGTCTGATATACAAAAAGTTTTTCTTGACCACAATATCAATCTGCCACTTCACATTCGAATGCAGTCAAGATCCGATTTATCAAAATACGCAAAAAAATATGCAGTTGATGGCGGCAAAAAGCAATTACCTCCAATTATGGTATCTTGGAAACTCGCAATCGAATATCTACGAGAACTTGAAAAGGAACATGGCAAGTTTGACTATGTTTTCATGCTAAGACCAGATTTGTTTTTTCCTGATTCCGGTTTTACGTTTTGCCCGCAAGCTGTCAAAAATTTTATAAACAAAAATCTTATAGGTGTATATGAGAGAAGACCATTTAGAGAAAGTGGTTTCTTAACTGACGTTTTCTTTTTTGCTTCATCGGACACGATAAAGAAATACTTCGATCATCTACATACTTATTGGATAAACACCGATACATCAAAACGATATAATTGGCATGGTTGGTTAGGAGAAGCAACTCAAAAAGGAAATTTTAAGTGTGTAGAGTTTCCCGGTTTAGTTGAGTTAGACCACTTCAATGAGTATGTAAATGTTACTTGGAAAGATCAACGAACAAAAAGAATAGCACATCCACAAATAAACCGGTTTCCAGCAAATCATAACGAAACATTTGCAGATGTTAATAGAAAATGGGGCATTTGGGTAAAATGCAGAAATAGAGGATTACCTTTGGACAAATTGAGAACTCGTATAGACATAAAAAATCATTTGTTTGCATTTGATCTTGATGGAACTTTAGTTGATACAATGGACCTTCATTATGATGCTCTTAATGATGCAATTAGTTGTACGGTAGGAAAAGAATATGTTATTACTCCTGAAGAAAGACTGCAATACGAAGGTACTTCTACAAAACAAAAATTAGAAAGGTTAAGCGTAGAAAAGGGTCTGTCGAGAGAACATTTCGAAATGATTAATGCTAGAAAACAACAGTTCACAAGAGATAGGATTGAGACTGCTGTTAGCATAGATGAAAACTTACAAGCTGTATTTAAATCCATAAAATCTGGTGAAGGCAACAAAATAGTTGTTGTCACAAATTGCATTAGAAGCACAACGTTATTACTATTGGAAAAACTTGGGCTATTGGAACTTATCGATGAATACGTTTGCAACGAAGACGGACTTAAACCCAAACCTTCTCCAGACATGTATAAGTACATTATCGATAAACTAAAGTATGAGCCTAGAAAAACTATTATTTTTGAAGATAGTGATACTGGATGGCATTCAGCAATAAATACTGATGCAAATGCAATACGAGTTAAAAGCCCGAAAGATATTACCGAAACATTAATATTTAAATATATTGCTGGCTTTTTACCTATAAATCAAGAACTATTAATAACCCGAGCAGAAGATTTGACTAGAGTATGAATATATTAATTCCCATGTCTGGCTTAGGAAGCAGGTTTGCTCAAGCTGGATACTCTGATCCTAAACCGCTTATACCGATATTCGGTAAGCGTATGATTGAGGTTGTCATTGACAACTTGGGAATAGCTGGGAACTATATTTTTATCGTCCAAAAGAGTCACCTGGAAAAATATGATTTAAAAAATATCTTGACTTCTGCCGCTCCAGGGTGTACTATTATAGATATTGATTACATGACAGAAGGTGCGGCATGTACCACACTTCTGGCAGCCGACTACATTGACAACGATCAGCCTTTGTTGATAGCAAACTCAGATCAATATGTTGAGGGTAGCGTCAAAGACTTTATCGATAGTAGTCATTGGTATGATGGAAACATCATGACGTTTAAGGCAACTGAAACTAAATGGAGTTATGCGAAGACTAATGAGGATGGATTAGTAGTTCAAGTTGCCGAAAAGAATCCTATCAGTGATAATGCTACAGTTGGCATCTATTACTGGCAAAGAGGCAGTGACTACGTTAAGTATGCTAGGCAGATGATTGCCAAAGATGTACGAGTTAACAATGAGTTTTATGTTTGCCCTGTATTCAACGAAGCCATTGCTGATAATTTTAGGATTGGCACATATGAGATTGCGAGAATGTGGGGATTGGGTACACCAGAAGATTTGAGGCATTTTAACGATGAAAATCATAGCGCACCGTGGTCTTCTTGACGGACCCGATATTGACAGGGAAAATTCGCCAAATCAAATTAATGAGGCATTGAGTTTAGGCTTTGATGTTGAAGTTGATTTGTGGAAAGTTGCAGATCGGTTTTATTTGGGTCACGATGGTCCAGATTATCCTATCGACTCAACATTTCTGAATAACGATAAACTCTGGATTCATACCAAAAATTTAGCCGCACTTGAGTGGCTGTCAAAACGAAATCGTCCATATAATTTTTTCTGGCATAACGTTGACGAATATGTTATAACAAGTCGAAATTATATTTGGACAGTAGATCAGGAAAATTATACCGATAACACTGTGATTGTCATTCCAGACTATCCTAATGGCAAGACATATAACTGTTATGCAATTTGTTGTGATTATGGTAGAAAAGTTCTTGACAACCGTTATAAATCTTGATAAAGTATAAGACTAAGCCGGTTTAGTATAATGGTAATACAGTGGATTTGTAATCCTCTGATGGGAGTTCGATTCTCTCAACCGGCACCATTTTTCCGCGATAGCTCAGTCGGTAGAGCAAGTGACTGTTAATCACTGGGTCCCTGGTTCGAGCCCAGGTCGTGGAGCCAGATAAATCTCTGGAAGAATCCGCCGGTACCGGTAAGGATTCAAGGCACAAATTGTGGGGGTCTTTTCAATATCGCACCTCCCTTGCTTAGCCAGAGTCCGACATGCCTTTTTCCGTTTGGGCGCATGTCGGCTAGCACAAGCGGATATGACTCTGGTTGCCCGTCGATCAGAGCGAGATGAATGTCTTCTGGAAGCCGGAGGGCATAGGGCGGGCCATATTACATAGTGAGATCATATGCACGACTATTTAATTGTTGGCGCCGGCTTTTTCGGCGCCACATTCGCAAGAGTGATGACAGACGCAGGAAAATCTTGCTTGGTCATTGATAGGCGAACCCATATAGGAGGAAACGCATACACCGAAAACAAAAATGGTGTAGACGTTCATGTTTATGGACCGCATATGTTTCACACAAACAGCGAAAAGATTTGGAATTTTGTAAATAAATTTTCAGATTTTTTGCCGTATGAACACAAGTTAAAGGCATACGGAACAGATGGCATTCTATATTCAATGCCATTTACTATGCACACCTTTGAAGAGGTTTGGGGAATAACAGACCCAGATGAGGCAAGAGCAAAGATTGAGTCACAAAGACCAAATCTTGGCAGAAAGCCTAAAAATTTGGAAGAACAAGCCATTCAGATGGTAGGCACAGAAATATATGAACTGCTAATCAAGGAATATACTAGAAAGCAGTGGAATGCTGATCCTAAAGATTTACCAGCATCTATAATTCGCAGACTTCCTCTGCGGTTCGATTGGAATGATAACTATTTTGGTGATGATCATAAGTTTATGGGTATACCCAAATTTGGATATACAAAACTTTTCGAAAAGATGCTAGAAGGTATTGACATTCAACTTGGAATAGAATACAATGTTAGTTCTATTGAGCCAAAAGCAAAGAAAATTGTGTTTTCTGGTGGTATAGATCAATTCTTTAATTATTGTTATGGTGAACTAGAATACCGCAGCCTTAGATTTGAACACGAAGATCATGATGTGGATGAGTATCAAGACCGAGCGATAGTAAATTATTGCTCAGACGATCATCCGTATACTAGAGTTATGGAACATAAGTGGTTCACAGGCGCCAAGACAAAAGGAACTTTAATAACTAAAGAGTATCCTCAAGATTGGAAACGCGGAGTAGATCCTTATTACCCTATAAATAATGATAGAAACAAAGAGTTGTATAGAAAGTATGCAGAACTTGCCAAACAGCATCCAAATATAATTTTTGGTGGGAGACTAGGTGAGTATCAGTATTATGATATGCATCAGGTTATAGGTAGTGCTTTGAGCAAAGCTAACAAAGAAATTGAGGATCATGTTTATACACAATAATGGCAAAGTTCATGTTGTCTGTGCTTTACGGTGTGGACATACGTCTATGAAAAGTCATTTTGGTATTACAGATCATAAACCTAAAAGTGATGATTGGATAGATTGGATTCAGTCTAAGACAAGACGAGTTTTAGTTTTAAGAAATCCTTTAGACAGGTGGATGTCTGCTGAAGTGTTTCGAAACGTAGACTGGGAAGCTAAAGGTTGGGCAGATATATTTGCCGATAGAAAATTTATGGATAAAGAACTTTTTATTCATAAGCACAGGGAAGCCTTTCTATTTAATATACCTAAGGATTTAGATTTTGAAATTATTCCGTTTGAGAACTTGAATGAATATTTGCAGGTAGCAAAAGCAACTCAAGTCACAAACAGTAGCAACGTCACAGAAGACCAGGTTCCTATGGATCCTAAAATACGGACAGAACTAACACAGTATCGGTATTTCAGAGAAAATTGCAGTGTTATTAGTCCAAAAGAATGGAAAGAGTTGACACAGAGTTAAGATTGCCCTAGTGGTGGAATTGGTAGACACGCTTGCCTTAGGAGCAAGTTCGAGAGAGTGGGGGTTCGAGTCCCTCCTGGGGCACCAAAGTATATAAATAGTGGTAAGAGATTAAGCAAAACCTCTATGGAGAATAAAAATGTCGCATGTTTGCAAATACACAATTAATCCCGATGCGCAATTGAACCTTAGCGTAGAAGATTTGAAAGTTAAGATTGAGACTCTACGCAGTCAATCTGGTTTTCTAGGCTGGTGTCCGGCAGATCCCACAACCACATATATTCTTTGGGAAACCGAAGCGCAATGTGTTGCTTGGATTGCCTCGGATAATGCCACGAATATTCTAGAAGTTACACACTTTGATTTGATGTCTCAGACAGAAGTTACTGTCAACGACTTTTATACCCTACAGGGTAATGATTGTCCACCTTGGATGATGACTAGATGGATGCAGATGTTTCCTCCTGCCGTTCCTCCAGTTCCACCTACCGAGTAACGGGGAGTAGCACAGCCTGGTAGTGCACCTGCTTTGGGAGCAGGGGGTCGGAGGTTCGAATCCTCTCTCCCCGACCATATTATGATTTAGGATGATATTACATGTTGAAGTTTGAGCCTGTTCCCAAAGAATACCACGAAAGCATTCTGGGCTCCAACTTCAACGAGAAATTCTCTGCGGAAATGTCGGCTTACTATCAGCCGTTTCTTTCCAAAAATCGTAAAATTCAGTTAGCGAAAGAGACTTGGGAATATGCAGTCTCAGACAGTATTCCCGGTGGCATGTGGGTTGGCGCAGGACATGGTATTGTTGACGTTCGAACTCCAACTTGTGATATTGATGTTAAGGGATTGAGTGTTGGAGATATCTTCCTCAAAGGCTTAACAACAGAAGCCAGCTTTCTACAAAACAATAAACGTGAGAGTGATTTTGTGGCAACACATTTTCACAACAAAAATAATGAAAACATAAAAGATATGTTTGTCGATGTTTGGAAAGAAAAGATTTCAAAGACAAACAATCTACATCTATTTGCGGCAATCAGAGAAAAGAACCGAGACAATGTACACTATTGTCTACTTAAGGTCATTCCGTCTGATCTTACCGAAGAGCAATTTTATTCCGAGATAGTTTACGATAATAGAGCCGCATATCTACCTCTAATAGATAGTAGATATGGAAAGACATGTTTGTATCTTCCCAAAAGAAGAATGGAAATTAGACTTGACACCGTAGGACTAAAAGAGTATATTGTATATTCACACAGCTATATTAACCCCAATGAACAATTAAATTTTTGATTATGTTTGATGAAGCCAGAAGTGCAATCAGTAACTCATCCTTAGATTCTACCGTCTATATTGGCGCAGACTCAATTCGTCTCAAAAACAAGAAGGGCGAATGGGTTGCAAGATATTCTGTTGTTATCATTCTGCATAAAGCCAGCAAACATGGTTGCAAAATTTTCCAACAAAAGTATGAAGAGCGTGACTTTGGAAATCTTAGACAGCGACTAATATCTGAGGCTGGATATGCAATTCAGGCGGCACTAGAAGTCATTGATGCCATAGGTGAAAGAAAGTTTGAAATACATCTTGACATCAATCCTAATCCGGTGTATAAAAGTAATAGCGCAGTGAAAGAAGCCCTAGGATACGTTAGAGGTATGACTGGAGTCGAAGCTAAAATTAAACCATTTGCTTTTGCCGCAACGAATGCGGCAGATCACATCGTTAGAAATCCCGGGGATTACATGTAATGAAAGAACTAAAAGATTATGTTAGGTTGTTTGAAGATGTTGTGCCTAAAAAGATATGCGAGAATGTAATTACAGCATTCAACTCGGCACCTAAAGATGCCGACGCTATTCAAAAGCACGAAACTGAAAATTACAAGTTTGATCAGTGGGATTTAAATCAAACCGGATTTGCTGAACTTGCCACAGCATTTGTTCACGCATCTTATCCGAAACTTCATCAGTATGTTAGTGATCTTGGTCTACAGAACTTTCTGCCTATTACCGGAGGCTTTGAACATACCAGAGTGAAGAAGTATTATAAAAATAGTGATTATAGATTTGATCCTCATGTTGATGTTGTAGATAGAAACACATGTCATAGAGCATTAGTTTTTATGGCATATCTAAACGACAACAACGGAGTAACTGAATTTCCTACGCTAGATTTACAGTTTACACCAAAAGCTGGCGATCTTCTGGTTTTTCCTCCTCTTTGGATGTTTCCACATGGAGGCAAGAATCCAACAGACAATGATAAGTATATCATGATGTCGAGCGTACATTATCTTTAAGGGGCTATAGCTCAGATGGGAGAGCGACGGCTTTGCAAGCCGTAGGTCCGGGGTTCGATCCCCCGTGGCTCCACCAAATTTTTGTTGGGTCAGTGGTATAATGGTATTATAACGGTCTCCAAAACCGTAGATTGAGGTTCGATTCCTTGCTGGCCTGCCAAATCATGCGAGTGTGGCGGAATGGTATACGCAACGGGCTTAAAACCTGTCGGACATTGTCCATGTGGGTTCGAGTCCCACCACTCGCACCAAATTGAGTAATGCATATGTTGTTACATTATAATCTTCCGGTTTATCACATTATAAAGAATGAAATACCTGATATTGATCAGAGAAGTCTTCTGGACTTTGGCTGCAATCATGGAATATTCTTAGAGAGTTCCCGAGGATCTTTTCCTCAAGAGAATTATACGGGTATTGATATTTGTGAAGATGCCATTCTCATGGGAAGAAAGATGTTCCCGAATGCCAACTTCATTCACTATGATGGGTTTAATCCGGAGTACAATCCAGGTGGAAAGGAATCTCTTCCAGTTTTGGACAAAAAGTATGATCTAATTGTAGCGCATAGCGTCTTTACGCATACATCCAAAGAAGAGATGTTGGAAATAGTAGACTGGCTGTATAGTCACCTTTCTGAAAACGGAAAGATGCTCATTACCTGGAGCGGATACGGAAAAAAGAACGATGTCTTTGTTGGACCAAATGCATTTCTGAGATTTTTTCCGGAACACCGAGACATGGACTATTGCTACATTTACCAGCTTGATGATAACGGTAAAACCAAGTCTTTGATATCCCAAGAGTATCTTACTGAAAATGTTCGTTCCTTTTGGGTATACTATAACATAAATTATTTTCAAAAACTGCTTGACCAATACGAAAAAACGTGTATAATAGCAGAAGATTGGAAGCAAGACATAACGATTATTTCGCGGGATTAGCTCAGTGGTAGAGCGCCTCGTTTACACCGAGGATGTCGGGAGTTCGACCCTCTCATCCCGCACCATGGTCCCTTAGTTTAGTGGTAAAACACCCGCCTTATACGCGGCATCGTCTCCAGATTAGAGAGCGTCACAGGTTCGAATCCTGTAGGGACTACCAAATAAGTCGGTGCACCGTTCGTCTAGCGGTTAGGACGCTGCCCTTTCACGGCGGAAACAGGGGTTCGATTCCCCTATGGTGTACCAGTTTTATGATGTAATGCATGGGTGGGTGAGTGGTTAATACCAGCAGACTGTAAATCTGCCGCTTTACGGCTACGCTAGTTCGAATCTAGCCCCATGCACCAATTTGAAAGACTTTGTGATGGCAACGAAATTTAATCCAGACGTATATAAATCAGATGAGATTATTCTTAATACCATTTACCCGTATGCGGGATATACCAAGAAAGACTTACCTACACTATTGAAGGCTGTTCGACAGGGAGATTTGGCTGTTGAATCTATCTTAGAGAATGCGATTGCGAAATGTGGCAATCTTATTCGATGTGATCATGACGGTATGGACTTCACTGATGGTAGTGATGCGAAGAAGGCAAAGGTTTCAAATCAGGGTACCATAGCTAAAAGGGACTTGGCGGCCGATATTATCACTAAAAATAAGACTGGCATTCTTCGATGTCTTGTGGTAGATCCAATTACCGAAACTATTCACTTCTTTAAAGTCCCACCTGAATTCTATAACAATGGCTCAAAGTCTTGGAAGACCAAGATCCGAATTCAGTTTAATAATGATGGCGGTAAGCCAGATGTGAAATCTGGCTCTATTGGAGAACAGATTTGGTCATACGAGGTATTCTCATTTGAGGAACTGTGTTGCTAAAGGAAAGGAAGCAAGATGTTAGAATGTTTAATTATGGGCGATAGTATTGCCGTCGGTACTAAGATGTTTGCGCCAACAGAATGCGTTTCATATTCTGTGGGTGGCTGGAATACATGGCAATGGAACAAGAAGTGGGGCAACACTCCGCTTGAAGCAAAGACGATTGTTATCAGTCTAGGCACCAATGATCATCCAGGTGTTAACACAGAAAAAGAGTTGATGCGCATTCGCACCCGGATCAAGATGGGAAACGTCATTTGGATTATGCCTCCCTGCAATAAGAAGTTTTGTAAGTTGAAGGTTAATGAGACTGTGAGATATGTTGCCCTAAAGTATGGAGATACAGTCATTTCCACGAACTATCTGTCAGGAGACGGTATTCATCCGAGCTGGCGTGGTTACAAGGATCTAGTGGCAAAGGCAGGGCTTAGGGTAAAACCTATTGACATCAAGTACCAGATGTAGTATTATGCTCATAATGATTTCGGACACTTAGCTCAGTAGGCAGAGCAACGGGCTTTTAACCTGTAGGTCCTGGGTTCGAGCCCCAGAGTGTCCACCAATCTTTTGGGTAATGTATCAATTTTAATTTTATGCGCTTTTTAACACGAAAACTTGTCAAGCCTGAAGACCTAAATGCCAATAATACATTGTTTGGTGGTAGGCTGATGCAATGGGTTGATGAAGAGGC